TCTTTTAATAAATCTTTAATTTCCATTTTTTCCTCCTTTTAAATTAGGGTAGAGAGATTAATCTTCTCCCAATTCTTCTTCATTTTTAAATCTTTCTTCTATTTGGTCTAATGTATAATCAGGTCTAAAACTTCTATCTGTTTTAGAATCTAATTCCTTCATTTTACCCCATAGTTCAGGAAATTCTTTATACACTACTTTTAATTCTTTCAAAGATTTTAAAGGACATAAATAACAACTAAGTCTATCAAATTTTTCGTATAATCCTCCCCAATCAAACCCCTTTTTATAACAATACTCCAAAGCATCCCACTCTGTCATCTCCCATTGAACTAAAGGATAATAAACATGATAAGTATCCTTCATTCTTTCTTTTTCATCGTAAGCTATACCTATATATTGAACTATTTTTCTATCCTTATATTTTGATAAATATTGCTTTAGAACTTTTATTTTTAAATGGTATGTACACCATCTATTATTAAAATCACTCCAAGAATATCCTTTTTTACCTTTATTATTTCCAATAGTTCTTTCATGTTCTAACATATAGTATTCCCAAGACTTATCAGATTTTAATATAGTAATAGGTCTTTCTATATACTTTTCTACTTTTTTAATGTGTTCATACATTTGAGGAAATTCTTTCCCTGTATCTAAGAATATAATTTCATCAATTTGATAACCAAGTTCTAACATTTTTAAAAGCATACAAGTACTATCTTTTCCCCCCCCCACTAAATGATACAACATAATATGGTTTTCCTTTCATTTCATCACTTCCTTATTTATAATGTTATATAATTTATTTTATCATAATTCGAATTATTTGTCAAGTAAAAAAGTCGGAACAAATCCGACTTTTATTTTCTACTATCAATTATCAAATTACTATCTGCTACTTGAAATATGGACAAATATATCCAAACTCAAGAATTTTACTGTTTCAACCTGTATACTTTCGCCTAAGCTACTAATAGTTCCTTGTACAGTCCACAGTCGTAAATTCCCGACTAGCCATCGGTACATATATACAATCGCTTTTATTATGCTATCTTGTATATTTGATTATCCCTTAAATTTATAGAAGCATTTAAATCTCTATCTATTTCTAAGCCACATTCCTCACACTTGTAAATTCTATCTGAAAGTTTTAAATCTTTCTTTACAGAGCCACATTGGCTACAAGTTTTACTACTTGCATAAAATCTATTAGATAATCTTACTTCAATATTATTTTGATGACATTTATTTATTAACTTAATTCTAAATTCATAAAATTTTTGTTTAGATATAGCTTTAGATAAATGTCTATTTTTCATCATTCCTGATATATTTAAATCTTCAATATTAATAAATTTTGGTTTGGTTTTTACCAACTCACTAACAATCTTATTTATATAATCAGTTCTGATATTTGTCAATCTCATATGAAGTCTTTGTACCTTTAGCATTTGTTTTTGAATATTCTGCCTAGTAACATTTCCTTCTTTTTCTTTATTCTTATTTTTTAAACTTTCATATTTCCTTGAAAGTTTTCTTTGTTGTCTTTTTAAAGACTTTTCTAATTTCTTTATTTTATTTGTTTTGTTTATATTTTTATAAACTCTACCATCTGATATAGTAGCAAATTCTTTTAATCCTAAATCTATACCAATACCCTCTGTAAAATCATCTATATCACTATTTGAGTTTAATTCTTCATCAGCTAATATAGAAACAAAATATCTATCACACTTCTTTGTTATAGTTCCACTTTTTATTACAGAGTTTAATGGGATATACCCATATTCATTTAGCCTTATAAATCCTAATGTAGGTATTTTCAACCTATGTCTTTCTAAAGTAAAATCAGTTTTGTTATTTTTAGGCAGATAAACGCCTACATTAGATTTGTTTTTCCTTTTAAATCTAGGGAATCCACTTTCTTTCTTAAAGAACTTTTTAAATGCTTTTTCTCCGTTCATAATTGACTGTTTAACTGCCTTAGATGATACTTCTTTTACCCAAGAATAATTTAAATTATTAGGTATAAAATCATTATTAAACCATTTAGAAAACTCCATTCCAGAAATAAATTTACCACCATTTTTATAATTTTCTTGATTATGGGCTATATAGAAATTATATATAAATCTACATACACCAATAGTTTTATTTATTTTTTCTATTTGCTCTTTATTTGGATTTATTTCTATTTTATAAGTTTTTAACAATATTAACACCTCCCTTCGTAATTCTATAATCGTTAAACTTTAACAAATTTAACGATTATTGTTGCCAACCTCCTTATCAATCCATTGTTTCCAAATTCTATCCGAATATCCTTTATGATATTCTTTATGAATAGAGAGAACAGCTATAGCTCTTAATCTCTTATTTTTAATTGGAAAATAATGGCATAGTTTATAAAACCCTATCTCAAGATATTCTTCAGGAATAGGTTTTATTTTTGACACCTCCTCACTTAAAACATCTTGACAATAATTATTATAGATAGTTTCATAAGAAGTTCCGTATCCCTTATTAACTGTTTTTGTATGAATTTCTTGATTTAGCCTTAAAAAATTTAAAACTAACCATTTATCTTCATCACGAACTTCTTTATCTGAATCATATTGAACGCCATAACCTCTCATATCTCTTATATGTTGAGATAATTTATATTTCTGTATTAAACTTTGTATTGTTCTCATATTATTCTCCTTTCATCCAATTAGGAATATCTCTAATACCCCAATCCATTCTCATTTGACCTTGTTTAGATTTATAATAATTTCTATAATATTTAACAGTATCTACAATATTAGTTCTTCTAACTTCATCTGTAACAGAATTAAACATTCCTGTAAAGTTATTGTTAGAATAATTAGGTTTAACTAAAGATTTAACAACGTCATATGATTTATGATTATTGGTATGATTAAATCTAATTTTATATTCCTCATTTAATTCTGTTACTAAATCAAATAATAAATCCCAGTTTCCACCACTCTCAAATAACCATTTAGCACATGGGTGGTTTTTATGAGTAGTCTTATAAGGACTGACACCGCCCATTTCATTTACAACTGTACACATTAATTGTGTTAACTCAAGTATTATTTTTGACAAATGAGCATTGCAATAGCTCTGTGCATTTCTCTTTAAATCTGTGTCCAAAATAAATATATTCATATATAATCCTCCTATAACTTATTTACAAGAGGATTATATCATATTTAAAAGAAGTTGTCAATCATTAATTCAGAATTTTTTATTAAAGCTAAAATAGTTTTGTTTCTGATGTCATCATTTATTGTACATGAACTAGCCTTCATGTGTCCGCCTCCATTTAATCCTATCTGCTCTCCTATCTCCTTAGCTATCTCTCCTAAATGTATTCCATCTTTAACCCCTCTCAAGCTAATTCCTGTCTTGAAATTTATCATAGCTATGAAATCTATATCATCATTCATAGTGCATAAATCATTTCCTAACTCTGATGTAAATTTATCATTGAAAATAACTCCAATAACATAATCTTTCCACTTTATTCTCTTCATATATTTATTTGCTGACTCTAAATGTCTTTCATATTCTTCTTGTCTTATTTGAAGCATAAATTCTACTTTGTTATCCACCATATAACACTTATTTCCATCATAGAATTGTTGCCATAGGTCGTCTGAAAATCTTTCTCTTCCTATTAAGTAGAATATATCACTCATAGTTTTAGCAAATAAATCATTATTTTCTTTAAACTTATAAACATCATAATTATCTATATGAGTTACTACATCATCTATAAATTTATATTGTCCTAATATTCCTAAGTGTTTAGCAACTAAGTATGTAGCAGAACGAATTTCTCCATCCTCTTCTCCCTTTCTTATACACCATACGTAATTATCTAAGTGTTTAGTTCCTTCATTTATATGATGGTCTATTAGTTTAAATTTATGCCAATATGATTGTTCTATCCAATTACACATATTCTCACTAATAGAAATATCTGTAATATAAACTTTATCATAATATTCTACAGCTCCTGACTTTAAAAAATTATATAAAGTCACATTAACATCATTGTAGTTGACATATTGAATCTCAACCTCGTCATCTTTGTGTGATAATTCTATTAGGAATCCACATCCTAATCCATCTAAATCTGCTCCATGCGTAAATACTTTAATTTTCATTATAGTTTCCTCCTAATTTATTCTTTATTGTTTTTAATTCTATCGAAATACTAGCATCTGATAAATGTAAAGTTTTACCTATCTGTCTATTTGAAAATCCTAAACAATGTAATTTCAATATATGATATTGTCTATTAGATAGTAAAGAACGAGCTACATGGTATCTATCTATAATATCGTAGTTTATAGATATTTTATCTTTTACATATTCAAATATATTAACATAATCATTTCTACCATTGTTTGTTTTTACATAATTAGAATTTACAGGTACTATATTACTTTTTAAATCCAAATATTCGGGTATTCTTATTAAATGTTGATATCTTTTTTTCCTAAATAATGTTTTCAAAATAGATGCTCTACAGTATACAAAAAACGAAGATTTGTTCTTATTGTATTTTCTTATAGATTTTATAATAGATATTCTTAATTCTTGTTTTAAATCTTCATAATAATTACATTCCTCGTATTTTTTTAAGAAAAAAACAATATGCTTTTCATATTTGTTAATTATAGTTTCCTCTATAAATCTATCTTCATTTTCTCCAAATTTACCATACATTTCAACCAAAGATTGTACTTCATCATTAATCATGATAACCACAAACCTTTCAACTTTTTAGTTATTTTATTCATCTTTTGCCTAACTAATTCGTGAGAAACATTATACATATTTCCTATCTCTCTTAAAGTATATCCTTTTAAATACCAAGATGCTAATCTTTTTTCTTCATAATTTAATTTTATATCCATAGTAAGAAGATTATAGTTAAAACGCTTATTTGTAGTAAAGCTATGTTTTAAATTTTCTTCATCATCATTTTCATAAGAAAATGTTTTTACCTTATATCCATCAGTTCTCCAAATAGGTATCTTAATAAGTCTATTTGATTTTATAAACCTATCTAATTCATTTTTATAAGCTTTTTCCAAATAAGGAAATATACCTTTATCATTATCTCTATATTTTTCTATACATTTTAATGTGACAATTCTTAAATTTTGTAAAAAGTCTTCTCTATCTTTTACAACGTTATATTTAATACAAAACTTTAACATATATAATTCAAAGTCTTGAACTTCCATTATTCCACCTTCTTTCCGTCTATGATTAATTTAGTTATAATAGGATTATTTGTTTGCTCTTTCTTTGCTAAACCCGTATTATACTTATAAATACTTTTGAGCCATTTATCACAATTATCATAGGTATTAAACCATATAATTCCTTTATATATCACTCCTGAATGTGATTCTTTGTTTGTTGTTATCATTATAAAACACCTTCCTTAATTAGTTCTGTTCTTCTTTGTATAAATTTTTCTCTAGTTGTTGCACCTTTAATACTGTTCCAAAATACTTTATAAACCAACCATTCTATATCATTTGTTTCAGAATAGTAAGAATAATATTTATTGAGCCAATCAAAATGAAATCTAAACTTACTCATGTATATTAGATATGTAATATATACACAATCATCTTCATTATTTACATCTATTTTCCTACCCAGTTGTTCTTCAATATAAGATTCTAATATACCCACTTGTTTAACATAGTAAGTAGCTGTTGCCATTTCATATTGAAAAACACCTTTAGCAACGCGATTCTTATAATTATCCCTACCATATCTGCTCTCAACTTGAGCTGTAAGTTTTAATAATTCCTTTAAATCAACTCGAAAATATTCTCCTTTTAATTTTATGTCTTGATATTGATTTACTATTGTGAATAACTTATCAATATCTTTGTTTATGCTTTCAACCGATTTTCCAAAAGCTAAACTACTTATAATAAGTAGTAGCATTATAATTTTTTTCATATTTACCACCTCAAAATTATTATATCATAATACTACTACTTTGTCAATACTATTCTTTTTTCTTCTTTATTTTTCTTTTATCTAGAAGTTGAACCAATCCATTTTCTAAAGCTGTATGTAATTCACTAAATGTAACTATTGCCATACATCTATATATAGGAGAAGATGCTAATGATAGTTTATAATATTGTTTCTTTTTTAATTCTATAACTTCATAAATTAACCAATCTACTCCATCGGCTAGAGTTCCTACTTTTGATAGAGTTCTAAATACTTGTCCTTGTTGTAGTTTAGTCATAAGAAACCTCCTTCTTATCATCTCTTACTCTTATTAGGCGTGGATGGCGAAGACTATAATTGCCATCTTTATCTTGAGTTTCTTCCATATATTGTACTTCAACTATTTTTCCTATAATTTTATCTTTATCTTCCCACATCTCTTTTCTAAAAGAATCACTTAGTCCACTTCCAACTTTTACTTCATATCCTAAATATTCTACAACTAAAGCACCTAGCATACCTTTATATTTACCTGTTCCCTCTTCCACTCCTATAACAAGTAAATCTACATCATTTTGTTGTTTAAATTTTATGATAGAAGCATTTCTTTTTCCAACTTCATAATAAGCATCTAGTTTATTGGCAATTAATCCTTCATTACCTTGTTTTATTACTTCGTCTAAGTATTCAAATAAAGAACTATCTATTTTACTTTTTCTTAAAACTTTTGTAATCTTTTGATACTTATTTTGAGGTAAATTATCTAAATACTCTCTTCTCTCCGAATATTTTAAAGAAGATTTACCTTTATTGTAATCCTCTAAAGAAATTACATCATATATTTCGTAAACCAATAAATCTTTATTCTTTTCTCCTTTAGTTCTAACTATTTCAGATGTTTTCTTAAACCTATCAGCAGATTTTAAAGTATCATCAAAATATAGTAACTCACCATCATAAAGCATATTCTTATCTAATTCTAACTCATTTAAGAAATCTTCCAATCCTTCATATTCCAATCCATTTCTAGAATATGCAGTTTTGTTACCATATTCATCAACTCTCACTAAAGCTTTGAAACCATCTAATTTCATAGTGATAGAGTATTCTTCATCTTTATCTATTTTATCTATCAAATCATTGATATTTTTAGCTTTCATACATTCATAAAACTCAATAAAACTATACCCAAAAGATTTGTTGATATTTTTATAATCCATTCCTATACTTAGATTTTGAGTTATTATACTTTCAACTAATTCTCTTTCTTCTCCATTAAATTTCATAAGATATGTCTGACAACTTAAAATGTCTTTATCTTTTCCTGTACAATCTTTAGAAATAAAATTTAAGAAGTCTAAATCATCTAGTCCAAACTCCTTGTCTATTTCTCCCACTTCTTTCTCTAATTTTTTCTTAGCAATTTTAGTCGAAATACGGGGATTGTAAACTATATTTAGTATACATTTTAGCATTTCATTGTCCTTGTGTTGTGACAAAATACTAATTTTATCGTTAGTTCCAGACGTGTTTTTAATCTCCTTTAAAATTCTTAGTGCTTGTTTCATTATTTTTCCTCCCTTAAAAAATTACTTAAAATATCTGAATATTCTTTTCCTCTTGTAGTATCATTTAATTCTTCTATATCGAACTTAGGAATAATAGTTCTAATTACTATTTTTGTATTTATTAATTCAATTAAGCAAACACTACCTCTATCTTCTATTATTTTGAATTTTTTAGATAAAAACTCTTCAGAATATTTATATTTTTCACTACCTCTTATGGAATACTCTCTATCTTTATCTATTAAATATTTATGCCATTCTTTAGGAGTATTTTCTTTAGTAGCTAAAGTAAAATTTTCTAATATCCAACAAGTATCTTGTTCTCCCTCTTCCCATATTACACTTTTTATGACAGTTCCAGCAAACGTCTCTTCATCATCTCCAATCCAGTCATATCTTATAATAATACCTTTATCCTTACTTATCAAAATTTCATCTTTTTTAAACATAATGCCTCCTAACATAATTTATCTTCAACTTCATTAAAATATCCTGTTTCTCATAGTTCCATAACTTATTCCTCCTTATTTTGATACAATTATTATATCATATCTATTTATTCTTGTCAACAAATTTTTCCTTTAAAGCTAATAAAAATATCATAATCTTTAATACTATTGTTGTTCTTCTTATTCTTTTAATTTTATAGCTATAAAATAGTTGTTCTATCTTTGACGTTAAATAATTTATTATTTGTATTTTCATTGTTTTACCTCTTAATAAATAAGCTACCAAAGAACATTAAACCAAAAATTACAGCAAGAGCAAAAGTTGCATTTAAATAATAAGATAATTTAGTCATCTCAACTTCACTATCTTCTAATTTTTTATTTAACATTTTTAGTTGACGTTCGTATCTATCTTTTTCATCAACTTCCATTTTTTGATTCATAGCATTATTATATTCCCTGTATAGATAATTATATCGACTATATAAAGTTTGATATTCACTTTGGAGATTAACATGTTTCCTAAATAATTTTATATAATCCTCACTTTGACTGTTATTCTCTCCTATACTTAATTTTACACCCGATTTCTTTAACATATTTCTAGCATTGATTATTTCTCCATCTGAAGCCCCGTCTCCCATCAGCATATTTAACAATTTTTCTTCTTTAGTCATCATATCACATCCTTTTTTCAATTTATGTCAATAACATTATACCATATTGTTTGATAAAAGTCAATAAAAAAAGAGAGTAATTTCTTACTCTCCTAATCAATATTTATTCAAAATCATCTATAACACCAAAACATTGTAAAAATCTATAAGCATATGTGTTTATTGTTATTCCTTCTTTTGCATAGTCTTGATATCTACCTATAGCTATTTGTCCAATATGACTACATTTTCTTACTAAAAATGGATTTAATATAAATCTTGTAGTAAATTTATTATTATCTTTAGTTCTAAGAGTTTTATCTACTCTAATTAAATCATGTGTTTCACAGAATTTCTTGAATTTTGTTTGTGTATTAGTGTTTGTTATCTTCAATACTTCGTATATCTCTCCCCAAGTTCTAAATGGTGTTTTGTGATTCTTCATCAAAATATTTGTATATGTATTAGCAAATTCAACCATCCTCGAACTATAAGCATATAGTACAGTATCAACATAAGATAACCTTAGATAATCTAGTGTTATGTAATGACCTAATATATGTATTTGATTGTACCTATTCATTTCTTTGGTTATTATTAACCATCTATATAATAAGTCTACGTCAATTTCTTCCAAACAAGAAGCATTTTCTAACATATTATCCACCATAGCTTTTGTTATCTTGGATTTCGACTGCTTATCTTTTATGATATCTAATTCTAAAATTTCACCTGTTTCTTCATTTATAATAGTGTAATCTTTTTTCATATAAAAACCTCCAAACATATCAAAATTTTCTCTCACTTTCGAGAGAATTTTAAATGTTAATTTATATGAATAGAACATAGAAAATATCTAGGTTTTATTCATTTATTGCAAAAAATAATCCTTATTAGTTTATCGGGGAAAACCCCCGTACCAAGTTTTCCCCTATCATCGCCAAAATTATGGCTCGATATTCCCCTTTCCCCCGACCCTTAGAATTTGTTCGAGCTACACTCTCACAGAATAGAGCTAAAAGCTCAATATACATCTACCTTTATTATATTATACCATCAATTATTTCACTTGTCAACATTTTTTAGCATATTTATAATTATTTTATCACTAAATTTATAAAACATAGCTATTATTATATAAATTACTTCAATGAATACTATATATCCCATATCTGTTGTTCCTAAAGCTGTATATAGCAAGTATAATATTAGTGAGAACAATATAATATCTAAATACTTATATAATTTTACTAAAAATTTTTGAACTCTATTAGGATTTATTATAAAAACCGTATTATCTTCTGCTTGAAATTGCACGTATTCTTTTTGTTCTAATGTTAGTTGTGATATTAATTTATTCATACTATGTCGTTCTAATTGTGTAAATTCATAAACCATAACTATTCACCTCTTAAAAAATATTTCTTTTCATATAGATAATTAGGGATAATATTACTCCATACTGTATAATCTCTTACTTCTTTTATATTAACACCTGTATATTTCTTATAACATTCATCAACAATATTATCTCTAGTTTCTTTATCTAATTCAACATTAAATCTATTTAACCAATCTCTATCTAATTTGTCAACTGAAACAACTTCACCTTTTTCTCTCATAGTCTTTCTAATGTTTTTTAAATTATTTTTTTCTAGTTCTATTAATCTTTGAATAATATCATCTGAAACTTTAGCTTTTTCTTTTAATTCTTCTATCAATCTATTATTTTCACTAACTATTAATTTATCACCTAATTCTTCTTTTAATACTCTAACATTGTAAAGTCTATTATCAATATGTGACGAAAATTCTTGTACTATATTAATAAATTTTATAAAGTTTTGACAGTCTATTTTATTATTTTCTAATAATTCTATTTCATTCTTATAACATCTTCTTTGTCTTCTATTCTTACCTATTTCCTTAGATATTTTTGCACATTCTTCTTCAGTCATATTATCATAATTTATTTCAAGAAGATGTTCTAAATCAGATATTATTTTATCATGTTTAGATAATTGATTTCTACTTTCTTGGATATAAAATGTAGCTCCTTCTTTTATTAATTTGTCTATGTTTAAAATTACACTTGGAACTATTTTTAATTCATTAGCATTTTCAAATTCTTTTTCCACTTTTATTTCTTTCTTTGTTTCAATTACTTCTTCTTTTTCTTGTAAAGATTCAAATTTCTTCTTAGCTGTATTATAAGACATTCCATACAAAACAGAAAATTGTTTTAACTCTTTGTTATCCTTTACATTTTTTAAATCCTCAATCATTTCATTTGTCCATTTTATCATTTTTATTCCTCCTATTTTTTTCGATACTTTATAATAGCATAAATTTTTAATTATGTCAAGAGAAAATAAAAAAGAGGTAGATTTATTTATCTAACCTCATTAAATCACCTAAAGCTAATCCTTGTACAACCATTTGAACATTGATTATATCATTATTTTGTTTTAAAAATGCTATTATTATATCTAATTTTTTATTTAATATTTCTTGGTTAGCTAATATCTTATCCATTTTTGTTTGTTCCATATTAAACAAACCTCCATATAAAATTTTTATAACTATCTCTTTTATTATTACAGCACATGCTTATATAATTGACATTATATCCAGTTTTTTCAGATGCTTCCGTAAGGCTTTTATATTTTCCTATAATAATTCCTTCCATAGATAATTGCATAACTGGCTTATTTTTTGACTCTGCTATTTTATGAGTTAATCCATCGAATTTGTATGGATTGTCCTCACCAATATACTTAGCTGTAAAATAATTTTTTTTACCTTTTTTGTAAGAGAAATCTATTTTAAAATGCTCAAAAATCCACCCTCTTCTTTTACAAACTGCTTTGAAATTATATATTTGAAAAGCATTTATTTCATAATATTCCATATCTTTTGCATTAGGATTACCGTCTTTTTTATAACCTCTATCTACCTCTATATCATTTATAGTATCACTCGGTATAAAATAAAATAATTTTCTACCATTTTTAATTCTAAGACCACTATCTATTCTTTTATATTTACTTGGGTCGATTCCTTTAACTCGACACATACGTATAAAATAATAATTGCACACAGGAGTAGTTTCATATTTTGAAATATCTACAGAAATAGAGTCTGACACAGTATATCCCCCGTTAGTTTTATTTAATACGTTGTATTTTGAATATTGTTTAAATAATATTACAAGTTCTTTTTCTTTATTTAAGATATCTTCTTTTGTTTTAAAAGATGGGTATAATAAAACATCAACATAAAAAGTTAGATTATTGTTTATTATATAATGATAAAAGTAAGTTTCATTCGTATTTTTATTATTAAAAAATGTTTTATGATGCATCATTCTATTAAAAATATTCATAGATTGTCCTATATAAACACTGTCATCACTAGTATAAAAAATATATACACCTTTTTTACCTATAATTTTATCTTTTATATCTTTTGGTATAATATATTTATTTTTATTATTTTTTAAAAAATATAAACGTATCTTTTCCATCATGATTACTCCTTTTTATTTTTATTATAATATAATTATATTATACTTTAAAAAAACTTTTATGTCAACATATAATTTAAAAAAGAGAGGTTATCCAACCTCTCCTATCTCTAAATATCTTTAGCTATATCTTTTAAATAGTTGAATTCAGCTTCTGTCCAAGCTGTTAATTCATATTCACATATATCTCCAATTTCATCATATAACTTAATCATAAAAGAGTGTAAAGTATTAGCTTGAGGATGCTTTATTTTTAGTATCCCATGCCCCTCTTTACACATTTTGAAATCTGAAGCGATTCCTTTTGTTTTTAAGTAAGCCATAATATCAGAAATTGATTTTCCTGTTTGAACGTGTATTTCCCAAGCATTTATCATTTTGTATCAACTCCTTTTGAAGACATAGATACAACAGGGCTAGAATCTACTGCTGTTGTAGCGGGTAAACAAGGTAAATCTACTGAAGTAGGACATAGATTGCATTTTAAGTTTTTAGCAAGTAAACTATCTGTCTTCATAGATACACAATAAACCTTTCTACTCTTTAATTGGTCTGAGTATACAAAGTTACCACATTGATTTACCATTTTAAATACTGTTGTTGCACCTACTGTTATTGTCACAGGTAAAGGTGTTGTTGCAACGGGAATAGAAGTTGTTATAACAAAGCATAACTTCTCATTATTACATATAGCTTGTGCAGGTAATGTTATATTTACAGCTGTACCAGAAGCTGTTACTGTACCTGTATAAATTAAATTATCACAAGCACAACAGTTATTGTTACATATCATTTAAATCACTCCTTAGAATAAAAGGAGGGAATAATCCCTCCTTAGAATCAACGACTCAAAGTCGGAAAACAGTTTTCACTGTGAACTAGCAACATCCATTTCCAAATCTTCCACAAGCATATAAAGAAGATTCATATGGTGAGCAAGTTATATAAGCAGGAATACTTCTTGGATTAGTTATTCCTGTGATAGTTGCTGTTTGTTGTTGTAGTAATGCACTTAAAGATAATTCTTGATTTTTATCTCTTAACTCTTGAATAGTGTTTTGAGTCATTAAATCAACTATTCTTTGAGTGTTTGCATTCCCAGCTTCTATCAAGTCTCTTGTGTTCATATTAGCATTAGTTATGATATCACAAGTATTTTTAGCATTTTCATATCTAACAGAATCTATGTTTCTATTTGTATCACAACAACATTGAGCCATTTGAGAACCTAGAGTAGTAACACCTTTATCTAAAGCAAATGTTGAACTAGCGATAGCTTCTCTAGTTTGTCCAGCTTGTTGAGCCATAGAATATCCTAAATCGCAAAGCCCTCTTTCAAGTCCTCTGATTCCATTATTAAGTGTATTGAAATTAAATTCGTTTGAAATTAAGTTATCTGTTGCAAGAACTCCTGCTCCAGCTCCTCTTCCACCGAATCCATAACCATTTCCACCCCAACCAAAGAACATAGCTAAGATTAAGAAAGCAATCCAGTCTCCACCGTTTCCGCCGAATAATCCACCATTACCATATCCATAAGACATAGGCATTACTGGCATATTTGTACTCATATCCATTAAAATCACTCCTCATCGTTGGCTGTAACATCACAGCCTTTTATTTATAAATTTAACTATCAAACGTCTAGAATATTGATAATCAAATTTGTTAACTAATAATTAAATCTACTTGTATTTCCACCTTGATTATTTTGTGGTGTCATAGTCGTATTTTGTTTCATTTGATTAAAAACGCTTGTGTCTAAACCCATATTTTGTAAGTATTGCATTTGCTGTTCTCTACTCATTCCACTAACTTTGCTTAATTCAGCTTGTTTTTGTTCGGGACTCATAGAGTTCCATTTATTCATCATTTCTTGTGCTTTATTTCCAAACATCATTTGTAAAATCATCATTGGATTCATTTTTGCTCACCGCCATTATTTTTATTCCTATTTATATTTTTATCTACCATAGGTGCTGGAACTTGAGGAACCACTTTTTTTACTTCAGATAGTCCCCTTTGTAAAAGTAAATCATATTGTTTTTTACCTATAACAGATAAACCTTCCTTGTCTTTAACTTCTTCTTGCGTAATTAAAGATATCATTTCATTGTTAGCTGTTAAAACAACTTTATCCAAATATCCATCTGAGTTCATAACATATTGTATTGCAGAAAATTGAGGTTTCTCATATTTAACTTGAACTATACATTGTTCAGGTATATCAACTCCCCATTCAGTACCAGCATACATATCAGGTATGATAAATGTATCCTTCCCACACTTAGCACACCTTATATGTATACCTATAGGAACTTTAGGTGTTGTTTCATAATCCCAATTTTGCTTATAAATATGATTCTGATATTGAGGGCTTTGTTTGTTCAAACTAGCAAATTTCATATATCTAATATCATCATTATCACAATGCTTACATTTAAATACTATTTTATCATCATTATCTTCAAACATCTTTACCCTCCTATATTTACCTTAATCTTATTCACAAGATAATGTGCTCTATTCCTTACCTGCATTTCTGTCATATTATATTTTTCAGAAGTTCTCTTTCCGTCATTTCCATAATAGAATATCAAAAAATCATAATCATCTTTATTTATTATTGTTTTTATGGTTTCTATATAGCATATCAAATCTTCATTTATATTTAAAGGATTATCATATTCATATTTTAAAGCATCTTCTCTGTTATTAAATACTTCCCATTGTTTTTTATTATCTATTCTTTTACCGTATTTATTAAATCTAAGACACTTTTTTCTTAATTCATTTATAAAAACATTATTATTTTCTTCTATAGCTTCTTTGTGTTCTCTTAATACTATACAAGATTCATTAATTATATCTTCGATAGTGTTGTCACTGTTAGCTAATATTTGATTTATGTTAATTCTGAATTTTTGTATCATTTCATTTATAATAGATAGCATCAACACCACTCCTTGATTATTTGTTCCCTCACTATTTATACCGAATTTTTGAGTAAAATGTAGTAATAAATTTATTAAATTTTCAAAATTATTTTCCTCATTTATAAAATGTGACTTTATATTAGAATAATGTTCTTGCAATACAGAAATAGCTAGTCCTATTACATCATTTACCATGTATGCTTGTAAATAAATGTCCATAACTAAATCATATAGTTCTAAACTTTTATCATACATCAATATATCCCAAGTAATATCTAAATCTTTTGTATTATTTTTTATACTATTATTTTTACGTATATAGAAATATTTTTTATGATAATGAAAAATTGATAACATGTCTTCTATTTCTATAAAATCATCTATACCCCAATTTTTATTATTACATACTTTTATAAAACAACTTCTCTCAACGGAATGTGATTCATAGTATTCTTTTGATGTAGCAATAGGACTATTTTCACCTTTCAAATTTGTTACACCTATTATAGATTCTCCTCCATCTGTAACATTATATACATCAATTCCATTTTCTTTTAGTTGTTTTATAGTTTGTATTTCTAATAATTCTATTAACTCTCTGTCATCTATACCTTCAGCCCATATTTCTGTTCTGTGATTGTATTTTCTCATAGCTCTGTGAACAGGTAATTTAGAATTATACTTATAAGCATCGTACTTGTGTTGATACATTCTATTATTAAAGTTATTTGTTATACCTATATAAATTTTTCCGTTTTCAAATATCTTTGCATATAATAAATTATTCTCCATATTTTCCTCCTAAATTTTATAAAAAAAGACCACATTTTGTGGTCTTGAAATTATCTCCAACATTTAAGTGTTGATTCTAAATCTATTAAATTTTTATATTCTTCAACATCTAATCTATATGGAGATTTTGCTTTTAACTTAGCTTCTACCCCGAATACCATTTGGTTAAATAAAAACCCTTGCTTTCTCAATTCTTTCAGCTCTTCGATAGTCATATTTTTTATATCGCCATTATTAAAAGACCAATAAAGAGACGGTATATCTTCTTCTACCATTGTATTTATAGAACTCTCTAAGAAACTTCTATCTTTATCTCTGCATTTTTGTTGATGTGTGGTCTTCATAATATCATTATAAATAAAACCATCTTCTAATATTTCTGATTTAAATTTATCTATATCAGCATAGTATAAATTTTGAGAATTAGGCGATTCCACCCATTGTAATAATTCTCTATCCCAAACAGCTAGATATAATTCTAAAGGAGCTTCTACTTTTATAATTTTCCCTTCTTCAATTTTTTCACCATCAAATAAAAGTTCAATTTTATTGTCTTGTAAAATTTGTTCTTCTCTAGTTTTATCTCTTAATTTTTCCCCATCTAAAATAGGATTTATTAACTGGATATCTCCAATATACAATTTATCTCCTACTTTCCAATCTGAAAAAATATCTTTCATTAATTCATCTCTACTTGGAATTTCAAAAGGTATTTCTTCACCTTCTTCAGTAAAAGCAGGGGATTTATCTAAATAATCCCCATTTAATATTTTTTCATTTACATCATCGGGTCTACCCGAATTTTCTATGTTCTTGTACTTACCGTCTATTAATCTGTATTGTTGATACATTTTTTCACCTCTTTTAATTGTTCTAATCTGTAATTCAGATTGGTTTTTACGCAGTACATTATCTTATCCTTATTATTCGTAGACAATCTTTCTTCTTTATCTATTAACTCTTGTATATATTTGATTTTAGCATTTATGTAAGCCACAAATCCATCTATTTTATCTTCAAACCTACCTAAGTGTATAGTTTTGTTATACATTTTTAATTTCACTTGCCACTTATTTCTATTTTTGTCCCAATAAAGACAGTTTGATGGTTTGTGTGAATATACATCAATACCTACTACAGCACAATTAATGTTGTTTGGAATAAAGATACATGTATTAGGTGAATAAACTTTATGCTTAACTAAAGGTTGCAAAATATCTTTATCTATTTCCCACCCGTCTACGTATTCGCAACTACTCTTCTTTTTCAACATCCACTGATAAAAATTTTCAAAATTATTCCATTCGTCGCATATTGTTACACCTACATATCCTTTTGCTGTACCACATCTTTGCCTCATAGAGTTCCATTTTCTATAGCATAATCTTCTAAATTCATCTTTTATCAAATCAATTCCTCCTTTTAAATACTATGGCAAATATAGAGTTCGAGCACCGATAACAGCCCCAGAAGTCGACGCGACACTAGACCAATGCAAGCAAAACGCACCCGAAGGCGAGTCAGCATCCCAACGAGCACCAAAATGACAGATGTTCTCTTGACCTTTTCTATGCGACCATAAATAATCGCAATAATATGTCGAATCCGAACCACTTAATTTATTTGGTAAATTAAAAAACTTTTCTCTTCCTGTTGGTTTTTCAATACCTGTTATATATCCTTCAACGTAAGCCGAATCCGTTGTTCCCATTAAAGGGGTTCCACACCCTGCTATTTTTGTATAACTAGATGTAGTTCCGAAATTATCAGGATTATTAGTTGTATAATAACCATCATCTCTTATGACAAATCCATCTACAAATTCCCATACGTTACCATAGAAATCTTCTATTCCAAATAAGGAAATTTGATTTCCATTGACACCAAGATATCCACTTCTATTCCCTAAATCCATTGTAGTCCCAACTGTTGCAGACTCTGATTTAGAAGTCCAACCGTTTCCAATTACTGATTGGGAGTTCAAATTTTGAAATCCAACCTTGTAAAGTAATTGTATCATAGAAATAATATCCATAGTTAATATATTCCACTTGCTATTTCTTCCTTGTCTAGCTAAGTTTCTAAATGCTTCAAATGTTATAGATACTTTAGGTTTTGCTTTATTTGGAACACTTCTTAATTGTCCACCTATTTCAACTCCTTGAAAAGCTCCAACTAATACGTGTGTTCTCACTGTTCCATCTGCTCTTAAAAATGCTGAATGAACTTCCCATCCATCTTTTGTTGCTGTGGTCGGAACTTCTGTGGAAATACTATCTTTACAAGTTGTACCAGTCCATTCTCTTTTACAATAAAAAGCAGGGAAATATACCATTATATCTTCATCATCTTTTAATGATATAGGATTTCCTTTTTCATCTAAATTAGAATTATACTCGTGAAGTCTATATTTAATTTCTCCACTGTCCTTATCTACAACAACTCTACCTATTTGTGAGTAGGGATAAATATTGTTGTATTTAAATTCATCACGATACTGTTGTCCAGTATCCCCTCTGTGAGCTATAATTTTCAATCTAAAACCTCCTATTAATCAATTTTTACCTACATATATATTATACAACAAAATACACATTTTGTCAAGTATTTTGCGAATAAAATTTGCCTTTTATTCTCATCTACAAGCTAGAAAAACCAAGGTTTGGAGAAGAGGAATTTTCATCTCTTGAAACAGAGATGGTAGAAATTTTACCAACAGGATGATAAATACCTAATTTCTCTTCAATAACAGAAATTCTATCTCTATTTTCTATATTTGTAGCTAGCAGGAATTTATCTGTAACTGAAGTATCAGTAGTTGTAGTTTTACACAAATATAATTGTCCTGTAGTTTTATCTACATACCCATTCCCTGCTGTTTTTTCTCCTGCATCTTGGATATAGATTACTTTTGAAATACCAGCATTTCCTAAAAATAATTTATTATTTGATGTTAATATTTGCTCCCAATCTGTGTACTTACCAGTTATTCCAGCACAAACTCTAGTATATAGTTCTAACTTATTGTCTGGACACATTAATTGCCAAGCCCCAACATCATTATCATTATATTGGATATGTTGTAAATAAGCATAATCAATGCCAATAAATGGTTTTAAATTTTTATCGTATATATACCAAGCACCCGACTTTTTAATTTGGTCTATATTTAATGAATTATTTCTAAGAGACCCCCTACCTTGACCATCATAACCACTTGTATTTAATTTTACCCCCATATTTGCTGATAAAACTTTGCTTTTATCTGCTGTTGTTAAATTATCTACTATATCAGTATCTAATAATAGTTTTGTCCACTTTGTCCATGAAACAGGATTTCCAATACCTGATGTCTGTGTTCTTACATAATAATTATTATTTATAATTGATTTTATTAACTGTGTCGTATAAGATATAGAATCAGTTATACTAGAAACAGTTAATTCAAAAGCACCCATATTACTCTCAGGAACATTAATAAATTTATTTGCGTTACTTGTACTTGTATAAAATCCTCTTTCATAGATTGTATTTAAGTCAGTTACAGTTGAGTTATTCCCTATTTGTTTAGGATTTAATTTCCAAAATCCACTGTCAACTTTCTTTCCCAACTCAACATTAGTTATAGACATAAATTTATCCGTAATAGTAGTGTCAGTATTTGTTTTTAAACATAAATATACTTGACCTGTACTCTTATCTATATAACCTTGACCTTGAGTTTTAGTACCACTGTCTTGAATATAAGTTACAGAAGATATTCCCGAAGTTCCTAAGAATAATTTATCTCTATCTGTTATTATTTTACTCCAAACTATTTGACTTGAAGTTTGTTGTTTATATGTTCCTATGTAGTTTGGAGACTGTCCATTGTTATCATTTAAGTATATAACATTTCTATCGCTATTGTTCATTCTGAAAATCATACACGAACCGATAGTAAAATCAGATGGTAAATCAGGAAATAAATCAATAGAATATATATTAATAATTGCAACTGTATTCAATTCCATTTTTGCTATAACTTGTTTTAATGTTGTAGATTTGTTGTCAACAAATCCTAATTCAGTAATTGATGTATAAAATTTCTTTTGTTTATTCTCATTCAACAGTTTAATCTGTCTAGCACTTCCAGCTCTAGTTGCACTATCAGTTGTAGCATTGTCTACTATATTTAATTTAATATTATCAGCATTAACAGTTATCCCATCATCAGCACTAGCTATATTAAGTGTTATATTAGTAGATAAATCACCACCATCTACTAATCCATTTCCTGCTATAACTTGAATTGTTTTATCAACTTTATTAGCTAATTCACTATCAGCATTAATTCTTTCAATCTCACTATCTGTATGAGTTGTTATTTCCCCTTTCTTTTGAGTTGTATAAGTGTCTAGCTCTCCTTTTTTAGTATTAGTGTGATTTGTTATTTCAGTCTTTTTAGTACTTGTAAAGGTATTTAATTCTTCCTCTTTTGTTTTCTCGTAGGCGTCTAATTCACTTTTCTTTTTACCAGTATGGGTATCTAGTTCTCCCTCTTTTCCGGTTGTGTAAGTATCTAATTGACCTTCTTTAGCTGTTGTATGAGTATCTAATTCTCCTTTCTTAGTATTAGTATAACTATCTAATTGAGTTTGTTTTGTACCAGTATAATTATTTAATTGTGTTTCTTTAGTTTTCTCATATGCATCTAGTTCTCCCTTTTTGGCTATTGTATGAGAATCTAGCTCACCTTTTTTTGTAGTAGTATAAGTGTTTAACTCTTTTTCTTTCTCTTTCTCATATGAGTCTAAAGCAGGTTTTGAAGTTGTATTAACATAAGTGTTTATTTCTTGTTTTTTAGTTTCAACATGTTTTGTTATGTCAGGTTTAGAAACAGTATTAACATAATCGTCTATTTCGGGTTTTATAGTTGTTTCCAAAAATTCTTGAACAACAGGTTCAACCTTTGATGGAATATCTTCTATATTTAATTTTTCATTTTCTAATCTAGCCAATTCTTGATTCTGCATTTCTGAATCGGCTATGACTTTTGTATGAAATTCAGACAATTTGTCTATATTTTCATTCCATTTGTATCCCCAGCGGTCAATGTCTCCACCTATAACTCCTTTTTCCAATTTCGGAACAGTTATATTTGTATTTCTTGTCGCCATCTATTCACTCTCCTTTTTCTTATAATAATATTTTCCAATTTTACTTCCTGATGTATAATAACGATATTCTTCTGAATGTATTTCCTCAAAATCTTCAAAGTTCAAATCATTTCTCTCACAGTAGTCCTTAAAACTACTTCTTAAAGTAGGAGTATTTTCATAATATTCAACAGGTCTATTTTTAGTTTTACTCCAATTTATTTCTTCAACATATTTCTCTCATTTAATTTCAAAAAGAGTAGCAATAAGCTACTCATTTCCTTTAATATCAATCTCTTTATTTAATTTAAAAGCATCGTTCATAAATTTTAGCATTATCTCTATAATTGAAACTATAATGGATTTTGTAACAAGAGGTTTTAAAATTTTAGGTAATTTTTCTTGAACTTTTAATACGGCATAATCTAATTTCTTCTGCCCCTCTTCTCCATTTAATTTATTCTCAGCTTCGACAATAGCTTTTCCTACTATCTCTATAACTATTTTAGATTCTCTAAAAATAAATAATAAAATTAATATAAATATAATTATTCCACCAATTACATAATAATTTGATAATAGTTCACGCATTATTATTCTCTCCTTGTCTTATTTAAGACTTCTAATAATTTTTTAGGTATAGATAATCTTTTATCTTGCCCTAGTATGTTAAAAATATCTACTATCTCATTATAAGAATAATATAACAGTAGATATACTCTTAATTTAGCTGTATTTACTTGCAATATATCATCAGCTAATACTGAAGTTGCTATAATAATATATACACGTAACATACTCGCTAAAGGTACACTCTTTCTAGCTAACAACAAACATATAATATGTATAATTTGCAAGAGAAAGAGTGTAATAACGTGTTCATCAACTCCACCTAAAGCATAATAAATTAATGAACAAATAAAATATAGTACAATATGTTCTTGTAAATACGGAAGAAGTAATTCATAAATTTTTGTTATTTGTTCATTCACACAACCACTCCTTAATCGTCGAAACGATATTTTTTAGTTATACGATTTAAAACCACCTCACCAATACCTAAATCCTTTACTCTATTTGCAAAATCTTTCTCTCCTAAGAAAAATCCATGCTCATCTCTTTCTTTAATAATTCTTGTTGATTTAATTTCTCCTACCCCAACTATATTATCAGCTAAAGTCTGAGCATCTATATAATTTAGATTAGGCTTGAATAAAGAAGATACAAATAAAGTAACACTAAATAAACATAATAATATAGAAAATTTCATTTTCTCAAGTTTCATATTTATTCCTCCTATGATTTTATCCTTATACATATATTATATCATATTATACTTAATTTGTCAAGTATTATTTTAAAATTTTTATAACTACATATTGTGTTGTGTAACGAGCATAAAATTCGCATTTTATTATAAGTCAGATAAAGATTTTTTATTCTCTATCTTATTAACTTTTCCACTAAAGAAATCAGCAAATTGCTCCATAGACTCATCTTTAGGAACATCATTATATAATTCTGTTACAGATAGATTTGAGTGTCCTAACAAGAATTGAGATACTGTCATAGGCAACCCTGCTCTTTCTAATTCACTTACAAGTAAATGACGTAGGGAGTGCATATAGAGTTTTGAAGGGAAGTATTTATTTAAGCTTTCAGCAAAACTATTGGCTGTAGGTACCAATAACTTTTCATATCCTTTATCTGCTTTTCTACAGAATAAATATTCACACTCTATATTACTTTCCTCTCTACATTTTAACCAAGCTTTTAAATACTTATCAACTTTATTCCAAACATATTTAGGCTCAACTCTATTTCCATGTCCTTTTACTTTTATGGGGGTTGTTTTATAAAAACTATTCCCTAAAGACATTTTTATATTAGTTGTGAAATCTTTAACTAATAATCTAGTTAATTCTTGTTTTCTAAGTCCACTATAACAAGCAACCATCATAAAACAAGCTAACTGAACTTTCCCCTCTTCTAATAATTTATCAGCTACTTCTTCACATTCCTTGAATGTCAACACTGTCTTCTCCCTTACAGGAACCTTCACAGGTGCTTCTATTTTATTAACTATATTTCTAAAGTCTTCGTATTCCTCATCTAGCACAGATTCTATAAAATTTGAAATACTAGATATTGCACTCCTCATTGTTCTAACTCTATTAGGAGAATGTCCAAGAGTATTTAAGCAATACCCTTGAAACTTTATTAAATCTCTCTTAGTTATATCAACAAAGAATTTATTCTTAGCATTTTCCAATAACCATACAAAGAATACTTTTAACATTGAAGAATACTGATATATTGTTTCTTCACTTTTACCTGTTGACCGTTTATATTCTAAAAATTCTTCCAACAAAGATCTATTCTCTTCATTTACTTGTTTCCATTTTTCTTCAGTAACAAGATTTGCATTATACACTGTTTTTCTTGTCATTTATTCCTCCTTTAAAGTAATGGTCTCACTACCTTCCCATGCTAAAAATGTTAAATCAGAGGCTTGAGACGCATACCCATCATCTGATGTATAATATTCTATAATAACATAAATTGTTTCAAATTTTTTTGGAAAATAGCTTGTGTCCATTAACACTCCTTGTATTAAAACTGTTGTTTCCCCCATTGTACTATAATCCATATCCTTTCTCGATATGGATGTTGAATAAATAATATAAATATCTGCTCCATCCCAATGCATATCTCCATTTGGGTCATATGTATAATGATTATATTGTGTGTAATCTATTGTGTCATTATTGACCGTTCCAACTATACCACCAAATGCATATATATCAAAGGGTTCTATTTCTACTCCAAGAAAAAATTCCTCGTACCATCCTCCATATATATATATTTGAGCATCTGTTCCTGTGTTTATCCAAACGCCTTGATTTATAAAATCCTTCAAAGTAACCTGAATAGATTTTTTTTTATAATTTAAATTTTCTATAGAAGATGTTACGATATTATTGTTTGATACATCAACATAATTTGAGTATTTACATATAGAATTATTTGTTGACAATCTATTATTTCCAGATATATAGCTTACAGATTCCCAATCTTTGCCCCCACTTAAAGAATTTAATGTAAATTGTTGTCCATTTATAATATTTTCTATAACTTTAAAGATTATTTTTTTATAACTAAGTATATTTTTCCACATATTATACCACCTTTAATACATCGTATTCAGCACGTACCATGGGTATATTCTCCAAATATGTATCTACATGAGTATATTCATCTTTTATATATTGGTTTAATTGGATAACCCATATATCTTTATGATATTGTATTCCACCAGACACTACTATTTTTAATGTTGTATATTTTTTATTCAATAAATAGTCTTCAAAAATATATAGTTTGTGTCTTCCAACGGAACTCCTATAATTAAATTTGCCTATATACTCATCATCAAGATATAACATAATATTTGGGTCGGGAGATGAATCCTGCCCAAATATAAAAAATTCCCCAAAAAAACCCATGCAATCATCTGATAAATTAACATACAATGTTTCGCTTTCCCCAAAGCTTTTATGTCTATATTTTAGAGAATCATCTACAACAATTCCTTTCTGTCTACACTCTACCCAATACCTATAAGAATTTTCATCATTATAATCAAACCATTCTCTAAATGATATATAATTACATCCATAAACATAAGGAACAGATTTTGGTATTATAAATGAACTTCCACTTATATTTTTTACTATAGACTCTTTATTAGATATATTTTTTAAGTAATAATAGTTTAATTTATCTTTAGATAATTTAAATAAAGTATTCCATGTTGAAGACCCGGTTTTATTATATTCTATTGTTTTCGCGTCATTGCTTTCCATAACAATGACAGATATTATACTTTTGTAATTTATTTTTTCATCTATGGGCACATATACAAATCTATCCCCACCTAAGCTCGTCAAGTTTAGTTTGCTGTCCCAGTTACAATAATCAGCATATAACTCAACATAAGAGTATATCATGTATGGACTATTATATTTAAATTCAGTTTTTTCATATAAGCTAAATTCTTCTCCAACATGTACTTCAAATATTTTCATAGGTTTTATAACCCTTATATTATTCCATTCTCCAGCCATAATTCCTCCTTATAAAACTCTCTCTTGGAAAATTATTTCTCCACCTTTAATTATTATCCTCATAGTACTACTAGCTTCATCTACTCCATTATAACTAATAATACCTTGATTTCCACCAAAAACCTCTAAAACCCCTTTAATTTTAGTATCTCCATTTAATTCAACATTACCACCACTAACTTTAAAATCTCCGTTAACAGTAGTATTGGCATTTAATACAACTCTACCTGTTTCTATTTTGTCATTAGCATCACTAGCTAATATCCATTTTAGGCTACCATCCGTTTGTTTTATTAAAACATATTGAGCATTATTATGGGCTGTATCAAACCATTGGTCCGTTGCATAATTTTATAAAAATTATTTATTCCTTCTTCATCATGCCCAATTTTGACCTAAGTCTACTTTTGTTCGATATGGCACTCCAAAGGCTATCACGATACAACGATTCGCTAATTAGATTATCTTTAATATGATTAATCTAATTTTGATAAGTTAATAGAAGCATTTAAATCTCTATCAATTTCTAACCCACAATGTCCACAAACATAAGTTCTTTTATTCAAATCTTTCATAGTTTTATCTATGCTTCCACATCCACTACATATTTGACTACTAGCATAATTCCATTTAGCTAACACAAATTTTATCCCATATTCTTCACTCTTATATTGAATTTGTCTTTTAAATTCATGCCACAACTGTTCATATATTGCTTTAGATAAATGTCTATTTTTAACCATATTCGATACTTTTAAATCTTCCATAACTACCTTATATGGTTTTTCATTTACTATTTTTCTAGTAGCTTGATGTATGTGGTTCATTCTTATATTCCTCATACGTCTATAAATAAGCTTTATCTTTCTTTCTAGTTTAATAATATTATTTGTTTTCACAAATTTATTACCTTGCTTATTCATTTCATATTTCCTAGAACATTGTCTTTGAAATCTTTTTAATTTCTTTTCTAATTGCTTCATTTTATAAGTTTTATTTATATTTTTAAATCTTAAACCATTTGAACATACAGCTAATTCTTTTAGTCCTAAATCAATACCAATACTTAAATCTTTATTTAAATCAACTTGTTTCTCGTCGATTTCCATTCCAAAACCTAAGTACCAGTACTTTCCATCAAATGTACATCTTGGATTCGTGAATTTACATATCTTATGTCCTTGAGGAAAAATATAATTACTAGAAAACTTTATTTTTCCTATCTTTTCAAAATTAACTAAATCTCCATTAAACCATAGATGTTCACTTCTAACATAGAAGCTTAATTTATGTTTCTTTTTTGATTTAAACTTAGGAAAATTTTTATCAGTATTAAAGAAATTTTTAAATGATTTTTCTAAATCTCTTAAAGATTCATCATATACCTTACTAGAAACCTCGGATATCCATTTAAAATCTTCTGTTTTCTTTAGTTCTTGTATTTCTTTTCTAATAACATTTAAAGATAAATTTTCTTTAAACATATTATAATGTTCGATTTTTCTCTGCAAACCATAATTATATGCCCATCGCATAATTCCACAAGATTTAATCATTAATTCCTCTTGCTCTTTTGTTGGTTTAAGTCTTATTTTAAAACTTCTTATCATCGTATCTCACCTCCTTGAAATATAATATACACATTATATTATACAACAAAAAGGTTTATTTGTCAAATAATTTTTATAAATTCTATATCATTCACATAAGTTCGTTAATCTTATGCAGTTCTCTTATGAACTTCTTATATTTTCATATAAGCGTAGACTATATCATCACCTAATCGGTGTCCCCCACTTCCACTCACTTGAGTGTACTTCCTTTACGGAATAGTCGTTGAGCTTTCCTCTATTCGAGGCTTAGTTGCTGATTGCCTATTTCACTAACACTTAGGATTTAACCATATGTCATGTAATCAATTTTTTCTAACTTTCGTTCGCTTTCACACTTAGACATATTTCATTCTTATGTTGTAGCTCGATTACCTTTAAGGGTTTCCAGCAGTTCAAGGGATTTTGGATAAGCATTTTCTCACTATTGCTTATCGCTCTATACTCTTTACAAATATAGGGAGTTGTCGTAAGTTTGATTCTCAGTCACTCCTTCTTTTACACCTGTTCCACTTGTAGGAGGTTGTGTATCTTGGAAATAAACACGATTCCCACCTTCAGTTTCAAATATCTTATCTCTAGCTGATGTCCATTTTCCATTTTTATAAATATAAGGATGATTTTGGTCGTTAGTATCGTACCATAAGTCATTCTCTTTCATTCCACTTGCAGGTGGGTCATTTTGATAAAATATTTTAGAATTTCCTAATGCTGTTGTTGCATCTGCTTGAGCATTGTCAGCTAATTCTTTTGCTTTAGCCGAAACATCATTTAATAAATTCTGTCTACTATCATAATAATCTTTAAATTTTTGTCTGAATGTGTTTCCAACTATATCTGATGTCGTGTTCAAATTGGATAATAAAGGTGTAATATATGTTGATAATGAATTATATTTTGTAGTATAATCTGTATAATTTATACCAAATAATTTTGCTTGGTCTACATTGATAGTATATTCACTAACAATAATATCCCATTCTTTTTTTGTAGCTTGTTTCTCACTAGGTGTTAATTTACTATCACTTGCTATATCCTCTAACTTAGAGTTAGCTTGATTTGCACTATTTTGAGCTTGTTCAGCTTTTTCTTTTGCTTCATTTGCAACTTGGTCTGCATACTCTTGCGACTCAGTGATAGCACTTTCTTTTATTTTTGTATTAATTTGGTTTAATAAATCTTGTCTACTATTATAATAGTTTACAAAGTTAGCTTTAAAAGTAACCCTATTAATAGATGTTGTTTCTAGCATATTTGACAATATAGGAGTTATATATCCATTCAATGTATCATATTTTGAATTGTAATCTGTTGGAGTTATTCCAAATTTAACAGCTTCATTTTTTATTTTTGGATATTCTCCTTTTATAGTTTCCCATTCTTGAGAAACTTGTTTCTTTTCGTCAGGTGTAATTTTATTATCATTAGCTATATCCTCTAGTTTTTGAGTAGATTCATCAGCTTGTTCTTGAACTTTATCAATAGCTTCTTGTAATGTCATATCCGTAACATTAATCCATTCTCCATTTTTATAAATGTAAGGTTTATTTCCATCGTCTGAATCGTACCAAGTATCGCCATCGACTAATGGTCTACCCTCTTTATCTTGTGGTTTATCAGGTTGTATGAACACAGTGTTTTTAGTACTAACAATACTACCATCTCTAGCTGATACCCATACACTACCATTGTATCTATAACAATGGTTTTCATCATCTATATCATACCATATATCCCCAACTCTAAGAGTATAACTAGGTGTTGACTGAGGTGCTGTATTTTGTTGGAACGTTTTATTTTTATTTAGTGCTTCCCATAAATCGTTTCCGTCATTTTTATTATTTTCTCCTACAACAAAATCCCCAACTATTTTTACTCCTTTTATTGGGTCGACTGAAAGATAATTGTCTCCATCTCCCATCATCATTTTTCTACCAAAAAATGTACCATCTACGTCTACATATGTTGTCGTTACTAAAAATTTAACGTCATCTTCAGGTGCTATTAAAACTTCTTCAGTATCATATACTCTTCTCTTTTTTATAAAAGCTCTGAAGTTCATATCAGATTGTACAAATATAACTTCCCCTTTTATATTCACAGCAAATTCATCAACAGGAAACAATTTTGATTGATATTGTTCGTATTCCTCTCCATTAAAATCTTTGAAATATATATAATTACCTTCAAATTTTTCAACTCTAGCTCTAAATTTCTCAACAGGAACTTCACTTAGCCAAAACTCCCCTAATGATTTGTCTACATCAGTTCCACCTGTTCCATCATTATTATCCTCAGTATTTCCCTCTCCACCTGCATGGTCATACTTAGGTATATTAACAGGTTGATACTCAATGACATCTTTTATATCAATTTTATAAGGCTCTGTGTTTTTATGGTTTACATTTAATAAACTTAATTTAACTTCATTTGTTCCACTTTTACAATCTACTCCTACAACTACCCACTTCATATCATTTTTTATTTGAGTATATATAGGGTCATTAACCTTGACTACATCTAATAGGTTTATATCTAAAGCATTAAATACTGATATAGGAACATTAAATTTAGTAGTTTGAGGAGTTATAGCTTGGAAGTGTTCTAATATATATCCCATTAAAAGTTTTAAGTTTTCTTTATTTAACTGTTTAGAATCTAATTCATATTTTTTCTCTCCATATATTTCACGTGAAGTATCTCCATCTACATTAACACCTTTGCTCATACCTACTATATCTTGAGAAAATTCTATAACAGGATTTCCTCTAAAGTATAATTCTTGTAAAAATACAACAGATTCATTAGGAAATTTTGTAAATTCGTAAACTTTTCCACTTTGTTGTCTTTTAGCGAAGTTGCTATCAACATATATATAGTGTTTTCTAGTACCATCATTTCCAACTTGAGTTTCTTTCGCCATAATAGTCCATCTTATATTAGCTAAAACTTCATCAAATTCTGTTTCTTCTTGTGATGTTAAATCATCGGGTTTATTTACAATTAATACATCTCCTAATTTATAAGGCTCTAATTCTTCAACTTGTAATATTTTATTCCCAAATCTTCCTATCTCTTTACTGATATATAAATCAATATCACTATTTACATTTTTTGTGTTGCTTAATTTTAGTACGGCATCACATGAATTATCACTAGGTCTTGTTATCTCAACTAATAAATCACTATTATCAAAAGTAGTATAATTTAAAATAGGTACATTTTCTGAAGTTAATCTCTCATTTAATTTGTTAGATAAAGCAAATATTGGAGGATATTTTGTGTTTGAAAATTGTGTTAATTCCATATTATACAATAATTTAGAACTATCCCATGTTCCATAGATATTATCTACTTCTTCTACAATACCTGTATAGCTTCCTACTTTTAAATTACTTGCACTACCAAAAGTACAGTTAATTTCATTTTGATATTTAGTTTCCCCATCTACTCTTGGGAGTAAAGGCATCATAAGAGAGCTATCTATTTCTTCTCCATTTTTATTTCTAGTTAATTTAAAAACCATTGGTAACTCTTCTCTTACGTAATATAAATCCATAGGACAAGATTGTGTTACTAAAAGTGTTTGAAGATATGTATTTTTACCATAATTAAATAATCTAAAATCTTTATCATATAAAATAGGAGTTACTATAACTTTATTTTCGGATTCAATAGCTATAACCATAGCATAAAATTCTTCAAAAGGAGCTACAGTTCTTTTTAATAATACATAATCTTTTAATTGAACCGAAGAATGTAAGTCTTCATCTATTATCTCTAATGTTTTTATTGTTATATCTCCATTCTCGGCTATACCTAACATTTTATTAGAGTTTATAGCATTTCTTTTTACCTTAAAGAATTTGACATATTTATTATCTAAATCTTCAAAGTTATATAATGTTTGTCTTTGGACAGATTGTGTATTAATAGTGTTATAAATCATCTGCTCATTTTCAGAAATCATAGAATCTGTAATATCGTAATCTAAAACTCTTTCACTATTTATATTATCAACATTAAAATCTCCAAATATCTTAACTCTTTCTAATGAATCGAAACAAAATCTTATTCCATTTTGACAATAAGCTTTTAAAAGTTCAGACATAGTTTTATACTCTTTTGTATGGAGATTGTTTATTTTAGGAAAACTATCTTCTAAAACTCCATCAGCATAATATATCTCATTGTCATTCAAACTAAAAGCCATCTTAAAAAATTCTTTAGGAGTTGTTCCTTTTAACTGTTTATTTATTGCAACATCCTTATCATACCATTGTGCTAACTTAGATTTAATATCTAATATAATTTTATTAGGTTCACTTTTCCCCCTTGTATTAAATCTAACTTTTGACACAACAGTAGTAAATTTTAAAATTCTATTTCCTCTAGTTCCTTTAAAAATATAAGCTATAGTTTTTCTAGGCTTTACTTTATATTTTTGAATAGTGCTCATAGGAGACCATAATTTTAAATCTGATTTCATTGTAATAGTTCCACTACTCAATTCAACAGGAAATAAAGAAGATGTAACACTACCGATACTGTCTTCGTATTCCCAAGATGTAAGAGTTATATCCGAATAATCATCTAAAATTATAACTGTTCTAAAATGATTTCCTATTTCTATTATTCCTTGTGTTTCATACTGTCTTCTCTCAATATTTATAGACGTTGTTCCATCTACTATTTCAGATGAAATAATCTTAACTATTTCAGAGCCTACCACAGCATATCCTTGAGGAGCATGCTCCCCCTCAATAGTTATTTTATTTCCTAAAATAGATTTTACAACCGAATCTACATTATTTCTCTTTTCTATATTAGCTAAACAAATTAAATCATTTGTTTGTATAGAATAATTAAAACTCTCAGCCACTCATTCCACCTACCTTTTGTTTAATATCAAAGTTCCTTTGTAATAATATACTTGATTATCTATATCTTCATACTCATCTAAAGACATAGAATCTCCTTGTATATAATAATTTTTGTACATCTTTCCTTTATCTAAGTTCTCAATAGATAAAGAGTTATTGGAATATAAAAATATGTCTTGTAATTTCTTATAGTTGTCTTCATCTATATATGTTATATCTAACGATAAGTCTATTACTCCTCTAGCTTGTTCTGTAAATCTAACTCCACGAATAGATATTATTTCTTGGTAATTTACTTTTCTAGGAGTTTCTTTAATTTTTCCATCAAGATTAACAACTACACCTAATGTTATATCCTCGATTTCTATCATCCTACACACCTCTTCTAGAACTATTAATTATCCAAGTTCCATCTCCATATTGACCCCTACCATATTTTCCCATACCATATTCAGATGGGTCTGATAATTTAATATCTATATAGTTTCCACAATTTACTGTAAATGTTTTAGTATTCTTTTCTTTGGCAAATATTAAACTAACTCCATTATTAATTTGACAATTGTTAATTAATACTATTCTTCCAAACACAGGATTTACTAATAATATTCTAAATTCATCAGCTCCCATATATTGAACTATATCAAAAACCTCATCTCCGTCAAAGGTATCCATATTAACACTATTATCTATGGAATTAATTATAGATTTACTTGAGTTGCTAAAATTTGACTTTTCAGAATCCTTTACAATAGATTGCGACACCTCTAATGTTTCAAAACAAATTGCTTCTTCCCCCGCAAATGTTTCAAAATATTCTTCAGTCATAAATCTATCAGCATCCCATATAGTTTCATATCCTAGATATTCTATTTCAAGTTCGTATTGATTATTATTATAAGTATATATAGTTAATTCACTTAAATCGTCTATATATAATCTATCTGAACCCAATAATGTTATAGTGTTATCTTTTATAGTATAAGAAGTTATCTCTCTTCCATTATCTAAAAACACTTTAAATATTTCATCTTCTTCTATCTCAGCAGAGAATATATAATTACCATTATATGTTCCATATATTTTCCTTGCACCAACATAATATCTTGTTCCTTTTACAAAATCAATAGGAAGATTTATGCTTTCTCCTTCATTAACAAATCTCATTTTTCTAGTTGGTTCATTATAAAATATAACACCACCTGTTCCACTATATTTAACTAATCTTCCTAATAAAGTATCTCCACTATCTATAACTGATATCAACTTATTCCCTAAATTATCCTCTCTAAGAATTCCATCATTATTCTTTTCCTGATTACATGATATAGTTATAGGTATTTTTCTCTCAAAAAAAACATCTGTGGCTGTTAAATTATCTATAATCACTTTATCACCACCATTATTTATCTCTACATATATATTATATCATAATATACTAAATTTGTCAAGAATAAAATACAAATTTTATCCACAATTTTGTACAGTATATGTACACAAAATAGCTAAATTTTAACTAAATGTGTACATATACTTAACACTTTTATGGTCTATAAACTTTCATTTCAACTATTCCTGTAGTTTCATCTAAAACTAAATATATAGTTGAGTCGTCTTGTATTTTTTCTAATGATTCGTACTCTAATTTAGTGCAATAATAGAAAGAGAAAGGATTTCCTTGATTAGACATTACACTCGCAGGAGTTACCCCCTCTAATCCTTTTTCCAATTTTCCTAATGCAACTAATAAGCTATCGGTAGGGGCAATAGCTCCTTTTTCTGTAGCTTTTGTGTAACCTGTTAAAGCATTTACTTTATTTCCATCTAAATTTGATAAAGTAGTTGAAATACTAGCTTCAGCAGAACCATCAAAATTAGCTTGACCTGTAACAGCTCCTGTTAATTTTATAGCTCTAGCTGTTTGTAACTTTGTTGCTGTTCCTGCATTACCACTTATAGTTGTTTGAGCTGGGTGAACGTGGTCTTCTCTAGCTATTTTTGTACTTACCCCTGCACTTGCCGTTCCATTGGCTAAAGGATTGACTGTTGCATATTCAAATCCTGCTAATTTTTCTTTTTCTGCTGTCGTATAATTATTATCTGATAATACTTTATTTCCGCTTTTCTTAACAAATGTATTATCTGTTTGAGTTTTAGTATAATATTGAGTAGGGTCAAATTCAGATGATGCTCCACCTTCTGCTTCAAATACATTAATCATAGCTGTTAGCCTGTTAGTAGCTCTACCGAATATTTTTTGTCCTTCTTCTAATGAATATTGAAATTTCCCATTAGGTTCAACTAATTTATTGCTAGACGAGTATTCTACTAATTCATTCTCGTTATTAACAATAGCAAATTCAACATAACCATTACTATTATTTTCAATAACAGCATTTTTTTCTTTTATTTCTACGAATTTTTCAATTAGTTTGTAATTCATTTTATCAACTCCATATACTATAAATTTGAAAGTTTAAATGCTTTCATTATTTGTTATTAAATTTTTGTTTTATTATTTTAACCTCCTACTAATATAGTATCATTATAATATTATACCATATTGGTAGGAGAATGTCAATAAATTATTGTAATTTTTTTAAGTCTATGCCTCTATCAACTTTTAATTTCTCTAACATAACATCCAACAAATTATCAGCCAATCTCTCTACTGAGTCAGATTCAATAATTGCCCCAGCAGATATCTCTGATGATATCGTGTAGTAATTATTCACCGATGTACTAACACCTGTTTGATATTCGATAGAATTGTCCTGATTCTGATAAGTTATATCTTTATCAAAATTGAACATATCCTTGATAGCTTCTAGTCTTTGAGCCTCCGTAGACATCATCAATCCTACACTCATAGCCTCATTTGCTAATCCAGCTAATGAATCGAATGAGAGACTTCCACTTACAGCTTTATCAAGTAAAGAAGAAAACTCAAGGATTTTTTCTCCCATCATATTATCAATAAGCTTATTTACAAGAGCTTCACCTATTGTGTCCCCTACCATTTCACCAATAGCAGTAAAGGCACTGTCAGCTTCACTAGAACTTAATGCTTCTTTAAAAGTTTCAATAACAGTATTTTGAGTTCCTGTTGTCAGTCCCAATTCAAATATCTCAGATAAAGATAACCCACTTTCAAGAGCTTGTTTTTGCAGTTCTAGTAAAATACTATTAAAACTTTCTGTTTCCTCTTTTGTTGCATTTATTATATTAATAACATCTCCAAACGAATCTGATAGTTCCCCTGCAACACTGCTCCAATCTAAATCTTGTCCTTGTTTTTTTAATTCTACAAGTTTCTCAGACAAAGATTTAAATTCGTCTTCTAGTTGCTTATTTATATCACTAAAATATACATCATAGTATATTTGAGAAATGTTTGTAAGCATAGCATCTACATATGGTTTCATAGCACCAACAAAAGCTTTTCCTGCATCTACTCCACTATTTCTCCAAGAATTTATAAATTCCCCTCTAACATCTTGCATTATAGTAACCATAACAGACATTTCTTCAGCTAGTTTATCTATTTGTTCTAACATAGCATCGTCAATTTGAAGTCCTAAATTTTTATAAAAATCTTCTATTTGTTGTCTTAGTTCTTCTTGTTGTAATGATGATATTCCCTCAAAGCTTTCCATTGTTGTATCATAGAAGAAATTCTCTATATTTTGTTCCATTTTATCAAGGGCTTCAGCATAATCCTCTATAGCATCAGCTAAAACAGAGAAGTTATCACTATCTCCCATATCATAATCATCTAACCAAGTAGAAAAGGCTCTTAATTGGTCGGTTGTCATATCCTCAATAGCACCTTTAAAACCATACTTATCTAACATCTCTTGTACAGATACTTCTATTGTCTCAGTCCATGAAGTAGAACCTCCACCTATACCAAAAAATCCTTTAGACTTTTTAGTTTTTGTAACTTGATAAGCAACATCTTCAAATATTCTAGTTTTCTCCATAGTTTTGTACATAGAAGTCATGGCATCAGTTACTCTATTTAAATTACCTACAGTTGGTATTTTTGAGAACGAAGATATTAGAGAACTATTTAAACTATCGACTCCACCACTTAATTCACTCATTCTTTGTGATAACTGTTGTAAAGCTTCAGTATTTTTACTATATATTTTATTGGCTTCTTTAGTTCTTCTTTCAGCTTCAGCTTGGTCATCTCCGCTCTTATCAAATAACCCACCTATAAGAGATGTTCCTGCTTGGATGACCATCGATGTAGCTGGGTCAAAACCTCCATATAATCCCGTAGCAAGTCCTGCTAGTGTCCCCATTTGTTGTCCACCACGAGTTCCACCAACTATTCCTCCTACAAAACTACCAATAGCACTACCACTAGACATATGGTCAAAAGCTGATTCAAAAGCTTTAGATAACTCAACACTAATTTTATCCCAATTCATTCCCTCAAAATTCCATTTAAAAGATTTACTTGGGTCTTTGCTTCTTTCGGTTAAAACAGAGATTGAGTCAAAAACTCCACTTAAATTTCCTAATAGTTCACTATTAAAAGTATCCCCAAGTCTTCCTATAACTTGCCCCATATTACTATATACTTTTAAACGATATCTTTCTATTTCAAGAAGTTCTTTTTCTTTCTTTAATTCGTTCTCTTTTTGACTAGATATATCATCATATTTTTTTTCTATCTGTTCTAAATGTACCATTAGTTGTTGTTGAGCAGTTAAACCGTCTTCATCATCTTTTAATCCTAACTGTTTGATTAACTGTAATTTACCTTCTTCGGTAACCATCATTTGTTTCAAAGATAATAATTCGTTATATGTAGATACAACAGCCTCATCTATTGTTATGTTACCTAAATCATAAGCTTCCCATACCTCATTTTTCTGAGCATCAAATATTTCCTGTATTCTTTGTTTATATTCTGTTATATTTTTCCCAGAAAAACTAAACATTTGTTCATATGGATTTAAAGTAGATATATATTTCATAGTTTCATCAAAAGCATTATTCATATCAACTTCTAAATCAGTTCTATATTTTTTTACTTTTAATAAAGCTTTTACATAAACATCTCCAGCTTTTTGTGCTTCCACTAAAGATTTGTAGGCTTCTCCTTGTCCTTGTCTTTTATATGTTCTCTCAAAATCTTTTAAAATATCTTGAGCTTTTTTTGTATCAGATGGGTCTACTTGTAATAATTTTTGTAATATACTTCCACCAGCACCACCTTTTAACTTCTCTAGCTGTTCTCTAGCATCGTTTACTTCAGATTGTGCTAATTCTTTATTTAATTTATAAGTTTTTAATTTATATTCGTATTCTAAAGCTAATTGTTGCCCTTTTGTTTTTCCGACTTTAGCTAAAGCTAACTCCATCTCAAGTTCTTCTTTCTGATAACTAATATGTTTCAAAGAATATTTATTTTGATTCTTTTTTTGTTTAAGAGCTTTATCATCAGCTTCAATCGTTTTCTTTATATATTCATAAATAACTTTTAATCCTTCTGCTCCTTCTTTATTTCCTGTAAATAGTGCTTCTTGATAATTAGAAAAGGTATTAAGCATCATTATTATAGAAGGCACCATATTAGATGTTATTTCAACTGTTTCTAATAACCTTTTTCCATCTTCATCTAATATAGAAAATATATTATTTTGAGCTAAACCCTCTAACCCTTTTTGTTGTTCATCTAATTCATTTATCTCATTCTTCAAATTAATTATTGTTGTTTCTTGATTTTTTAAATTAGACGTTTTAGAATTTAAAATATTTTGTAATTCAGATTCTAATTTAGCTTTACTTGTAGCAATATTTTCTATTTCTAATTTAAGAGAATCTAATCCTTCTTCATTATTTTTATTAAATAAAGCTAAAATACCTTCCATTCCTTTGTAAATATTACCATCTAATTCAACTTCACCAGTTTTTTGGAATAATTTTACTCTTAAATCAGATACAGTAGCTATTATCTTATTCTTAACTTCATCGGCAGTTTTTGCTTGTTCGATATAAGCATTATTAGCATTTTCAGAAGCATTTTGAAGTTTTTGTAATTCTTCTTGCCCTTTTTGAATATCCTCAACTGTTTTTTTCATATCATCTGTCCCTAGGACAGAAATAAGTTGCTGAACATTTTTTGCACTAAATCCTCTTTTTCTTCCATATTCAGCCATGTATAACATCAAATCTTCTTCTTTTTGTATCTTTCCTATTTGGTCAAAATATTCTTTGTAAAAAGATTTTAAACTATTGATATTTTCCTTTGCTTCTGCTTCTCTTTCTTCTTTAGACCTACCAGTTGGTCTAAATAAATCCATTTGTAAAGAAGTATTTTTTGAAACAGATTCTAATGCCGATTCGATAGAAGATTGTTTTAATGTTTCAAATGATTTTATAGCTGAATCTACATCTTCTTTAGCTTTATTTATGCCACTTGTAAAATCATCTAATTTTATTTTAGATAAATCTACCATTCTCAATGAATCTATCTGTTCAATTATAAGTTGTATTTCTTTAAAACCACCTAATATAGAATCTAGATTAAAAGCATTTTTTAAATCTGTTCTTAAGTCTATATTATTGATACTTTCTATGCTATTTTTTATAGAAGACAATGCTCCATTAGCAGAATTGATAGATGCTTGAGCTTTATCCATAATAACTGGAAAATTTCTAAAAGTATTATTGACGTCAAATGTACTAGCTTTAAGCTCATAATTACTTTTTGTAACTTGCTGTAAGGCATAGTTCAGAGATAGCAATACTCCAGCACCTATAGCCACAGCACCCCCTGTTCCAAGAGTTGTACCAAATAAACTAGCTAATCCCGCTCCACCTGTCTTCAAAAGAGGCAATAATGTTTTTATACCTAATCCTAACCCAACTAATTGAGTAGTGCTAGCAACAGCCGATGCTCCTAAGTCTTGAAAAAATTGTTCTCCTTTAGAAGTTTCTTTACTATTCATATCTGATATTATATCATTAAGTATCATAGTAAATCCAGTTAAACTTTTTCTAGTTGTTTCTAAAGCTGGCTGAACAAGTGTTTTTAAATTATTCCCCAATAATTCAGCTTGATTAGCTAAGTTAAACATAGCTTTATAGTTATCATTGGTATAATCTACACCTTTAGCTATACCACTAACAAATGTTTCAACATCTCCATTAATTTGTAATAATAAATTAGATATTTCCATAAAATGTCTAGCTGTAAACATTTTTTGTAGAGTTGTGGCACTTAATTTTCCTTGTATGTAAAGTTGAGACATAAGTTCTACTGCTTTCGGTAAATCTTTCTGTGCTATGGATGACAAAGCCTCATAATTAAATATTTTATCATTAATCATAACATTATTTAATTTCATTTCTGCATCAAACATTGATTTTGCTACTTTCTCTGCTGAAACTAACCTACCAAATGCTTGTTTAATTTTCGTACCTGTCTGCCTATTTGTTCTAATTTAGAACAAATCAATAATATCTTTTTATAAATTTATAAGTGTCATCATATATTTTATTACTATAAAAATATCTTTCATATATCGACTTAGATATATTTAAAAATTTAATTAGGTCTTTTTGCTTAAAAAATTCTTTTTCTTCATTCGTATGTACATTAATAAGAAGATACGTTGTTACTCCTGTTTTTATATTCTCTAAGATATAATCACTTCTTAAATAAATATATTTTTCTTCAAAAACCCTCATATTACTTCTTCCTAATAAATATAGTCTAGTATTAATTTTACAATTATCCGCTTTTGTTCCTGTAAATTTTAATCCATACTTATTTTCTATAACCTCTAATAATTCTCCCTTAAAATTATATTTTAAAATATATTTTTGAACCTTTAAAACTAAATTAGGATAACCATTAAATTTATCATAATCATCTTTATATATTATTTTAAGTCCTTTGTATTTATAGATTACATGTAAACAACTAGCTATCTTAGTTTCTTCTGTTTTTAGCTTATTTTTATTTAAGTACATACTTAGACTAGGTATATCATAAAAAATATTTGCTATATTATCATTATCATCTAATAAATATATCTCTTTATAATTATTTGGCTGATATGGTTTGATAGTTTTTTCAATATTTCCATTTAATATTTTCCTTATCATATATTTAGAGCTAATAAGAGAACTATCTTTATTGCAAGATGAATTTATCCAACTTTCATCTAGTTTTAAAAATTCAGAACAACTTCTAATTGATTCAAATGTTTGTAACAATAATCCATTTTTATCATATAAAGCACAAGGAATAGATGATGTCGGTGGTTTAGACGCTAACGGATTTATATTGTAACACATATTTCCTTTATCATAATATTTATCTATATAAAACTGTTCTCTAGTATATAATTCATCAATATCTTCTACTTCTTCTAAAATGCCAAATTCAAAGTTTTCTTCTCCATATTTATTCCAGCTTCTTTGTAAAAATATATTTTCATGATAATTTCCTCTTAGTTCAGAGTAATGTTGTGATTTTCTATTGTATATATTTTTAGAACTACCTATATATATTTTTTCATTTATCTTATTTTTTATATAATAAATTCCACTTATTATTTTCATAAAACTTCCTCCTATAATTTTAATAGAAGGCTGATATTATTTTCTTAATATCTCTATTAAGATTAGACTATATCTTCATCCTATATTTCATTAATATAGGAGTCCCCCATTTCCATTTAATCGAACCTTAATCGAACCAACTATAATTGGCTGTACTTCGTACCTGTGTAAGCACTCGTTAGTCGTTGAGCCTTCTCCTTATATTATAACATATAAATTTAATTTTGTAAATAATATTTAGGAGCTTGGTTGCTGATTATCTCTACCTATATATTTTTAAACATTCACGCACATCGTTTCCAATCACGTTGTAGTTATATAGTTTTACAAGATGTTCCAGCAATTAAAGGGATTCCACAGCTATATTACTATAGCTCCGAGCCAAACTATTGGTAACTCGCACTCAAACCTAAGTTAGCCATACTACCTATACTAGCCATACTTAAATCTAAAACTTTTTGTTTATAATCATCTAATTCTTTTCCTGCTAATCCTGTTGACTGTGTTAATACAGCAGTTGTACCTGCTATATTTTTATAAGCTTCTGCTAAGTATCCCATGTCAGAAGCTGTATTTATAGCAGTAGAGTGCATTGTATTTAATGTTTCATTTGTTCTCTCAGCGTTAACTCCTAATGAAACCATAACTTTAGTAACGACTTGTGCCGTAGATTTTAAATCGTCTCCTGAAGCAACAGATAATTTCGCCACTTGCTCTATAATCTTTCTTGATTCTTCGTAGCTTCTACCTGTTCTTATTAAATCATCAACAGCTTGAGCTAATTCACTTGCCGATTTAGGTACAGTAGAAGCTAGTTTGGTAAAACTATCATTTAATCTTTCTACTTCACCAATATCCATTTGTCCTGCTATACCAACAGCAAAAGTTTTATTTGTTAAATCAGTATAATCTCTACCTAAATAAGATATTCCTCTTCTTAATAATTCCAAAGATGCTATCCCACTAATGATATTCCCATTAAAAAGTTCTTGCTGTTTCCCTGCTCTTTGAATATTTTTAGTGTAATTATTTATATTTTTATTAGCATTATTTGTTGTATTACTAATGTTATTTATATTAACATTCAAAGCTTTCCCATTGGTACTTATATCAGATAAAGCTTTATTCAATGTATCTACATTTTTAGTTATCTTAGTAAAATTTCTAGCTAATTGCTCAAATAATTTAGTATCAACACCTTCTAAGTCAACTTTTATTTTCAAAGCTCCATCTTTACCATTTTTCTCAATAGATTTATTAAGTTCTTGGAAAGCCTTTTTTAATGTATTAATACTAGATACCGCTTTTGCACTATCTACATTAACATTAATATTAACTTGTCTTGGCATTATTTCACCACCTTTTATTTAAAAATAGGGTATAAGCTAACAGCCTATACCCTTTGGTTTTTTATTTTTACTATCTTTCATAACTTCATCATATTGTATTTTTTCTATTTCACATTTTTTAGCCATATAAATTCTTTGAGTTCTTAATTCTCTAAAGGAGAACTCTGAAATAGATTTTCCAATATTCTCGGGGAAAATAACACTATGATTTAATTCATAAGCACATCTTAAAACCATAAAAGATTCTGATGGGTCTTTTTTCCCATTACCTAATTCCATTTCCTCCTCTAGCATTTTTACGAAGTTATTTACCAACCTTATCTGTTGCTCTTTTATAAAAATATTTATTTGACTAAAATCTATTTCCGTAAAGCCTAATATATCTACTAAAAATATATATAAGCTATCTATATCCTTAAAAATCCTACCTCCTCTATATTCTTTTGTTAAAGAGAAGATAGAATCATCTTTTTCATCACAATTATCTAAGGTTAATTGGAATAAATCAATATATTGTAACATTTTTTTATATTTTGAAATTTTCATATGATTTTCATTCTGAAAATATATATCTTTTTCATAAAATTCTAATTCGTTTGTATTATTTTCTGACAAAAAGTCATCTTTTATGTCAGCAATATGAAAATAAAATGGCAATTTTATCTCTATACCATATTTTTTAAATTCCAACTCAGAATGTATAATCATATTACATTTAATAAAAAAATTATTCTTCATTATTTTCTTCAGCTACTTTATTCTCAATTTCCTCAGATATTTCTTTTACTTTAGATAAATTATTGAAAAACTCTTTTCTTTCATCTTCATCTAGAGTGTCTAAATATTTTCTTATATTATACATAGATACTACTTGGTCTAAATCTTTATCTTCATATGCACCATTTCTAATAGAATCTATAATTACTTCCAATAACTCTAAATGAGTTTCATATTGAATAATATTGGAGAATAAATCAACTAAACTATTATAATCATCTTTTTTAATTCCTGCATCTTCCCACATGTTTTTACCTTCTTCATTTAAATAACCCATATCTAAATGAATAAGAATATTAAACATTCTTTCTCTATATTTCATTCTCTCAATTTTATCTAAATCTTCATCTAGTTTAACTAATTGATAATATGTATTTTCAGTTATTCCTTTTCTATAATTCCCATCTTGCATAATAATTTCTCTCATAGCTTTAGGTAATCTAGTAAAAGGTTTATATTCTATTGTAAGCTTTTCTCTTTTTAATTTAAAATCATTTTTTAATCTTAACGTTTCCTCAAAACTTTTTACTTTTATAGGAACACATACACCATCTAATTTTTTATCAATTTTACCTAAATCTAATATATGTGTTTCACTATTCTTATTAGCTATTTCTTTAATTTTATTTAATGATATTACAGCCATTTTTCCTCCTATATTTTTACATAAGGGAGGAAAATCCTCCCATAATATTTTACTCAGCAGTAACGTATTCTACATATTTTCCTGCTGTTTTATCAAAGTCATATACTTTACAGAAATATCTTCCACTAGCATTTGTAGAGAAATCTACCGCTTTTTTATCAGCACCTAATGCTACGAATGTATTAACTTTTTGCTCAGTAGTCAAAGCTTCAATCAAGACTCTTGATTTAATTCTTGTACCAACTTGAAGTTTACCTTGAATTGTAGATTCAGGTGACCAACTTGTAGAAGAGCATTTTTTAATAGTAACTGTTCCATCATTTCCTAAAAGTGCTAATAATTTATTATCTTCAGCTTCTTCAGGTTCTGTTGCTCCTTCCTTTACTATATAATCTACATATAATTCAGTTATTTTAGCATCTTCGGGAGCTTTTTCAGTTAATATTTCAGTATAGAAGTTATCTCTTTCAAACATATCACAACCTCTTTGCCCTGTAAAGTTAAATTGGTTAACATCTCCTTCTGCCCACTCTAATGTAGATTTAGCAATGATAGGGAACATTCTATTTACTTGTCCATCTCCTGTCGTAGTCATAAATTCCATACATACAGTTTTGTGTGATTGGTTGAATGAAGCTTCGTAAGGATTTTTCTTCATTGTTACTTTACCACCATTGTTAGGGTCAGCAGTACCAACTTCCTTAATAAAGAATCCTTCATTATATAATAAATATTTATAAGGTTTATTCATTTCATTATATTTTGCTCTAGCTGTTAAAGTTTTATCAGTTCCGTTTGTACCAATAGGAACAATAACATCTTCACCATTTTTAAATGCCTCACCATTAAATAAGTTCAACATTCTGTTTTTAGAGTTTCCATATACGAAATCGTCATTTAAATAGTCAAAATCTTCATAGAAAGAACAAGAAATTTCTCCTGCTGGGTCTTGTTCGTCTAATTGTACTTGACCTATAATAGCACCATTCTTACCTCTAACCCCTTGATAGTCATAGTTTCCTGATGATAGAGCATCGGCAGAGAATGTAACAGGGTCTCCTGTTGTGATTAGTAATTGGTATAAATCAACTGCATGACTTGTTAAGTTTTTACCAAACATAGATAACATGATTTGACCACCAGTTCTATTTGCTATAGCCATTTTCTCAACTCCTTTATTTATAAGTTCTAATTAACATACTACCTCTTAATATTTTGTTTGAGATATTATATTCGCTCATATTAAAAGATAGTTGTGTTTGAATGTAAGCTGTATCTATTTTTTTACCATCGTCGTCATATATATTAAAATCTCTTTCAAATAATTTATGTATTATATCACAATAATAATCAACCTTATGATTATCCTCGTCGTCATACAAAAATATATCTATATTAATTCTATTATAATAGGCAACAGTATTTTTATTCATAGTATTTGCATAATTATAAGCTGAATATACATATATAAAGTCTTTTTCTTTTTCATCAACTTGTTCACTACTTTTTAGTACATACAACTTATCATTATACTCTAATAAATTTTCAATAGGTTCAAATGTTTCCATAGCACCAATATTTGTATCATATTCTTTTATAAAAACACTTGTCCCATCTTCTTTTGTTAAATAATATCTATATACATTAAAATTATCAAATGTTTGAATTTCTTCTTTTCTATAATTAACATATTTATCATAATCTATTACTTGTATACGAGTATGAGTGTCATCATAGTATTTCTTAAATAATAAGGATGGAAGCATAAAATCATCTTTTTTCTTTCCATTATTAATTGGGGTATCTGTAACTAAAATATCAAATTGAGTTTTAAGCATATTCATAATTGTATATTTTAAATCACTCATCTAAACCCCCTTCTCTATTGTATCTACTATAATATTATTTAATTCTTCAAATAGCAATTCTAATCTAGGATTAGAAGCAGTTTCTAATTGGTCTATGCAAAAATCAACGTTATATGGTATAACATTAGTATCTTGTCTAGGGTGTATACTAGAAACTTTTCCCATTTGCTGTTTATAAAAACCATAGTCATCTATCATTATATCATAATCCACATTATTATTTACTGAAACAGAATAATCAGAGTTATCTTGCAATTCTCTTCTTTCTCTCGTTTTCCAAAACTCGAATATTCTATATTCTAGCTCGGATACCAATTCGGGTTTACCTAAATCATATAATATATTTGCTATTATATCTCTTACTACACCTGTGTCATATGCTGTTGTTTTTCCTATTTCAGCTACTAATTGTGCAACTAAATTTTTATAGTTTTCTCCAAACATTTTATCAAAATCTCTAGCTATAATATGTAAGTCGGCTATTAAACCATATAAAGTTTTACTTTTAGTTGCCATTAGTTCAAATCATTCCTATAAATAACACCGACTAAACTTATGGTGTTATCAAAGATATTATTTATAATTTTATGTTGAACTTGGTATTCAACTCTATTATATATAATTCTATTAAAACCTTCAACTTTACCATTAACTGAGATTAAATCATCTATTAAAATGTTAAAAACTTTATAATCTTTACCAACAAATTCACTATATTTTAATAAATCTATTTGTTGGTCTGATATTGTACAATTTGTAACAACAGATGTCTTATCAGAGTAAATTATTTTTATTTTTTTTGATAGCACATCTCTCAATTTTTTCATTGATTTTGAGTGCATATCCCTCAAATCCCTAATATCCAAACTCCCTATTGAAATATAATATTGATTTAGATTCTTTCTTACCCTCTTCTTGTTCTATCGCTTTTTGATACTCACTTTCACAATATGATAAATAATATTTACATTTTTCTATTTCACTTGATACATCTTGCATAGTTATAGTGTCGTCAGCAGATTTAGTAGATTTAATTCCTGCTAAATCTCCATGAATTAATTCTGCTAGATATTCTTGTGTTTTATTTATTTCACTAGCCCAATAGGCTGAATCTTTTATTTGAGCTATCATTCTACTCACCTACTTTGTAGTAGTTGTTTTTTTAGTTGTAGTTGTTTTTGGTTTATCTTGAGATGAACTCAAAATAGAACATAAATTATCTATTTTTTCAGATAATTTTAATATTGCTAATGTCTGCAACAATACAGGAGGATTTGAATTTTTGATATCTATATTATTTCTATCACATCTTCCATATATATCCATTAACAACTCACTTAATTCTTTATCTATTTCTTTATATTTTTCTGTTAAGTTCATGTATTCCTCCATTTAATTGGGGAGAAATACATCTCCCCTAAACTATTATTTCATTTCTTTATAGTAAGTAGAAACTAGGTTTTTACAGAATGTTTCTATTTTATTAACAGTATTAGTATCTGCCCAACCATCTTTTCCTGAACCTGTCTTACCTTTATTTAAAGTATCAAGAATAACTCCCATATGTCTTTTAGCAACAATTTGCTCAACTGGGAATACTTGAACAGTTCCACCTGATAAATCTTCAGCAGATTCTAATCTATTCTTCTCTCCTATGAAATCTTTTACGAAAGCAATTCCTCTTTGTTCAGGGTCTGGAGATTGAGTTTTAATAATTAAATCTACAACTTGAGCATCTATGAATATGATAATTCCTTCAGGTAAATAGTTATCCATATCTATCCAGTTACATCCCATAGCTTGTCTATATCTTAAAGGAATTCCTTCTAATAATACTTCGTCTTTATTTGCCGCCCATTCTGTTGTAGAAGCTATTGTATTTCTGATTGTTTTAGAGTTTGCTAAAGCAAATGGTTTTAAAGGTGAAGCATCTTTATATGATTTTAATAAATCAACACAATCATCTATATCTGATAATGCAAAAGTCTCACCTTTTGTTCCTCTATAATGACAAGCATTTGTTAGTTGAATATGTCCTTTTTTGAAATCAGATACATCTTCTCCTCTTAGCCAACCAAAACTTCTTACATAGTTATCATCAGAAGAAGCAGTTGCCTCAGTAGGAATTGATGTTGATAAAGAAGAACCTGTCATTAATGTAATTAAAGCTTGATAAGGTAGTATATTGTTTTGATAAAGATTCATATAAGCCTCTAATTGTTCAGTCATTGGTTTAACTAAATCAACACCAGCCTCTCTTGCTTTTAAAATTTCTTTTGTAGTATAGTTATAAGTAATAGCAGTAAATCCTTCATCTGATGGCATAATGAATTTATCTACATATTTAGAGAATCCATATCCATTATCTGTATATCCACCTTTAGTGAAGAATACATTAAATCTTTCTACTGGAATAGGTTGTCCTGCTACTCTATCAACAGTTTTTGTTCTAGCTTGTAAGAAACTTAAAAATGGTAAAGTTCCTCTTTCAACAGCAGTATTTCCTGCTCTTAAAGTTAATATAAAATCTTCTAATTTTTTATCATAGTACTCAGACCCTAATTTTCCAACATCTCTAAGTCCGTTAATTATTGTTAAAGCCATTTATTTATCACTCCTTATTAATTATTCTTCTGCAACAGGTAGAGCAGTTAATGTAAGGTCAAATCTAACCATTCCATCACCAATTCTTTCAATCATTCCTACTACAAATCCTGTAGCTGGTTTTTCAAGTGTTAGTCCTGAATCACCTAGATATACTAAATCCCCAATATTTTTTCCTGATAGTTGAGATTCAGTAAATACACCTGATACTAAGAAATGCTTATGTAAAGAAACTCTTGCACCTTTACCTAATTTAGTTGCATCTCTTTCTCCTGTAAATTGGTAAGCTTCTCCCCATTTTTTAGTATCTGATTCAGACACGATTCCAACAGGTTTTTTCTCATGAGTAGCTTTGATTAATTTTCCGTCTGTATCAATAGCTACTAAATCTCCAACTTCTAAATCAACTTTTGTTTCAAGGTTTGCCCAACTCGAGAAATAATCAGCAGGTCTAGCAATACCATATACTTTTTTAAGTATTTTTTCAGCCATCTTTTTATCACTCCTTTATTTTAATCTTGGATGTCTTTTTAAAAATTCTTGAAATGGGTCAACTTCTTGTTTAGTTTCTAATTCTTTTTTCTCTAAGATAGATTGTCCCGCTTCAGCTTTTCTATTAAAAATGCCAAGCTCTTCATCATGATTAATTGATTCTAATAAGAAGTTCATGATCATTCTCGATTGAGATACACCTTTAGTTTCCAACTCAGATAAAATTTTATCTAGCTGTTTTACTAAATAAGGTCTTTTAATTTTTTCTTGCATAACTTCTTGTCTAAAACCATTTAATTCATTTAAGCTAGCTTGTTCTTTTAATTTATTTTCTAGTTCTTGAATTTTAGAACTTAATTCATTTTCTTTCTCTTTAATTTTTTTAGCTTGTTTTTCTCTTTCTCTTTCAAGTTCTAGTGCTTGTTTTTCCTCTAAAGCTTTTCTTAAGTTAGTTTTAACTTCCTCTATATCAACAGCATTTTGAACTTGTTTTTCTAAATCTTCCTTTTCAGATTTAACTTTTGTAAGTTCCTCTAAAGTTAATTTAGATTGAGAATTTAACTCTTCTATTTTTTTCTCTAGTTCAGATTTCGATTTTACCTCATTTTCTAATGTTGCTACTTTATCTACATAAGATTTAGTAGTTTCATTCATTAGATTATCGTATTCAGCCAGAGTTTTTAATTCTTCCTCTGTTAATTGCTCATTATTCTTTCTTTTCTCTAATAACTCTAATAACATCTTTTTACTCCTCCACTTTTGAATTTGCATTAGCTACTTCCATAGTAATTTCTTTTTTAATTTCTCCTTCTCCAACAGATATATCATCTGTTCCATTTAAAGCTTCTTTATTTATTTGTTTAAAGTGTTCATCTACTTGGTCTAAAGTTTTTCCATTTCTAATTAATAAATCTTTTATTGTTGATTGACCTGTTTGTAACTCTAAATTATCTAGTAATAAATCATCATATTTACTATTTCTAATAATAGAACGAGGTTTCTCAAATGAGAAATTTAAATCATATTTTTTATCATAAACACCATTCTCTTTAAATAATATCATAAAATATTTTTTAAATCCCTCAATAATACTATCGACATATCTAGTTATTTTTGTTTCCATTCTAGCATTTACTTGTTGCATAACCTTAGATGAGTCAGAACTACCTACTCTATTCATTAATGTAGGATTTGTTACTCCAACTAAATTATATAAATCATCTAAAATTCTATCTTCTTCTGTAAACATAGATTCATTTGTTGCACTAGCATGTTGTATTACTTGTCCTTTTCTATACTCCATATCATCATCTTTTTTAAAAGATTCAGCAATCCTTACACCACCAATTCTTCCATCTCCTTCAACATAATTACAGTCTACAAGAGATATTCTTGGGAATCCCATTTGACGATTAGTTGCTCTAATGTCTGACTGAACTTGCATTAAATACAAGCATACATCTATATAATCCTCAGCAGGTATAACACTAAATTTTTCATTTTTTCTTTTGTCACTAGAGATATGAATAATAGGAATTATATCTTTATAACTATCTCTATTATCTATTTGTTTAACTTTTACAGAATTATTTTCATCTATTAATTGTCCCTGCTCTATTCTAGGTGAACCTGTATAGTTTATTCTAGTAACTAAACCTTTTTCAAAAATATATATAGCCGTTCCACTTTTTATCGGGTCTACATAACCTGTGAAATAGTTTACAACTTCTTTCACAACCTCTTCTTCATAAATATATGTTTTAGGAGTATTATTTGCTTCGTTCATAATGATATTTTTCATATATCTTCCTTCTAATAAAGATATATTTGGAATTATGTCGCCGTCAGTATCTTTATCATCATCAAAATATATATAAAAGAAGCAATCTCCCTCTGTTTCTAATATATCATATATTTGTGAATTTAATTGATTCCATTTAATTTTATCCATAGCTTTTTTTATAAGCCTATCTTTTTTATTTTTATTTTTTTTACCTTCAGTAACTTGTGGTTTTAAAATAGGACAAAATGATATAAAATAATCTAATACTTGATTTAATGTCTTTCTATCAGTAAGCAATTTTCTCATACTTTCATCACTTATCATTCCATCGTTGCTTGTATAAAATTTTTGCTTATAATATTCAAAAGAACGATTATATCTAATATCTTCTATTTTTTTAATTATTCTATATCTATCATTGTAGGTGTCATATCTTCTATTCAATCCTTTGATTTTCATTCACCTCCCCTATTTTTATTATTACTTCTATAGTTGTTATATTATAACGGTATATCCCATATAGTATTTACTTTTAAAGAAAAAGATGGTTTTTCTATCTCTGTGCCAATTTCTTTGAATTTATTTAATTTAATCCTCCATCTACTAGCACCATCATCTGCGATTTCTTTTTTTCTAAATTTTTCAAATGCTTCAGTAAAACATATATTAGCTAAAGCTAAAGAGTTGACATGGTCATCTGAAAAATCTCCCCCTGTAGGAGCATAATATTTTATAGTATCACTATCTTTTTGACCTTTTTCTTTAATCATGTAACACATCTCGTCAATAAGTTTATGTGATTCCCAAGAAGCATCTTCTTTTAAAAGTTTTAATCGTCCACTAAACATAGTAGATTCTAAATATCCAAACAACTTTTGTTTAGTAGATTGATTATAATAATATGGTATTATCAATGTATTTATACCTATTTCTTTTATTTTTTTTCTCAGTGTTTGAACAAAGTAAGCTTGATGAGATGTTGAATCTACACAAATCATATCTATTTTATACATTTTGCAATCATGTGCCACTTGCTCAGCCACTAATTCATGTTCTACTCTATTCTTATCTTTATTGTAAGTTTTTATATCAAATACATTGTTTGATATCTCACCATCTTCATCTATAGTAGTTTCTATTCCTGTAAACACCCTAAAGTCCTTTTTAGGAGATATATCTAAACCAGCAACTATATATTTTTTATTTCCCATATTATTTACAGGCATATATATATCATTTATAGGAATATTAGAATCTTCTAAAACTTTTCTTGTACAAAACTTACCATTCATATCCATGAAATCCATATCATAGTTCCATTTTGTAGCCGAAGAGTTTTTACCATTCATTCTAACAAATGATTCGTATTCAGATTTATAGTTTTCAGCTAAGTTTTTATTAACCATGCTTCTGTATATATAGACATCTTCATATCTGAATATAACTTTTCTAACTTCTTTACTTTTATATTTCATATGTATCAAACTAGAGTTATCAAACCCTGGTACTCCAAAAAAACATTGAGAACCAGCTGTAGAAGTAGAAAAAGGTGCTATCGAAACATCAAAAAGTTCATTATTAACTAAACCTGCTTCATCAATTATTGTGATATGACTTGTTAATGAATCTTGATTTTTACTACATGTTATAGCAAAACCTTGAGAATATGGGATAACTTCTCCATCAAAAAATCTTTTATTTATCTCCATTTTACCATCATTATCTAATATAGTAGGCATATCTTTTTTTGTTAATAGCTTATCTCTGTGTCTTTCGTTATAAAAATCAACAGCTTTATAAATATAATTCTTACATTCTTTAAAAAGTTTTTGAACCTTTGTGTTCTCGTAACCACCTAATATTACATTAAATCTTTCTATTTCCGTATCTATATATTTTAGAGCAAATACCATACACCAACCAATAAATAGCTTTATAAGTTCTGATTTTCCTGCATATTTTTGTTCACACTAATTCGTGACATCAGTGCCGTTAAAATAAATTAACTGCTATATATTTCTATATAGTTCAGAGTACATCTTTATAAATGTCTTTTATCTGTAAATATTTATCATACTTTCTATCTAAGTATATATTAGAATTGTCATATAAATAATTTACTACATTGTAAGCATTTCTACGAGAAAAACCTAATTGGAATATGTTTTCTTTTCCTTTACCTGTACATCTAATTACTCTAGCATTTGTTTTTATACTACCATCATTTTTTAACCAATCTAAGACACCATTTAAAAATTCAAATGTTCCTAATATAGAGATATTTGGAACTTTCTTTTCCCCATATATACCTAGGCTTCCGTCACCATCTACATAGCCTCTGATAAAATGTTTTATCAAAGAAATTTCTTTAAATATATTTTTATTAGGAAACGATAATTTCAATGATTTATTTTCTATACAACCTTTATCCGCTAAATCATTATACATTTTCTCTCTATGAACCGAAAATCTATAAGCAATAAATTCTTTTCCATTGCATCTAGCTATTCTTTTTCTAATTGGAGAATCGGAATGTATCATATTTTTAAATTTTTCTAAATGATTTTTATCTATTTCTGCTAAACATAATTCTATAACACAACTATTACCTTTTCTTTTTCTAACGTAACCATCAGCATATAGAAAACCCAACCAATAAGCTTTTTCTTCAGTATCTATCTTTTCAAAATAATTTTCGTTTACTTCGATTATTTGTTTTTTTCTATCTGTAAAAAATGATAATCGTTCTGTTACACTTCTTGGTACTCCGAAAATTTTAGCTATACTTCTAGCACTTTCATTCGGATGTTCTAACATATAATCCAATATTTTTCTCTTTTTTTCATAAGAACCATGACATCTATTTGTAGAATGTAAACATTCTAAGCTACAACATGAACATTTACCCTCAAATTTCTTCCCACAAACAGGACATATTCTAAGTTTTAATTCACTTTTTGACATTTATACTCACCATTCCTTGACGCTTTCCAAGACCTTACTCGTTGACCTTTATACTATATTATATCATAAATAAAATATTTTGTCAATCAAAATATAGTACCTTAGGTGCGGATTACCCAATCTTTTGAATTTTTACTATACCAATAAGAATTACCTTTTGCCATTATATTATTACTAATATAATTTAGTATCAAAAGCTCTAAGGGAGTTCCCGCAGTTAGATGAGTTTATAGACAGCCAAGTATTAACTGTCTCGCCCATGCCATAAGATTTTTAGCTGATTTTTTATAAACCAAATCATGTATGAGCATTAAAAAACAAGCCATTTGATACGGAAATAATGGTACTGTTCTATATTTTCCTGTTTTTTTATCTCTTTGTCTTCTTACAAAATTAACAAACTCTATAGCTTCCATAAAAACAGGATAGTCTTGTATCCACTTCATATCTACTATTGTGCCGTCATCATCAATAGAACAATCTACTCCGATAGGATACGGAGTTCCTTTCGCGTCTTTCATGAAAACAACTTTCGTATCACCAACAATGAACATATCATTCATTATCTTTTTCACCACCTATTTTTTCAACCTTACCTAATAAAGCAAAATTAAATACTTTTTTAGAAAAATCTTTAAATTCTTCCATAGATTCGTTAAGTATTTGTTCTTCTGTTTCATCGACACTTGTTTCATCAATATTTTTCATTAACTTATCTCTTTTTTCTATATAGGAACTAATAGAATCCATTATTGACATTCTCATTTTTAAATCTTCTTTATCACAAGCTTCTAGATTTTCATAAGCATATCCTAATAATCTATTTATTTCCTCTATACTTGATTGTTTATAATATTTCGTATTTATACGAATAGTTTCTATATAGTTTTCCAAACACTTCTTATAATAAGCTTCATTTTCTAAAGATAATTCGCCATTATAAATGTTTTTTATTTGAGGTAGCTCAACAGTAAATCCTTCAAGCAACATTTTTTCACGTATCGTTATTGGGACTAGATTTCTAGCCTTATACTCCAATACCTTTTTAACTATCTCATCTTTAGTATTAAACCTATCCAATTTTTTATTAAGTGTTTCTATTTGTTTTTTTAAATGAATATTTTCAATATCTAACTTTTCAGCCTTTTGCTCTACTTCGGTTAATTGAGAAGTTAATTCTATATACTTAGATATGAGTTGTGGTTTTGTAAAGCTATCTAAATAAGAAGCTCCACTCTTTTTATTACTAGGACTAGCCATTTACACCACCCTCTTATAAAACTTTTTCATCTCTTCTTCAGCATTAAAACCCAAATTCTTCCACATACTTAATGCCAATCTTGAAACATCATCAAGTGACATATACTCATATTTTTTAGGTAATCCTACATATTTAATTAACTTTCTCTTAATAGTATCATTGCTACTTATTGATTTTTCTTTGGTGTAGCCTTTATTATTTTTTCTACTCCATTCTTCAAAATCAACTTTTATCCTATTTGTTACAGTAGTATTATACTTATATATCTCTTCCTCTTTAACATCTAGTTTATCTTTCCAATAAGAAATAGTACCTGTTGATACCATTTGTTTTTCACCTGTATATTTATTAATGCTATACATACCTGTATAATCAAAAAATTCCTCAGTAGACCAAAGTATTCTGTCGGATACTTTATTCCCATCTTCGTCTACATAATTTGACAACAGGTATGATTTAAAATCTTTTTCAGATATTTTTAATTTTTTATTCAATTTTATCACCACCTATTGTTTTATAAACAGACCGCCATATTCTGAAACGGTCTATCTTAGGAGGAACTAATATTTTTGAGAAAACTTAGAATTTTTGAGATATTTAAGGAAGAAATCATTTTTGTCTTTTGAAGACACAAATTTATTGTACATTTGTAAACTACATTCGTATACATATAAGTGATTAGACTTAAAAAATATGTATAATTCACCTTTATCTTCAAAATAAAATATGGATTTTATATTAGATGATTCAATTTTAATTTCTTTCATTTTATCCACCAATTCACATATTAAATAAAGTAGAGATATCCGAAATTATCGAACTTTTTAATCCCTACTATATATTTGACCTTTGGTTTTCTTCAATCTGAAGCCATTGGTACTTTCCTTATAAGACTTATTTGTTGAAGTATTACCTTCTAAGTTATTTGTTTAGTAAAAGCTTAACCTACCTCTTCTCTCGGATTTGTCAGGTGAGGTTTCTTCGCAAATACTCCCTACTTACTACTCAATATTTATAACGAAACTAGGCTCTCCGTTAAAGCAAGAAGAAATCTCGTATTAGACTAAAAACGAATTATAAAATTTCGCAATTAAACCAAAATCGAAACAAGAGTTTTTCCGTTGCTCTTACAACACACTATCCTTATATGATAGCACATTTTCAAAGAATATTTAAGTACAGTAAGTAGCTAAGCTATTGAACCAAAAATTAATATTCTTTTAAAGGTATACCATTAAAAATATCCTTAAACTAATAAGGCTTATTTGTCGACTTTCAATTCTTTAAAAAATTCAATTCATTAGTTATCTAACTAACAAGTTAGATTTTATTTGTATAAAAGGCTACCCGTCGTTCCTATGACTTAGATAGAGTACAAGTAGCAGTTAATGATGTGAAAAATAGCTAGCATATCACATCGTTGATATTTTATTAAATCGACCTACTTCTGTTCCACATTGTTAAGATGTGTAAATAAGTCTATATCATACTATTTATGGAGGAGGAATTCGGACTTGCACCGAAACATGAGCTTTCGTTCACTACTGGTTGATTAGCAATCAACTCCCTTGCTAAATTAGGGTTATATCTTCATTATGGAGGACACGAACGGATTTGCACCGTTATAACACAGATTTGCAGTCTGTTGCATAACTATTCTGCCACATGTCCATATGGGAGGAGGAGAGAGAAGATTAACTTCTCTCACAATATATGAAATGAACTCAGAAAGAGATTACAAAGATAGTATCTTATCTGATTATATTTCACTAAGATAGAGCTAAGCATAGCAACAAAAATAAATATATTAAAAAAGGAGGTGTCTTAAAAACGTCAAAAAAAGAAAACTTAGCTCTATTTTACTAAAATATATTGACAAAATTGTACTATTATGATATAATATGATTGTACAGATAAATTGTACGATTATGTCTTACATAATACTATATCGTGTATTATTCATAAATTTACATTTTTTGGAGGAAAATATGGAAAAAATATATAAAGAAATAAAAAAACATATAAATCAATCAAATATAGCTACATTTATAACAAATTATGATACTTCTATTTCTAAAGAAGATTTAATACAAGATGTTTATATAAAAGTATATAACAAAGATATTAAATATATTCATAACAATATAAAAAACGCATTGATAGATATATATAGAAAAAAGAAACTAAGATACATTCAAAAAGTAGATATTGATGAAATAGAACAAGAAACAAAATCTTTTGAAGATAAAGTTGTTATAGAATTATCGTTAAATGATTTACGTAAACAAGATGAAGTTATTTATAATTGTTTATATTATTATTTTATCAACAATATGACGTATAAAGAGGTTTCTAAAATAATTGGAATATCTTTTAATGGCGTAAAAAATAAAATAGATAAAGGTTTAGAAATAATATCAAACATGTAATCCTGTATAAAAAGTACAGGATTTTTAATTTCCTGTATAGAACATAAGAAAAAGAAAAGAGAGGTTTTATTCCTCTCTTACTACTCCTAAATTTACATCTTTTTCAAATTTATCTTTTAAATAAACATATCCAGCATTAGTTATCGAAACTTGTAAATTATGTTTTACAATTCCATTTTTATAAACTCCACTTATATTGCATACAAATAATTCATAAATGTTTCCATTAGAACTTTTAAATCTTTGTTGTTTAAACTCACATTTTTCATAATCAAGCCAACCTAAATTTATCAATCTTTTCTTCAATTCACTTTCATTCCCAAAAATAAGTTCACTAGCCCTACCTAAAGATATTTTTCCCATATCACATAGATTGAAAAAATACTCTTTCATACGTAAATAATCATTTTCTAATTTTTTGAATTGTTCTTTATTAATATTTTCTTCATCTATAATATAGCCATTCTTTCTAAGAGAAGGCAGTACATCTCCAAATACCCATTTTTGAAAATTACGAGCTAACAAATATCTGTCTATATCAGACTTTCTTATTTTACAAATTATTTCATATAAAGCAAATTCATTGATAAACATAGCATCGTAATTATTACCTTGAGCTGTGCTCATATTACGAGTACAGCTATTTTCTTCAATAAAATCTATGTTTCTAGTCATATTTGTAGTTTTTTGGTATCCTAGAAATTCACTTATATCTTGTGCTTTAAACCACTCTTTTCCTTCAATAATATAAACATCCAATTCAACACCTAATCTTTCATTTCTAAATCCATTTTTAATAATTTCCATATTTTTCTCCTCCTAATTTTTATTTATGAGAGAGAAGAACTAACTCCTCTCTCGATTATCATAGCATATTTTTATTTATTTGTCAATACTATTTGCATAATAAATTTAAAAAAGTTTTTCTTTTATCTGTTAAACTCTTAAAACTAGCTTTAACCATAGCATCTTTATCACAGATAACAACTAAATTTTCACTTGCTCTCGATAAACCTACATATGTTAAATTTCTTGATAGCATAAAAGAGAAATCATTTATACCAACAAATATAACATTCTTAATTGTAGCTCCTTGAGTTTTATGAACACTATTAGCATAAGATAGCATTATTTGTGTCGCCACAATATCTTCATCATAATCTAATATTTTTTCATCATATAATCTCTTTATTCTATAAAAAGTTTTTTCAACAGGAATTCCTTCATCATCTATTGTTTTACAATTATATTTATCTAATATTTCGATTAACTCACCATTGTAAATTCCTAAAGATGTATTGTTTTTTATGTGCATTAACATATCATTTTTCTTAAAAACTTTATATCCATCATCATATAAAATTTCACTTTTATTTTTCTCTTGCATATATAAGTTGAAAGCATCGCAACCATTTTCTCCTTTTCTTTGTGGCATTATAACAGCAGTTTCTTTCCAATCCCAACCTTTTGTTTTAATAATTCTTTCTATTTGAGAGAATAATTCTACTTCTCTATCATAGAACTCTACTCCTTTTAAATCTCTTTTATTCATTACAGGTGCTTCAAATCTATTGTTACCACAAAACATATTGCATAAATATGGAATATAGCTTTCATTAGAAGCTCTCATTATTTGTGTTAATTCAAATATATTTCCTTTTAACCTACCACATTTTAGCAAATTCATAATGGAAGACAAAAAATCTCCTGCTGAAATAGATGGAAGTTGATATTTATCTCCAATAAATAAAGGTTTTGTTTTAGTTCTATCAATAACAAGATATTTTAACATATCTATATGTTGGCATGAACACATACCAAATTCATCAATGATAACATAATCAGTTGTTATTCTATTATCAGTAGCATATCTTCTATGAATAGTTTGAGATTCTCGACCCGTTTTTTCTGTTAAGTTAAATGAAGCAATCCCTGTTGGAGCTAAGAGAGTATATGTCATACCATAAGAGTCTAATAAATCTAAAAGTACTTTTGTTAGGTATGATTTCCCCCCTCCTGACACTCCAATCAACATGTTAAAGTTTTCATCAAAAAAGTGTTCAACAGCATATTTTTGTTCTTTATTTAATGTTGGATTTTTCTCTAAAACCTTTTCAATGATATTCCAATCAACTTTTTCTCTATCTTTTTTCTCTAATTCTTTAGACCATTCAAAGATATATCTTTCTGTTGAATACCATAATGGAGTAGTTATGTAAACAGGAAAAGAACCATTGTCTATCTCATACTTTGATAATGTTTTATATTTACTATCTAAAAGTATATACTCTCCCTCACAACTCAATATACAATTCATAATAAGTTCTTGATGAACTTTTAATTCATTTACCATAGTTTTGATTATTTTAGGTAACTCTAGTATTGTATCTCCATTACTAGATTCCTCAACAGTTGAAACTATACAAGCTGTTACTCTAATAGGACTAAGCATATCAAATCCTAATTTTTGAGCATAAGTATCAGCTCTCTTAAAACCAACTCCATCCATAGCCATAGTTAAATATGGGTTTTCCTTAAATTTCTCAAACCATTCTTTACCCCAATATCCTCCATAATATCCTTTTATTTTTTCTAGTGTTTTTGTGGCTATACCATATTTTTTTACTATCCACATTTCTTTTTTAAGCAAATCTGCCATTTTTATCATCCTCCTTTTTTACTAATTATAACACATAAATAAATTAAAGTCAATAAAAAAGAGAAGATTTTTACATCTTCTCTACTCTCCTTTAATTCTTTCTACTGCTATATCAAAATATTTCTCATCTAACTCTATTCCTATAAATTTCCTATTTAAATTTTTACAAGCAACACCCGTACTACCTGAACCCATAGTAAAGTCTAAAACTAAATCTCCTTCATTTGTATATGTTTTAATTAAATCTTCAAGTAATGCTATCGGCTTTTGAGTAGGATGATATCCGTCGTAATCTTTTTTATATTCTAATATATTAGACTTATATTTTGAATCTTTAGGTAAATTAAAAATAGAAGTATATTTTTTATTTACCTTTTTAAGCTCATCATATGTCATATAATCTTTAAATTCATTTATTTTATAAATATTTATGAGTTTATTATATGTCTTTTCTTGAGGTAATTTAAATTGATTACTTTTATGCCTAAAGCAATGGTCGACACATTGTCCTATATCTTCTATAATTTTTGATTTAGGTTTATTTATATAAAAATAAAGTTTTTCAAAATATTTCCTTAAAGGATTTTCAAAATTTGAATCAAATACTTTTCTGAATACACATATATCCTCAAAATAATTTACTGGTGCTTTTTTTGCTATTAGAGAATTAGCAAAATGGTCTTTTACCCATATACATCTATATGAAAAATTAATATTCATATGATTATACTGCACCAATTCACTTGTATATGGTTCTTGAGAAAATATTATTATATTTGCTTTTTCTCTACTAATTTTATCTATACATTTAAACATAATATCTGTATCTATTTTTGTATCCCATTCTGTTTTTCCACTCAAACCATGATTAACTTCTTTTATATTTTTTATTGTACCATAAGGAGGGTCTGTTATTATAGCATCAACCCTAATACCTAAATCTATTAATTTATTCATTATTTCAATGCCATCCCCTTGATATAACTTTATATCTTTGTTCTCACTAAACCAATATTTCATATTCTCCTCCTCTATAATACCATCATTTCATCAGATTCACATTCTTCAAAAAACACTATTATTCCAAGTTTATGTAGACAGTCTTTATAAAATTCTATTTTTTCATCTACATTATCTAAAAAGTCAGATTCTAAAGAATAACCCTCAACAACTCCCAATATTGTTTTTATTGACTGTAATTCTCTTACTGCTATTGAATGTGTTTTCTTTTCTAATTTCTCTCCATTTCCATTTACTAATTCAAAATATCTGTTTTTCTCTCTTTCCTTATCGTAAATTACAAACATATTATTTCCTCCTCTTATTTTTGTTAATTTATTATAACACATAAATATTTTTATGTCAACTGTTTTATAGTAATTATATAGAGAAAAATTTAAGTTTTATTATCTCTAGTTGATAAATTATACCTATAAGGTTATTGGAATAGGTTTTAGAGGCATATATTTAATAAGAGGTCGAATTTTTACATATATTAATGTAGGGATTAGGGTGGTTATTTTTTATTTATTTTTTGGGAGGAAAGAGGGAGAGATTTTTACACATATTATTGGTTATCTTCTTATTCTCATTCTCTCTTCTCCATCTTATTTTTATTTAGAGAGGGAGAGGGGTTATTTAAGAGGATGATTTTTTGGATTAGGGTCTTGGATTTTTATTTTGAGAGAGGAGAGATTATTCTGTTGAGCCGTAGGCGAGACAGCCTATTATCAAAACAACTTTTATTTTTAAACTGACTTATAATTTACTTTTTATCTTTTACCCCTTTTAAGAATAAGAAATAGTAGTTTTTATGGGTATTTGTAATATGGTTGGGTTCTAAAATGAGAAATGAAGGTTCTAAAATGAGAATAAAAAGTTCTAAAATGAGAATACAAGGTTCTAAAATGAGAAAGTGTCACAGTATTGGGTTCTAAAATGAGAAAAATAAGGTTCTAAAATGAGAATATAAAAATAAAAAACAAAAATAAATATTGACATATTTTGTCTTTTATGATATAATATATGTATACAAATAATTACAATATTTTCAAAGAGGTGTTTTTATGAAAAAAGTATGGACAAAAGACAAAGTAATATCATCTAGATTGAATGATGATATATATTACAAATTAGAGGAAGAGGCTTGTAAAAAATGTATGAGTTTGTCAAATTTAGTAAGAATAATATTAACTAAATACGCAAATAAGGGAGGGCACGATAATGATATATAAAGTATTTAAAAGATTCGTCTGCAACGAACTTTTGAAAAAAGGATATAAATTATTATATGTAGAAGCTGATGAAAAAACTAACAATAAAACAATATTCTGTTTTGAAAAAACAGATGATATTCATAATGTTGTTTTAAAAATAAAAAATGAACAAAAATAAATAAATAAATAAATAAATAAATAAATATAACGGTAAGGAGTGATTCGGTAATGAATAAAGATTTATTAAAAACACAGCAATTATTCAAAGAATATATTTTAAAAGATATATTTCTTTATGAATTAAAAATACATGAGATAAGATTGTGTATATTTTTAACAAGTAAGAAAAAAACACTATCAAAAATGTCTTATGATGAAAAAATGTGGGTAGCTGGTGGAGTATGTCGAAACTATTCATTATTACAAGAAGCTGAAAAAAATTTAATTAATATAGGATTAATTAATAATGATGGTTATGGATTATCAATAAAAGAAAACGAGTTTGTTCAATCTAATAAACTAGACTTTTATTCTTGTAAAACTCAGAGAGAATTATTTTTGAAATGTCTGAAATATTGGTATAAAGGTGGCAAATATATATCCGTAAAAAAAGAATACATAGAAAATATGTTTGGCACTATTCCTAAAATTAGAAATAAAAACATTAAATATACAGCTTCAAAATTAGGAATACAAATTTCTATTACTGAAAGAAAAAATGATTATCTAGTTGAGTTCGGTAAAACTTCCAATAAAGATTATAAGAAAAAATCTGAAAAAATAATAAAACCTAAAGAAAATAAACAAAAGGTAGAAGTTGAAGTAAAAGAACCTGTCATATCTAGTAATATGATAGATGATTATGAATATTATCTATATGAGCAAAGAGAATATGCTAAGCAACAATTAGATGAAATAGAGAAAGAAGAATGTGCAAATTATTTTAAAGAAATGGAAAAAAGAATATTGACTGATTCTTGCAATAAACCTAAAGAAGTTATTGTATTTAATGGAATGGAATTTACAAGTGAAGAATTGGATGAATATTTTTCTTAAATATCTTGACATTTAACACATTCTATGATATAATATAATAACCAAGAGAAAGAGGAGGAGGAAATTATGACAGAGGAGATGAAAGCTATTATAAATGCACCCGAAAAGCATATTGCTATAAACGCATACGCGGGTTGTACAAAGAGTAGTACAATGCTCGAATATATTAAAGCTCATCCAAATGAAAATATTACTTTTTTAGTTTACAATAAATCTATGGAGATGGAGTTTAAACAAAGAGCTAAAGACACAACAAATGCTAATATATCAACAATACATTCATTAGCATATAAATGGTTTACAAATAAATACAGGAAGAGAGCATTTAAAAATATTTCAGTAGTAGACGTAAAAAATGTTTTAAAAAGTAGAATGGAATATTCGCAATTGAGCTTGATAAAATTCTACTATGATATGTATTTGTGTTCTGATGTTGAAGACCCTAGAGAACTACAAACATTATCAGATGATGATAAACATTTATTACCTTTTGTTAAAAGATTATTTGATTATTATGTTAATTCTGATACTATTCAACACAATGTTTATTTAAAACTGTTTCAGTTATCAAAAGAAAAAATAGATTGTGATACCTTAATTGTTGATGAGTTTAACGATGTTAATATGTGTATGTTATCAATAGTTGTTAATAATTTAGATAAAAAAGTATTAGTTGTTGGAGATTCTTTACAAAATCTAAACTCTTTTAATTATACTGTTGATGGATTGAGTATAATGATAAAGAAGTATAAGTTTAAAGAATATAGTTTAACTATGTCATTTCGTGTAAGCGAAGATGTTGCGAGTGTTGCTTCTAGATATTTGAGTTATATGTATGATGATACTATAAGATTTCATGGTAATAAACATACTAAGTTTGCTAAAATAGACTTAACTAGAGCAACAAAGGATAATCAAGTCCATTTATTATGTAGAAATAGATTAGGTGGACTTATAGAGGTTTTAAAAGTATTATCTGTAAATAAAAATAAAAAATTCTATTATGTAGGTGGAATAGATAGTTTTGGGTTGAAAGATATCGAGAGAATCCATCAATATAATGGAACTATTTATATAGGTGGAGAAAAATTTCATATAAGCCAACTAAGAAAAATGCTAAATGATGATATAAAAGACCCTGAAATATCTAAAGCTGTATCATTGTATGATTTTGGTAAGAAATATGATGAGTTCTTACCTTTATTGAGATTTGCAGAAACAACTAATAAAGATGAAGCTGATATTATAGTACAAACTGCTCACTCGAGTAAAGGATTAACAGTAAAAAATGTTTATTTGGCGAGTGATTTCAAACCTATTGAAATAATAAAAAAAGAAATGCTTTTAATGAAAGAAAGTGGAAATGAATATTTATATAATGTATCTAAGAGTGAGATTAATTTGCTTTACGTAGGTATGACTAGACCAACTGAACTATTAGATTTAAATCAAGTATTAAATAGAACAGATAAAAGAGATAACTTGATAGAGATAGAGAGTGAAAGCGATGTTATTTTAAAGAGGTGATAAAATGATTAAAAAGTGCTTATGGTGGATAATAGGATTTATTGTTACTATTCTTATGCCACCACTTGTAGTAACTGGAATAACTTATGCTGTTTTTCCCACTATAAAACTTAGTTTTAAACAGATATTTTGGTTAGTTATAATTTGGTGGTTATCTTTAAATTATATTACAATAAATATTGAAAATGCTATTAAGAATAAAAAGGGAGAATGATATCTCCCTCAATTTTTATAAAAAATAATTGACATTATTTAAAAATTAGTGTATAATGATTATATAGAAAATAAAAATAGGAGGATAAATATGATATTAGATATGAAGGAGTTTCAAGAATTTAAGAAAAAACAAGTATCAGCACGTGCTGAAGAATTACGTAAGAGAGGAACCGTGCCTACTTTATATATAATAACAGATGATGCAGACCCAAGAACTCAAACTTATATGAAAAGTAAGTTGAGTATGGCTGATAAATTGGGTATAAAAGCTGAAAAAGTTGTAGTTAAAAATATAGAAGATTTATGTAATTTAACTTTTGATTTATTGTTAAATAATGCTAGAACTATATGTCAATTACCTATTTCTAAAGAAATAGAAGATAAATATATGGAAAAAATATCATTCTTTGATGATGTAGATGGATTTAATCAAATGAATAAAGTATTCTACGATGATTATTCAAATATACCTGCAACTCCAAAAGGTATAATGGAACACTTGGAATATATTGATTATGACTTAAGAGGTAAAACTGTTGTAATTGTAGGAAGAGGTAATCTTGTGGGTAAACCATTAGCTACACTTATGATGAATAAAGGAGCTACTGTAGTTGTTATCAATAGTAAAACAGATTCCTGTTTAAGAGATTCTAGTTTAGCTATTGCTGATATAGTTATATGTGCAACTGGTATAAAAGGAAGTGTCAAGACAAGCGAATTATCTGACACTAAAGTTGTATTAGTATATAATGTAGGAACTTGTTTTGATAAGAATGGGAAACTAACTACTGAGTTGGAGGTTGATTGTGAAAAAGATAATATTAAATACACTGATAGAATAGGAGCTGTGGGAGTATGTACTGTGCTATCTCTTTTAGATAATGTTGTGAACTCTTATCCTATTCGTAAGAAAGGGGATTTGAGTGATGATGAAGATGGTATGGGATACAATTAGAAAATTAGAAAAAATAGGATATTTTGTAACAGAAAAATATGAATTGTTTGTAGAAGAATCAAAATTTACTTTTAGAAACATCGAAAATGGGAAAAGATATTCTATTGAATATAATTTGAAAGAAAATTTTGATGATAGAGAATATACACAAGATGAGATAAATGACATGAAATTGTGTATATGTTATGCTAAAAAATTAGGATTTGATATTTAATAGGAGTGGTGATTTATGAAAATAAGAAAAAGAAATGGAAATCTAGTAGAATTTGATGCTTCAAAGATAGAAAATGCTATAAAAAAGGCTATGATTGAAGTTGGGGAATTTAAAGATGAGAGTTTGGATTTATGTGAAGATATAGCAAAATCAATTGCTGAAAAGTGTTATGATGGAATAGGGGTAGAAAATATTCAAGATTTAGTTGTAACAAGTCTTTTTTCTAGTGGATTAAATTCTGTAGGTTTAGCTTATCAAACATATAGAACACTAAGGGAGCATGATAGAACGGCTTATCATGATTTGATGAAAGTAGTGGATGGCATTTATTATGTTGGGTCTGATGATAACAGCAATAAACCATCTCATTTAAGAAATGTAAAAAGAGATATGACTGCTGGAGAGATAGAAAAAATACAAGCTTCTAGACATATACCTAAAAGAATATGGGAGGCTCATTGTAAAAAAGAAATTTATTGGCATGACTTAGATTTTTCAGGAGATATACCAATGACAAATTGTTGTATACCTAATGTTTGGGATATGCTGGACAATGGAACAAGAATAAATAATGCTGATATAACTACTCCAAAATCCATAGGTGTGGCTACAACAGTATTAGCACAAATAGTAGCAAACATAGCACATCAGCAATATGGAGGTATTTCTATATCTGATTTTAACGAGCAATTAGCAAAATACGCTACTATGAGTTTAAATAAAAATTTTAAATATAACTGTGACTATGAAGGTATAGAGTTTTTTGAAGTGTGTGGAGATTCTAAAAATATTCCTAATACACATAAAAAAGCTTATGACATGGCTAAAGAGAAAACAAAAAAAGATATATATGATGCATGTCAATCTTATGAATACGAAGCTAATAGTATATCATCAGCTTCTCAAACTCCTTTTAGCACATTGTCTTTAAATATACCAACTTCATGGGAATCCAAAGAGATAGCAAAGGCTTATTTGAAAGTTAGAATGGCTAAATTAGGTAAAAAAATAGCTATATTTCCTAAAATAAACTATGTTGTAGTTGATGGATATAACTTAAAGAAAGGCGACCCTCATTATGATTTAACTGAATTAGCTGTAAAATGTATCTCTCAATGTTTTTATCCTGATATACTAAATTATACAAGAGAAGAATATGAAAAAGGTCAAATATTTTCAAGAATGGGTGAATAAAACAGCCCAACATCCTCGAACCCAAGCAAAAGGGGTGTCTAAGAAATTAGGCTAACGGTCATCCTCCACAGTAATGTGTTTAATCATAGGGATATGGTTGAGGTTTGGTAATGGAAACTAAGTCCTAAATGGATATGTAATAACCGTGCAAAGATTATGTGAATAATTGCGTGTAGAGACTAATCTGTGTATGTAGAGAAGCAGATGTAGAGTAGAGATTAGCACTGCTCGAAGAGGGGATGCCACTAGAACAGTGGAAGAGCTAGTCCATCTAACTTAGGGAAACCTAGTATGGAAACATGCGAGTTAGTTGTGTAGAAGTAGAGTAGACCATGATTATAAAGAAAATGGAGAATATGTAAAATATGGTAGACTAAATACAGGAGTAATATCGTTAAACATAGTTAATGTAGCTTTAACTTGTTTAAAAGATGGAGATATATCTGATGAACATTTTTTCAAAGTATTAAAAGAAAGATGTGAGTTAATGGAGGAGGCGATAAAATATAGATTTAGCTATGTATGTAAAATGAAAGCAAAAGATGCTCCAGTTTTGTTTAAGTATGGAGCTATATGTAGAAGAGATGACGAAGATAGTTTAGAAGATATATTTAGAAGTAGCAGAGCATCTTTTTCATTTGGATATGTTGGTATAGATGATTGCGTTAGATTGCTAAAAGACAATAAAACTATATTAACAAAAGAAGGTAGAGAATTTGGTTTAAAAATAATTAAATTCATAAGAGATGAAGTTGAAAGAATTAAAAAAGATAACAATATACCTTTAAGTTTGTACGGCACTCCCTTCGAGACAGGTATACATTCTCTATATCAAGAGGATTACAAACATTTTAAAGATGTTATGCCTAAATGGTTGACTGATAGGGAGTATTATACTAACTCGTATCATTTTTCATCAGAATTGCCAACAGATGCATTTACAAAAGTTGGTGCTGAATCTGAATTTGTTGGATATTCAAATGGTGGAAATATAGTTTACAGTGAGATAGGCTCTATTAGACATAACACAGATGCCATCATAGAACTAATACAATTCGGAAATGCTCATGGTGTTCAGTATCAAGCTTTTAATGTAAGAGCTAGTCAATGTTTTAAATGCGGGTACGAAGGAGATATTAAATATGATGAAAATATCTCTAAATATAAGTGTCCAAACTGTGGGAATGAAGATAATAAAACTATGAGTATTATTATGAGATGTTGTGGCTTAACAAAATAGGTCATTCATTATGGTAACATAGTGTCTAAATGGGAAGAAATTGCTGGAAAACCCTAAAGCTCAAATCACTACAACATGATTCGAAAGAGTGAGTGTGAATGTTGCGAAAGCAGAAAAAAGATTTGAGATTACCTAAGCTGAAATAAAAGCCAATTACATAGTTGGTGCTAAGGGTGGATAAATGGGCAATCAGCATCCATTCTATCTTAAAAGATAGAGGTTCAACGAGTATAAATCCCACAACCATATTCGTGGTTGAAGGTGTACTCTACTCCGTGTTCGCTATAAAATGGAGGATAATTATATGGAAAATTATATAAAAGAGAATTATGGTAAAATTAAAGCAAAAGACATAGCTTTGGAGTTAAATATACCAACTTGGAAAGTATATAAACTAGCTAATAAATTGGGAGTAAAAACTAATAAAATATGCAACAAACAATTTTATATAGACAAAGATATGGAACAAATAATAATTTCAGGATTATTTGGAGATGGTAATATAAGGCTTATTGGTTCGGGAGCAATATATAGAGAAAAACACGCACTAGATGAAGAGGAATATTGTATATGGAAATATAAAATGTTAAAAGATATGACGTCTATGAATAAATTATATTACTATAAAGATAAATATGTTAATTTTGATACTTCAAATTCAAAACAACTTGTTTATTATAAAAATATGAGTATACATGACAGAATAAATAAATTAGATGATTTAGGATTATTGTTATATTTCTTAGATGACGGGTGGACTCAAAAAAGAAAAGGATATTATTCTGGTAATATATCTAGTGTCAAAATACCTATTGAATATATGCAAATGTTGGCAGAAAAATATTCTGATTTATGTGAATGTAAAGTTAATGTGTCTATATGGAGCGAAAGAGATGGTAAAAATCCAATAGTGTTATATATACCAAACATAACAAAATTATTAGAAATTACTAAAAAATACGGTATAAATAAATTAGATATTTACAATAAAAAATTTAACAAATAATAAAATATTAAGCGAACAGTTAAAGTATTCCGAAAGGAACGGTATAAAGGATTTGAGTAATTACGATGAAAGGAAAGCTGTAAAAGGAAGATTAAAGGAAATGAATAATAGAGCTATGCACGTATAAGGGGGTTCTATGAAAGTTATAGGTATATATGAGAATGACTCTACCAATTCTATAACAGGTTTTACTTATTCTATATTTTTTAGTGGTTGCAACCATCATTGTGATGGTTGCTTCTCTCCTCAAACTTGGAATTATGACAATGGAAAAGAATATTCTGTAGAAGAATTATTCAATAACATAAAAAATAGTAGACATAATAATGTAAGTTTAATCGGTGGAGACCCTTTTTATATAAAAAATAGAATACAAGTAATAGAATTAATAAAATTGATTAAAGAAAAAACTAATAAAAAAGTATATGTTTGGACAGGATATTTAGCTGATGAAGTTTCTAAATGGATAGATTTAAACCTTATAGATTATTTAATAGATGGAAAATTTAATATTAACAAAAGGGATATAAGATTACCATTAAGAGGAAGTAAGAATCAAAGAATATTTAAAAATGGAATAGATGTAACAAATGAAATAGATAGTATGATATAGAGGGAGAAATCCCTCTTTTTATAACATAGAGAGGTAATATGACTAAGAAAAATATAATAGTAAAATTAATAGTAGACAGTAGAGAACAGGATTTAAAATATTTAGAAAAATTTGAGTTTAATAAAAAATTTGGAACAGATAAAATAAAAATTGAGAGCTATGAAATTAGAACTCCTTTTAAATGTTTAGATAAAAATGGAAATGAAATAAAGACATCAACAGGAGATTTGGGAATAGAATATTCTTTAGATGATGGAGAAACTTGGAATAAATGTAACTTATCTATTGAATTAAAAAAAGATTCTGATTTTTCAACAACATTATATAGTAATTGGAAAAGATTTTCTAATGAAATAGAGAGAGTTAAAGAATATGGATTAGATTTTTATATAGTTTATAATCAATCAACTAAGCAAATGTTAGAGTGTTTTGAGAAATTAAAATATATGAAAAGATTACCATTTTATGCTCAACCTGAAAAAGTAATTTATGATAGAATGATAGAATTACAAGATAATGGTGTTAAAATGATATATACTCATCAAATTGAGGAAGTTGTGAAAAGAATAATAAAAAATTATATCAAAAAAAATAAATTACAGTATTGACATATGTTATAATTTATGATAATATATATTTAAAAGGAGGGCGACAGATGGATGTAATTGCTAGTATTTTAATAGATAAGCATGGACATATAAAATATGTTCCACAATATTTTAAACCTAATGAGTGTGATATATGTATTTCTAATTATAAAATAAAACAAATTGGAAATAAAACATTATACTATGCTCCATTAGAATTTGAAGATGAATTTAATCTTGATACATGTTGGACAGTTAAAGAAATTATTAGAAGATGCGAAGAAGCACAAGCTAATAAGATTAAAATATTCGTGAGTGTATCAGATTTTTATGATGAAATTACAGAACTGCAATTTGCTTATATTGATGAATTGGATAGTTGGGATGAAGAAATTGATATGGACAGATTAAGAGAATTTTGTAATGGAGCAAAGAGAGAATATTTAGGAGAAATGAAAAATATAAAATTTTTCAGATATACTATTGACAAAAAGTAAAAAATAATATATAATAATTATATAACAATAAATAAAGGAGGAAATATAGATATGAGAAGAAGTTTAGGAAGCACAACAGTTTCTATGAAAACAATGATTTATGGAAAAGAGGGAACACATAAATCAAATACAGCAATACAATTTGCTACATTAAAAAATATGAATGGTAAACCATTAAAGGTATTAGCATTAGATTTTGAATATCGTTCTTATGAGGGATTTAATGAAGCTTGGGTAGAAAGTAAAGGTGTTGACTTTAGAAATATCTGTGAGATTAGAACTAGAGATTTTAGTGTTATAACAAAGTTATGTGATTTATTTGTTAAAGGTCAACCTATCCCTGTATTAGATGAGGATGATAAATTTACAAAAGAATATGAGTTAGATGCTGAAGGCAATCCTTTTGTGGCAGATGTATTAATAATGGACTCTATTTCAGTTATTCACGATTTATTAGTTGAAGGAAGAAGCGAAATAGTTAAGAAAAGAACTAATATAAAGATTTTAAAAGAAGGATTATTTGGAGATGAAAAAGAATTAGCCTTAGAGAACGCAGGTATGCAATTCTTAGACTACGCTAAATTAAAGTCTAAAGCATTAAAAATGGTTAGAGATTTACAAGCTGTTACAGGAAAACATGTAGTTTATGTAGCTAGAGCAAAAGATGCTAAGGAAAGTAAGCTTGTAAATGGAAAAATGGAACAAATAGATTTAGGGTATGAAGTTATGGATGCTACTTCTTTTAAATTCCTACCATATGAAGTGAGTTTAATTATTCATACTAAAAACGAAAAAGGGGTTACTTTATATGAAATTGAGAAAGATTCAACAGGAGTTAAACAACAAGGAGAAGTTTTATCAGAGTTTGATATGAAAGACTATGAATCCTATATAAATAATACAAATAGAAGTGAATTATTGAAAGTAAAATCTTATGCTGATAATTTAAAAACAGCTCAAACTTTTACAGAGGATTCTGAAGAAGCTGATAATGATATTAAATTAAAATTATATAAGATGATAGTTGGTTATGCTAAGGATAATCCAACAGCTAAAGCTTTAATGGCTAAGTATTGTGCAGAACATTCAATAGCTATTGCTAACTTAGGGCAACCTGAATTAATATCATTAGATGATTTAACAGAAATTAGAAAACTTTTAGGGTTATAATAATGAGGTAGGATTAACCTACCTCTGAATAAAAAATATTTGACAAAAATTAAAAAATATTATATAATAAATATATAGACTAAAAAATAGGAGGAACTAAAATGACAGCAAAAGAATTAATGCAACAAAAAGGAGAATTTGTAGCAACAGGAATTATCAAAGCTATAAACGGAGAGAAGGACAAGTTATCTAAAAAAGGGTGGCAAGGAACTAGAACTGAGGTAACGTTAGATATCAATGGAAGAAAACAAAAAATTACAGTGTTTGGTGGAACAGGAAAGAATGAGACTAAAGTTAGAGTATTTCAAAAAGATACTGAAGGGAAAATATTAAAAGATGCTGAAGGGAAAGCTATTCAACATCAAATAAATCCATCTGAGTTCAACCCTCAAACATTTGCTTATTTTGATATGAAAGAAGTGCTTGAATGGGGAGAAAGAGGAGAAGATGGTAAAGCTCAAAAAATAGAATACATCAAGGAATTAACTGATGGAAGATTTGCTAATGCACTTCTTGACAATAAAGATTTATTAATAGGAAAAAGAGTATTGGTAAGAGGAGATGTTACTTTTAAACCAACTCAAAACTATGATAAAATTCAAACAGATATGAGTATAAAACAAATAGTTATTCAACAACCATTAGAAGAAGGAAAAGAAGTTGTAGATAAATTTATTCTAAATGCTTCATTAATTGTAAATAAAGAAGCGATTGAGGAAACAGTTAATGGATACCTACCTGTGTATGTTCCTGTATATCATAAATATGTTAAACCAATTATAAGAGATGGTAAAGAGGTGAAAGGTAGAACAGTTTATGTACCAACAACATTTACAGTTAAAGAAAATGGATTTATGAACATAGACGAGAGTTTCGGATATCCTTTAGCTGACAGAAAAGATATGTTTGTAAGTAAAGTAACATGTGTTACAGGAGATGAGCCATTCTCTGTAATGAGAGCTTGTATCTCAAATAAATCAGGTGTTGTTGAAAGAGAAATAAAAATTGAAGAATTATTAGATGACCAAGTTTATGGAAAATTTGCTAAAAGAGCTATAGATGAGGGAACAGTTGAAAATTTCTTAGAGGTTTATAAAAAACAAAATCCTTTAACTGTTAGAGGAGAATATAAACAAGAAATTGATTTCATATCACCATTACAAATGAAAGATGAAGATAGTGTAAATGCAAGAGAAGCAATTTTTCCTATTGATTTTAAATCTATTGAAGTTTATAGCTTAGATAAGATAAAAGAGGAAGTTGAAACTCAACAAACACAAACTCCTCAATCACAAGAAATACCTAAAGTAAATACACCATCTAAGAAAGTTCAAGAAGCACCTATGTTAGATGTAAATTCTATGACTGATTTAGATTCATTCCCATTTTAATTTCTAGCCCTCACTTAATTGTGAGGGTTTTATTTTTGTTATTGACAATATATAAAATATATGTTAAAATAGAATTATATTATTATGTGGGAGGAGATAAAATGAGAGAAAGATTAGAAAAAGCAGGATATGAAGTAGAAAGAAACTTATTATTTTGTTTACTTGGAGATTACGGAAACTATAAAAGGGTTAAAAAATATACTACGGTAGATGATTTTAACTGTGAGGAATATAAAAATATATTTACATTAATTAGTATATTATACGATTCAGCTAATTTTAAGAGTATAAGCAAATATACTATCAAAACTATATCATATGATAAAGGTATGAGCAATGATGATATAGCAACATTAGAATCTTTTGTTGATATGGCTTCTATGGTAAAAGAGGATATGGATTTTGAAGGAACTTATAGTTTATTTAGAAAAATAAATGGTATGAGAAAATTAGTATCGGGTATGCAAAAGTATGGAGGATTTGAAAATTATTTCTTTAATCTTTACGAAAAATCGAATAATGCAGAAGAAATAAAGAATGGGATAGATAATGTAGCAAAAGCATGTTTCAAAGAATATAGAGTTGCTATACAGTCTTGTGATATGAGTAAAGGTATGGTAGATTATATAAAAAACGAGATGTTTGTTTCTGATGGAAATAGTATACCGTTTGATAGAAACTTCTTTTTCTTACAACAATATTCAAAAGGTATACACGTTGGAGTTACATTTTGGGGAAGTTGGTCGGGAATGGGAAAAACTTCGCTAGTTATACCATTCTTTTGTATACCGATTTTAGAGAATGGACAAAAACTTCTATGTATAGGTAACGAACAAACAGCTAATGAGTTTAGACAATTATTCCTTATGGCATATATTTCATTAGTTAAAAAAGATACAAAAGGCATTTTTAGACAAAATATGAACTATGAAGGTAGAAATAGATTCACTCCTGAACAATACGAATATATGTGTGAATGTGCTAGAGAGTTTGAAGAAAGATATAATGATAGACTTCAATTCGTGTTCACTCCAAGATTTACAGAAGATGAGTTAGAATCTTTAATCGAAGAATATCATAGATTAGGATATAATAATGTTCTACTAGATACTTTCAAACAAGAAGATAGCACTAATGGTTGGGAAGGTATGGATAATATGGCTAAAAGAATGGATGGGTTATCTAAGGATTTAGGACTAAAAATAATTTGTACAGTTCAATTAGCTCAACATGTGTCTTGGAGAAGATATTTAACAGCAAACTGTATAGGTAAAGCTAAATCAATAAAAGAAGTAGCAACATCTTTATATATGTTTAGATGGTTAAGACCTGAAGAGATACCCAACATTAAATATCAAACATTAAAAAGAGATGAAACAACAGGTAAACTTCATCCTGTAACAATGGATTTAGAACCATATTATATAGATAAACATGGAGAAAAGAGAAATAAAAATTATATAGCTTTATTCAATGATAAACAAAGAAAATCAGAATGTGGACATGTTATTATATATGAAGCAGATTTAGGTAGAATGTATTTTAGAGAAATGGGGATAACATATAGTATTAAGAATGATGATAATGGAAAATAGGTGAGTTTATGGATGCAAAATTTTTAAAGATTTTATTAGCTAACAATCCTTATACGATAGCTGAGATATTAAGAGAGTTTAAAGCTCATAATATTCATATTATTGAGGGTAAAAGAATACAATTTGGATTACCTAATAATAGGTCATCACGCTCTCATTGTATATTTTTAGATAAATTCTTAACTCATAAAGATTATCCTAATGGAATAACTGAAGATTTTATAAGCATGGTAGCTAGGTTGAAAAAACTTAGCTACTCTAATGCTATTAAATTAATATCTTTGTTTACTAATGGTGGTATGAAAGGAGTAGATAAAGAGGAAATAGAATTTGAAATACCCGATTTGCCATTAACTGAATACAATGAAGCTATACTAGACTTATATCCAAAAACTATATCTGAATTATTTGTTAAAGATGGTATAACACCATCAACACAAAGAGATTTTGGTATAAGATTCTCAGATGAATACAACAGAATACTTATTCCAATTTTTCAAAACAATAAATTAGTGGGTTTATTTGGAAGATGGAATGAAAAGAAATTTGATGAAGAAATGATACCTAAATATTTACCTATATTACCATATCAAAAAGGTAAAGTATTATTCCCTTATGATTTGAATAAAGATTATGTTATAAAAACTAAAACTGTTTATTTAGTTGAATCTGAAAAAACTCCTATGCTTACATATAAATGGGGATTAAGAAATATATTTTCATTAGGTGGAAATTGTGTAAAAGAGCATCAAGTAGAAATGTTAAAAGAATTAGGAGTAGAGAGAATAATATTATGTTTAGATAAAGGATTGAACGAAGGATTTATTGAGTTTTCAGCTATAAGGTTAAAAGAACATGGTTTTAAAGTTTATTATGTAGATGTTGATAAAATTGATTATCTACCGAATAAAGAGTGTGTTTTTGACTTAAATAATAAGGAATTAGTTATTAAGAGTATAAAAAATTATTTGAAAGAGGTTTGAAAATGAAAGTAGGAAAAGCATTACAAAATATATTAGATGAATTAGAAGGTTTAGGTTTTTCTGAACGTAAAGTTTTGAATTTACTTAAAGCTAAGAAAAGTGAAATACTTATGGACAAAGAAGATAAAAAAGATTCCATAAAATTTACAGCTTTAATAAATGATATGATATTTGATGGAAGATTTGAAATAGAAAATCCTACAACTGAATTTTTACATTATCTTAGTTATTTAAAATCAACTTATAATAATTCATTTGTTTATTATTGTTTGTCTGATATATTAATGAATCAATATTATACACAAGGAAAAGTTCATGAAATGAATGATGATGGTAGATGTAAAGTTATTATGTATTTTTTAAAGAATAATTTAGAAAAATATTTGGATGAGTTTACAAATATAAATGAATCTTATGAAAATAGTAAATTGGAGGAATTAATATAATGGATGAGAAAAAGAAAAATAACCCAATATATAGTAAATTGCTAGGAGAAAAGGCTAAATTATGGAGTTTTAGTAGATGTAGTGGATATAGGGATTGTCCATATTCTTATTATTTATCAAAAACTAGATATAAAGATGCTATACAAAATGTTTATTCTCTTACAGGAATATTATCACATGATTTACTTGAGAAAAATTATACTGAGAAAAAATTAACTAATGAATATATGTTAAAAGAATTTAACAATGGAATGTTAAGAATATTATCTGATGGTTATAGATTTATGAATACTAAAACGGAAAAATCTTATTTAGATAATATGAGACATTATTTTCAAACTTTTGTGGAAGATGATAATATAAAAGAATGTGAAAAATTTGTAGCATTACCTTTATGGAAATATGATAAAGAATTAAAAGATGAATATTTTCAAGGTTGGTGTGATGCTATATTGTATAATGATGATGGAACTGTAAGTATAGGAGATTTTAAATCATCTACTATATATGTTGGAAAAGATTTGATAAAAAAGAGCAAACAATTAATTTTATATGCTATAGCTTATGAATATACTTATGGGGTAAAAGTTAAGAATATATTCTTTGATTTTCTAAAATATACAAATGTTGAAGTAAACGTAAATGGGAAATGGAAAGAGAAAACTATTGAGAGAAAAGAATTGCCTTTTATTGAATATAGAAATCCTAAGAAAGCTTACAAGTTTGTAGAGTTATCAGAGGATATAAAGCAAGAAGCTTTAGATTGGTTAATAGAAACAATAAAAACTATAAAAGAAGATAATGAATTTGATAAAGGTAAGGATTGTAGCTTTAGCTGTAAATTTATATGTAGCTATAGACATATATGTGATAAAAAATAGAGAGGATTTTTCCTCTCTTTTTTTGTTGACATAGAATTAAAAATATGTTAAAATAGAAGTAAGAAAGTGAAAAAGGAGGAGAAAATATGAGAAGTTTAGATATAGTAGATTCTATAAATGAATTGTCATCAACTAAAAATATAAATCATAGTGATGTAATGTATTTTATAGAAAGAAATATTAAGCCTATTCCATCTTTAATAAGATGTGAAATAGATGGAAAGAAAATACAATATTATAATTTAACAGAAGAGCAATATAGTGAATTATGCGAAAAATTAAAGAAAAATTGGAGTATGAAGAAATATTATAATTATCATAAACATTCTTATTATTCTAATGTTTCTACATATGATTGTGTTGTTTCTTACGATGAATACTGTAAGAGAAGTAAAGAGTTAGGACACGAATGGTTGTCCTCTTGTGAGCATGGTGGAGTATTTGCTTGGATAGAAACTTATAATAAAGCTAAAGAGAATAAGTTAAAATTTATTCATGGTGGAGAGTTTTACTTTGTTCCTAATAGATTTGAGGAAAATAATGCTAACTATCACTTAATTTTACAAGCAAAAACATATAATGCTATGAGAGAATTGAATTATATAATGTCTGAAGCTTATGATACAGGATTTTATTATAAAGCTAGGGTTGATTTAGAATTATTAAAAATGCTACCTAAAGGAGAAGTGTTTTGTACATCAGCTTGTATTTCAGGAGTTTTAAGAGATTACCCTAAAACAAAACCTATATTAGAAGAACTTATAGATATATTTGGTAAAGATAATTTTTTCCTAGAAGTACAATGCCATCCTATACAAAAACAAGTAGAATATAATAAGTTAATGAAACAGTTATCTAAAGAGTATGGTTTAAGACTTATAGCAGGTGTAGATAGCCATATGATAGATGACAAAGACGGAACACTTAGAGATTATTTATTACATTCTAAAGGTGTTATATATGAGGATGAAATAGGTTGGATAAACTCTTATCCCGATTACGAAACATTGAAAAATAATTTTTTAAATCAAGGGATATGGACAGAGGAAGAAGTAGAAGAGTTTATTGATAATACTCTTACATTAACACAAACAGATAATATAGTTATAGATACTAAGATGAAAGTTCCGTCAGCTTTTCCTAATAAATCGAGAGAGTGGAAATTATCTCATTTAAAAGAATTAATTTTTAAAAGATGGGATGAATATAAATATAGTGTAGATAAAGATAGATGGAAATTATATGTAGATGAATTAATAGCTGAATATTCTGTTATAGAAGAAACTACAATGGAAGATTATTTTTTATTAAATTATTATATAATTAAAAGAGGAATAGAATTAGGAGGAATACTAACTAAATCGTCTAGAGGGTCAGGAGCTTCTTATTTAACTAATTTTATGTTAGGATTTACTTCTATTGATAGATTAAAACATAAAATTCCGATGTTAAGAGAAAGATTCATGGGAAAGGCTAGGATAATTGATAATAACTCTGCTCCTGATATAGATTAACAAAATGGTCGTTCATTATAGAAATATAGTGAATTATAAACAGGAAAAATTGCGGGGAGTCCCTAAAGCCTAATACACTACAACATGACTCGAAAGAGTGAGTGTGAATGTTGCGAAAGCAGAAAAAAGTTATTAGGATTGCCTATGTTGAAATAGCAGATTAGTCTGCGAGAATAGCACGTGCGATTCGTACTAAGGGTGGATAAATGGGTAATCACGCAGTCAGACTTATATTGTATCTTATATTATAACTTTTTAGGAGGAATATAAGATGTATAGTGATTATGATGTTTTTGAGATGTATAAAAATGGTAAAAAAATAACACATATAATGAGAGATACAGGTTTCAGTTATGTGAAAGTAAAAAGAATATTGGCAGATTATGGTATATTTGAATCTAAATGAACACCTAATAGTGGTGCTAAGAGAAAAAGTAACCTTGATGATAATTATTTTGAAATTATAGATACAAAAGAAAAAGCATATTGGATGGGATTTATTTGGGGTGATGGATATATTACCAATAACGCGAGAAATTTAGGTATATCTGTACATATAAAAGATATAAAACATCTTGAAAAGTTTAAAGATATAATTCCATTTACGGGAAAAATTGGAATATACAAAGTTACATCAGGATATAAAATAGGCTCAGAGTATAGTAGGATTATATTTAGTTCACCAAAAATGGTATCAGATTTAAAAAGACATGGATTGCAAGAGAATAAGTCAAAAATAATGAAACCTCCAGTAGATGGAAGTATTCCTAAAGAATTTATTCATCATTTTATAAGAGGTCTTCAAGATGCCAATGGCTCAATTTGTGGTTTTATTAATAAATATGGTAAAAATATTTTTTATACTCATTTTTTAGGAACATTAGATATGTTAGAGTATATAAAAGAAAATATTAAATTTGAAACAAATCAAAAATATACTCAGAGATATGAAAATTGTCCAGTATATGATTGTAGATTTACTATGAGTAAAACAAATTTGTGGATATTAGATTTTATATACAAAGATTCTACTGAAAACATTAGATTAGATAGAAAATATGAAGAATATTTAAAAATCAAAGAATTTTTTAATTAAAAACATTATAAGATGCAATATGAGAGGATTCAACGACTATAACCCTGTAGTCTGAAATATGGCTAATGTATAGTCTACTCCCTTTAAAATATCTCGAAAGAGAGGGTATTAAGGTTTAACCTATGGAACAGAGAAGCTTTTATTCAAGCTCAAGATGAAATATTAGGATTTAATGGAAATTATTTTATGACAGCATATGGTACATTAGGAATTAAGTCAGCTTTTAAAATGTTATGCAGAGCTAAAGATATATCTATAGAAATAGCTGATGAAGTATCTAAATTAATTAGTGTATATGAAAGAGATAAAAAACATAATGAAAATGTAAAAATAGAAGATTATGTAACTAATGAAGAATATTTACAACTAATAGAAGATTCTAAAGTATATACAGGTATCATTGATTCTTTTTCTGTTAGTCCATGTTCTTTTGTTTTGTTAAATGGAGATTTGAGAAGAGAATTTGGATTAATAAAAGATAAAAATGGAAATCTTATGTGTTGTGTTACAGGAGTAGAAGCTGAAAAATTAGGATACCTAAAAAATGACTTATTATTAGTTAAAGTTGTTGGTATGAATGATGAGTTATATAAAAGAATTGGAGTTATACAACCACCATCAGAAGTATTAGAAAAATGGATAGATGGAGATAATAAAGTTTGGGATTTATATGGTAATGGATTTACCCAATGTTTAAATCAAGCAGAATCAGCGGGAACAACAGTTAAAGCTATGGAGTATAAACCTAAAACATTAGAAGAACTATGTGCATTTGTGGCTGTGATAAGACCTGCTAGTGCAAGTATATATAAATCATTTGAAAAAAGAGAGGATTTTAAGTATAGTATAAAAGAATTAGATAATATACTTAGAGGAGAATACTTAGATGGCTCTTGGATGATATATCAAGAGCAAATTATGGTTTTATTACATGAATTAGGATTTCCTGATAATGAAACATATTCAATTATGAAAGCTATATCTAAAAAGAAAGAAAAAGTTATTGCAAGTATAAAACCTAAATTTGAAGATAGCTTAGCTAAGATGATAATTAAAGATATATTAAATAAGAGATAGAGATAGGGAGGTTTTATGAACTTAGAAAAAGTTATGAGCGAAATGGATTTATCCGAATCGGATAAACAGTTTATAAGAAATCAAAATAATAACAAAGACATAGAGAGCAAAGTACAGTCTATTTGGCAAGTGATACAGGATGCAAGTTCCTACGGATTTAACGCAAGCCATGCTTTAGCAGTGAGTTTAGACTCTCTATATACAGCTTATGTTAAAGCTCATTATCCATTAGAATTTTATGAAGTAGTTTTGGAAATATTTTCCAACGATAAAGATACTAAAAAAGTAGCTTTACTTAAAAATGAAGCATATAGATACAAAGGCATCATGGTTGCTCCTATGAAATTTGGACAAGATAATACTAAATTTACTTCAAACAAAGAAAGAAATGAAATTTATCAATCTCTTATGTCAGTTAAAGCTATTAATTCTAATACAGCATTAGTTTTGAAAGAATTAAAAGATAATAAATATAATAATTTTTATGACTTATATTTAGATATGAAAAGCAAGGGATTATCTAAGACTCATATATCTAATCTATGTAAAATTGGTTATTTTATAGATATAACAAGTAGAAAAAATGCTTTATGGTTAGCTGAACATTATGATATTACTCAAAAGAAAGGGCAACCTAAAATATTAGATATTAATAAGAAAACATTAAAAAAGGATGACATACCTTTTGTTTACGAACAGATAAAACCTAATATTGCAATTAACATTTTTTATGAAAGATTAAAGGGAATAGCTTTAAAAGAAACAGCTAAGCAAATGAGTTTTAATGAAGGTGTATTGCCTAAATTCCTATATTCTTTTATAAACTTGCCAGACGATGATAAATTAGAGGAATATGCTTGGGAATTAGGACTTATGGGAACAACAATAGATGATATTGAAGAATCGTTTCTTATGGGATTGGTTGTAAAATATAATCCTAGTACGAATAGAATATTGATGAAACATTGTAAGAGTGGAGAGGAAATTTGGTATAAGATGAATTGTGGAGTTCATGTCAAAGAAAATGATTATATTTTTATAAAATCTATAACTGAAAAAACATATAGAGGTAGAACTTTCACAATAGTTGAAGATATGGATAATTTAACAGAAAAATATTTAAAATAAATTGTTGACAAATAAATAAAAATAAAGTATAATAATATTATAGAACATAATACAAGGAGGAACAAGATGAATTTAAAAGTAATGTTACAGAATGGAGGATTTTTTAAAACATCTGATAATCAAGCAAGTGGGTATGACGTTGGAGCTATAGGATTTGCTAGAATAGAAGATGGTAAAATAGGAGAATCAAGAATACTTGAGGAAAGTGAATGTTTTACGGTACATCCTCATGAAACAATTATGATAAAAACAGGTGTTCATATAGGATTTCCACAACCAATAGACAAAGGAGATTACTATGTTTTATTAGAAGCCCACATGAGACCTAGAAGTGGATTATCTCTAAAACAACACTCTAATGTAAAATTAGGAACTATTGATAATAACTATAGAGGGGAATGTAATGTTATTTTTATAAATGATGGGAATGAACCTTTGGTAATTTCTAAATACGATAGAATAGGACAAATAGTTTTTAATGAAGTTGTTAAATTTAAAGAAATTGAATATACGGATTCTCTTGATGAAACAGATAGAGGAGCTAATGGTTTTGGTTCAACAGGTAAGTAGGTGGTCGAGATGAGTAAATCAATTATGGTGTTTGAGATTTATAATCTCGACACCAAAGAAACATTTTATGTGCAAAATAAAGAACAATTCTGTTTAGAACATAATCTAACTAGAAGATTACTAGATAGGACTAGAGCAGGAGAAAGAACTCATCATAAAAGATATGTTTTAAGGCAAGGAAAATTCCAATTTATAGAAAGTGATGATGGTGATAAATATGTGTATGGTACAACTCTTAGAGGATATATTATACCTGTTGTGGAGCAGAGAAAATCTGAAGAAGAATTGGTGGATAAGGAATTGGCAATAGCTAATAGAAAAATACAAAAGCTTCAAGACCAAGTAAGAATATTGAGAAAAATCAATAGAGAACAAAATAGGCAAATGTCTATAAGTGATGACTTTATAGAAACTGTTGTTGAATTATTAGATAATAAAAAAGTATGGAATAAAGGTAAATATCAACAACCTAAAGAAGCAGATAAAACTTTATTGATACAATTATCTGACCTACATTTTGGGAAGGTTGTAGATTTACCTCATAATAAATTTAACTTCTTAGTTGCTAGAGAAAGATTAATAAAGTATGCACAAGAAATTATTAGATATACTAAATCATTTAATATAACTAACTCAGTTGTTTGTTTTACAGGTGATATGACTAATTTAGATTCACATTTTGACAGTTTATTGACAAACGAATCTAATAGAGCTAATAACTTTGTCACAGCATTAGATATTATGAGTGAGTTTTTAGATATATTATCTGATAATCTTAATGTAAAATGTATAGGTGTTATAGGAAACGAAAGTAGAATTAGAACAACAGAATATCAGTCAAATAATGATAAAATAGCATCTAATAACTTTGACACTCTCTTATTCAAAGTTTTAAAAAGAACTCATAAACATATTGGATGGATAGGAGAATGTGATAAACTTAATGATGTTATCTGTATTCAAGGAAAGAATATACTTTTAACACATGGAGATAAGATAAAACATACTAAAGATGAAGTATTAAAGCTAAAGTATAGGATAATGGAGCAAATAGGAAATAAGATTGATTATGTAATATTTGGACATATTCATTCAACATTAATAACTTCAAATTATGCAAGAAGTAGCTCGATAGTAGGTAGTGATGAATATTCTAGTAACAATTTAAATATCAGTGAAAGCGTAGTTGCTCAAAATATTTATATAGTAGATGATAAAATAACACCAATAGAAATTAAATTATAAAGGGGAGAGTATATGAACAAAAAATATATAGTTGCTGATACAAATATTTGGTTATTGAATCCTAATTGGTATGAAAGTTTTAAAGAAGAAATTATAGTAATACCTCAAGTTGTTATTGAAGAATTAGATGGCAAGAAATCTAGTTTTGGAGTTCTAGGATTAAATGCTAGACAATCCATAAAAAAAATAAGTCAAGTTGCTGAAAAATATGAAGAATTGTTTTCTGATTATATAACTTTAGATGATTATAAGTTTATTATCATGGGTACTCCTCAACACCTTGATATAGATTTTGATTTATCTATCAACGATAATAAAATAATAGCATGTGCATTATATTTAGGGAATAATAAAGAAAATGATGTTATATTATTATCTAACGATTGTAATGTTAGAACAAAAACATCATTATATTATCAAAAATATCATGTGAAATCTAAAGAATTAATAGATGGAGAGGTTTCTGTTTCGGATTATTATCATGTTGAGAATATTAATGCAACAGATGATATATTAAATAATTTATATAATGGCTCTTTGACAATCAACGATTTACAATTATCTTGTAATGTTACCAACACACCACTTTATTTTAGACATAAAGATGAAACAATTTTAGCAACAATTAGAAAAGGTGGAAAAATTATACCTTTACAAAATAATAAAAAGACAAATTTCTATGATATAGGCGGAAAAATAAAACCTGTAAATGAATATCAAAAGCAATTTGTTAATTTAATCAAAGATGAAAGTATAAAAATTGTTGGATGTATTGGTAAAACAGGAAGTGGAAAAACTTTAATAGCATTAGCAACGGCTTTAAAATTAGTAGAAGATGGAGTTTATTCTCATATTAAGCTAATTAAGCCATATGTTTCCTTAGGAAACTCAGTAGGATTACTTCGCGGAACTCTTGAGGATAAAGTTGAGCCAATAAAACAATCATTTAATTCAGCATTAGAATGTATAGGAAAAGATATAGAATCATTAGAAGAAAAAGGTATTATGAGTTTTGATGTACCTGAGTACCTCAGAGGTATGACTTATCATTCTACTATTATTATAGTAGATGAGTGTCAAAATCTTACAAATATGGAGATAAAATCATTAATAACAAGATGTGGTGCATCAAGTAAAATTATTTTATTAGGAGATACAAAACAAATTGATTCATTATATTTAAGTGAAAATTATAATGGATTAAGTTATGTCGTTGATAGATTAAATGGACAAGAATTTTTCGCATCAATATTTTTAAATAAATCAGAAAGAGCAGATTTCATAAATACAGTAGATGATTTATTATAGGGAGGAAAAAGAATGAGATTTAAGGATAAAGTACAGAATAAATTATACAATGAGTTTGAGCCAATTCCAATAGACAACAGATTAGAACCTGTTGTCTATACAGGTATGCAAAATCAAAAAACAGTAGTCACATTTGATGACTACTTTGAACATGAAACTATAACTCGTTTAATAAATAAAGTAGAATCTATAAGACAAATTGGTGGATATGATGAAATAGATTTATACTTTACTTCATTAGGTGGGGTAGCTGATACAATGTTTATATTAGCTGATTATTTAAACAATATAAAAGATATTAGAATAAACCTCATAATAAATGGTATGGTTGCTTCTTGTGGTTTCTATATATTGCTATTAATAGAAAGCCCTAATATAGATTTGATATTTAATGAACATTGTAGCGGACTTATTCATTTAGGAGATACATATATTTCAGCAAGAGGACAATTAACATCTGAAGAGAGTAGATATAATTGGGAAAAGTTTAGAGCTGAAGATTTGAAAAGATTAAATGATTACTTTAAAAAAGAGATAATCCCTAAATTAAATCTATCTAAAAAAGATATGAAACAATTAAATGAAGGTAGAGATGTGATGTTTCATGGAGATGAATTAGAGAAAATAGTTAATGAATATCATAATAATAGATATTTCAACTCAGATGAAGCTGTTGAACATTATGTAAATTTACAACAAAAAATATCTGAATATGCTATGTTAATAGGAGATTTTAAAGACAAATTCCAACAATATACAGGTAAAGATATAGATAAGGAATTAGGAATCGAATATGAAGATGAGGAAGTAGAGTTTATAGATGATAATAGAGGAAGTGATAAGCCATGCGTTTAGTTTTAATGGGAGAAATAGCAAGTGGAAAAGATTATATTAGAAACTACCTTATAAATCATTATGATTTTAAAAAGATTGTGACATATACTACAAGACCAATGAGAGATAAAGAAGTTGATGGGGAAACCTATCACTTCTTATCAGAAAAAGAGTTCTTTGAGAAAAAAGAACAAGGATTTTTCTTAGAAGTTCAAGAATATCATACTGAATATGGTATATGGTATTATGGAACAAGCAAAGAAAGTTGTTTGGAAGATGATACAGTTATCATATTAGATAAAGATGGTTGGATAGAATATTCTAAGATTGCTAAAAATTATTCAATATATCTCTCTTCTCCACAAAAAGAGGAAAGATTTTATAGAGCTTTAACTAGAGAAAAGAATATTACAAATGAAACAGTTGAAGAAGTATATAGAAGAATAAATACAGATAGAGAAAAATTTCAAGATATTTATGATATGGTTGATTTTGTGGTACCTCAATTTTATAACGAAGATACCCTTAATGTTTTAGACCATGTTATGAAAAAATTAGGAGTGGAGAAAAGATGAGTTTTGATGAATTTTTAGAATTAAATAATAAATATAGATTAGTTTGTGAATGGGATGATGATTTAGAATTTTGTGATAAAGAAAGTTGTTTTATACCTTGCTACAACAATAAAGGTATGATATATTGGAATGGAGATGATAAATTATCTATACTGATGTTTTCTTCTCCTACTCTACCTTTGGAAAGATTAGAAAAAGATGTTAGAATAAAATTAGAACCATTTGGAGAATTTGGGGAATATTACATAGAATTTAACCCTAAAGATACAGACATTATAGCTGATTACTTTAAAGCTAAAAAACAAGCATTAAGACCTATACCACCTCATTCATGTAGAAATATAACAACTTTTTTAAGAGTTATGCAGAATGTTCATCCTAGATATAAGAAAAAATTAGAAGAATATATAGATAAGAATAGAGATTTAGAAGAGTAAAATTTGGACTTGGTATTAATATGGAGAGAAATTAGAGAGTTTTAGAGAGGTGGTAGTATAATTTATCATCTCCCACATCTCAAGGCTCTTAAAACTCTGTATATTAAAAATTAAAAATTTATTGACATTTAAAACAAGTTATGATATAATGTTAATATAAAAAATAAATAGGAGGTAATATATGAAATTATATGAAATCACACAAGAACTAGAAACTTTAGAGGCTATGTATGAATTAGTCTATGATGAAGAAACAGGAGAAGTTAATGAATTAGATTTTAATGAACTTCAAGCTATGGAAGAAGAGATGAAAAATCTTTTGTCCAATAAATCAGATGCCATTATAAAGTTTGTTAAAAATATGGATTCAGATATAACTGTACTCAAAGAGGAAGAAAAGAGATTAAAGGAAAGAAGAGAGAAATTAGAAAAGAAAAAAGAATGGTTAAAAAATTATTTAATGGAGAATATGTTAAAATTAGGTTACACTAAAGTTGAATCTACTTACGGAACTTTATCTACAAGAAAATCTAAATCTACTATTATTAATGAAAATATTATAGCTAAAGACCCAAGATATTGGTCTGTTGAAACAAAAGATAAGTTTGATAAGAATAAGATTAAAAAATTAATTGAAAGTGGAGAAGAAATAGTAGGTGCATATATCCAAGAAAATACAAGTGTGGTGATTAAATAAATGAAAATAGTAGCTGTGAGTGATTTACACTCAAACAAAGACTTATATTGGAAACTTTGGAAAAAGAGTGGAGATATTTTAATCATAGCTGGAGATTTAACACATTTAGGAAGAGAGTTGGAGATGACTTCAGCTCTCGACCAAATTCAGACTATGAATTTTAAACATAAAATTATTGTTTTTGGTAATCATGAAACTGAAGCAAATTATGATTATTACAAAGAAAAATATCCCGATATTATATTTTTAAACAACGAAATAATTGAAGTTGAAGGATTAAAAATTTATGGTAGTCCATATTGTCAAAGATTTTGCTCTTGGGCATTTCCATATGATACTCAAGAAGAATGTATAGATAGAACTATACCGAAGGAAGCTGTAGATATAATTGTAGTTCATGAGCCACCATCTCATCCTAACTTATCTTATGTATTTGAAGATTTAGATATTGGAAATGAAGAATTAAGAAAATATCTTGAAAATGTAGATAAAGAAGTTATGGTTATAACAGCTCATTGTCATGAGTGTGGAGGAAAATCAGCTTATATAGGAAAAAGTAATTGTTATAATGTTGCTAGAAAAATTAGAGAAATTTATTTAGGTTAAACAATAGGGAGTAATTAATATGAAAAAATTTTTATTAGGAATGTTTTTAATATCAAGCTTATCATTAGCAGAAGGAGAAATGGCTCTAGGTATAACTCAACAATATAAATGTAAAGGTGTGTTTGGAGATGTTCAAGAAATAATAAATAATTCTCAAGAAGTATTAACAGTAGGAGGAAAACTATCTTACCCTTTAGATGAAAATTTATTAAAACAATTAAATGAAAAAAATGAAAAACTAGGATTAACTATTCAGCATACTTTACTTGAACATAAAAATAGTTTTAACGAGGAACAAATTAATCAATTATTAAAAATTAATGAAACTTATAATAATATAAGAAATATAATAAAAGAAGAGGTGGATAATGATAATAAACCTAACAATATTATTAACAGCAATAATAGTAATAATTCTACAAGTACTATCTAGTGTTAAAAGATACAAAGAATGTTCTACTTGCAATATAAAAGAAAAATGTAATCATAAACATAATGATTTTTTACATATAATATTAGATATAATTAGATTTTTCTTAACAATGTATTTTTTCTCAGATTTTATGTGGACTATGAAAGTTCTAAACCAAGAGAATAGAATTTGGATGTTCTGTTCAACTGTATTTATAATCTGTCTAGTTGTTTGGGTTAATGTATTTGATGAAAGACAACATTTAATAAGTTTTTTCAAAGGAATTGGTTGTCATCATAAGAAAGGAGGAGAAAATGAAAATTAAATTCGGTAAAACAAGTAAAATAAATTTATGTGATAATTTGGACTATAGATTAGTTCATATTATTTGTGAAGTTGCTAAATTAGATTTACCTTATGATTTTACAGTTTTTCAAACTAAAAGAACATTAGAAGAACAAAAGGAAAATGTTAAAAATGGTACAAGTAAAACTATGAACAGCAAACATCTACCCGATAGTAAAGGTATAGTTAGAGCTGTGGATATAGTTCCTTATGTAAATGGTAATAATAGTTGGGATATGAAATATTTTCATGCTCTAATGCCAATATTTAAAGCAGTAGCTTTTAGTTTATATCCCGATGAAATAGAATTTGGATATGATTGGAAAGACCATTGGGATTCAGCACATATAGAAATTAAAGATAAAAAAGAGATATAAGAATATTAGGAGGAATAATTTTGAGAACAGTAAAAATATTGTCAATCGAACAAAATCCATTAACTACAATAGGAGGAGTTGCAGGGATTTGCTATGGACAGACGAATCCTAAAAGATTTCCGAATATTGCAAAGAGATGTTTAGAGGAAAATCATGGAAGAGTATTAGAATTTACTAATATAACATTGGAAATAGACGGAGCATCTGCTAAAGTAGGGAGAGAATTATTAAGACATATTCATATGTCCTCATTACAAGCTAGTACAAGATATATAGATTATTCTAAAGATGGACAATTTGAATATATAACTCCATCATCAATTGATACAGAGTTAAAAAAATCTGTTTGGGATAATACAATGAAAGATATCCAAAATGCTATGGTTACATTAAAAGAATTAGGAGTTCCTATAGAAGATTTTACAAACTTATTACCTTTAGCTTACTCAACAAAAATAGTTGTTCAAATAAACCTACGTTCACTAGTTCATATGTTCCACGTAAGAGCTTGTACAACAGCTTACCATGAATTTAGAGCACTAATGAGAGATATTAAGAAACAACTATCTGAAGTTAGTGAGGAGTGGAAATTCTTAGCAGATAATTATTTAGTTCCTAAGTGTGTAGCTAGTGGCTACTGCACAGAAAAGATGAGACACTGCAATTTAAGACCTTTAAAAGAAGATATTATCAAAGAGTAGAATTTTTCTACTCTTTTTTATTTTTTTCTCTTGACATAATAAAGTAAATGGTGTATAATGGGTATATAAAGATAAAAGGAGGAGATATAATGAAAAAAGTTATTCAATCACCATTAAACTACACAGGTGGAAAATATAAACTACTATCACAAATAGTACCATTATTCCCAAAGGATATAGATATATTTGTGGATTTATTCGGAGGTGGATTTAATGTTGGAGCTAATATAGAAGCAAAAACTATAGTATATAATGAGTATGATACAAATGTATTTAATATCATTAAAGGTATATATGATAGTAAAGATAATATTATTGAGGATATAGATTATTACATTAATTACTTTAGTTTATCTAAAACAAATAAAGAAGGGTATTTAGCTTTAAGGAATGAATGGAATAAAAGCTTTAAGAAAGATTGGATAAGACTATATACTTTAATTTGCTATAGTTTTAATATTTTAATAACAGTATTAGATTTAATTCTAAGGGAGAGTTTAATATAGCTTTTGGAAAAGACAGAAGTGATTTTAATCCTAAGTTAAGAGAAAAGTTTAGCAAGTTTAGACAGTTAATAAAAAGTAAAAAAGTGTTTTTCTATAATGAAAGTTTTGAAGAGCTTACTTCTAGTAGTAAAGTAAATAATAATTATTTTTTCTATTGTTTACCTAAAGGTAGTTTGATTTATCAAGATGGTTCGTATAAACCAATCGAAGAAGTTATAGAAAATAAAACAGATTTAGGAAATGGTAATATTTGTATAAAAAAACATGTTAGAGACACTGAAAATGAAGAACTGTTAAAGTTTAATATTATGGGTGTGAGTAGACATTATGATTTAAGAGTGAGTAAAGAGCATATATTATTTGTTTATGATAGTAAAACTAAAAATATAATTGAGAAAAAAGCAAAAGATATAACTTTAAACGATAATTTAGTTATAGTTCACGATGAAAGAGTAAATAATTATATACCTATGTATAAAAAATATAGCAATAATACTATCAAAACCTTAAATATAGATTATTCTAAAAAAGATGAATTAGCATTATTACTTGGTATGTTTATGGCTGAGGGTCATAGACAAAACGGAATAATATTCTCTTATCATGTTAAAGAAACATATTATCACGTTTTGACAAAAAATCTAATTAAAGAAATTTTTGGATTAGATTCACAAATAAGAGAAAAATGTCCTCATGATTCAGTTACTCAAGTTATGTGTTTTTCAAACGAACTAGAACGATACTTTTTAAAATTATATAATGGAAAAACAGCAAGGTATAAAAAATTAAATAATTTTGTAATGCATTGGGATAAAAATATGCAATTAAACCTGTTAAAAGGATGGCTATATGGTGATGGTGGCTTATGGGAAGATAAGAGTATTAGTACAAATGTAAAATTTTCTAGAGGAGGAAGGAGAAATAAATATAAAATTAATGGTACGACATCGTCTTTTGATTTAGCTATACAAATGTATAATATTGCACTTAGATGTGGACTCCATCCTTGTTTCAAAAAGAGAATTACAAAATACAAGAAACCTTTAAGTGACGGAAGAATAGAATCAATATCTTATGATGTGTATTTTACTATGAAAAAAGATATAGAAAAAATATTATCTATAAATATATCTGGAAGAAATTGTGGCAGAAGATTTAGAATTAATGAAGATAAATATTTAATAACTAGAATTAATAAAATAGAAAAAGAATTATATAGTGGAAAAATGTATGATTTAACAACCACGCATGGTAATTTTTGGACTTTTGGAAATGTTAAAGTACATAATTGTGACCCTCCATATTTAATTACAACTGCAAACTATAATGAGAATGGTGGATGGGATGATAATATGGAGCATCTTTTATATAAAGAGTTAGATAAAATAAATTCAAAAGGAGCTAAATTTGCTTTATCTAACGTAATTGAGCATAAAGGAAAAAGCAACGATATTTTAAAGGAATGGATGAAAAAATATAATGTTCATTACTTAAACCATAGTTACTCTAATTGTAGTTATCAAGGAAAAAACACTGACAAACCTACAATAGAGGTATTGATAACAAATTATTAAAAGGAGGAGAAAATATGAAAGAAATAAGAATTGAAGTAACAGAAATACACGAATACCCTTTATATTCATTCTTTATGAAAGATGCTGATTCAACTAGAGATGAATATGAATATTTAGGATGTGTAGGTAGCTCTACATTTGAGTCATATGAAGAGTGGTGCGGATTTGAAACCATAGTTAGATTTTTATTAGATAGGTTATCTGACACATGTGTTGAATTACCTTGTAACAATGAAACATATTCTGTCAATGAAACATCAGATTATTGGTCTGATGAATGGGATAGCTACTGTATTGACAGTGTAAAACATTCTCTTGGATATAGCAATGTTATAGAAGTTGCCACAGGAGATACTGATTATTGGCAAAATTCTACATTAGAGGATTTTACAAAGTCTTTAGGGAAAATATTAAATTTAAAATTTGAGGTGGTAAGATGATAACTAAAAAACCAATACAATTAAGAGAGATAGAGGGTATGGATGGTAAATATGAGGTTATGGAAAATATAGAATATTATAATGGTTTAGTTGTACCAAAGTCTTTTATAACAGACCTAGCATCTATTCCTAAATTGTTTCAAGGAGTGATAGGAAAACCTAATGAAGAAGAATTTATAGCTCCAAGTATTTTACATGACTATCTGTATTCAAAATATAATGAGTATGGAATAAACAAGCAAACTGCTGATAAAATATTTCTACAAAGTTTATTAATGAATGGAGTAGAGTCAACTAAAGCTAGATTGATGTACAAGGGAGTGAAGATAGGTGGAGAGTTTTGTTTTGTTGAAGAAAAAGTAAATGGGAAAGTTTATAAACAACAAGCTTTAATAGACCACACTCCAGAACATAAAGAATACCAAAATAGAATGAAAGAATTGTTAGGGAAGTGGTATGTATGATTTATACTTCATATTTTGCAAAAGCTAAAAAGTTAAATGATGAATATTTGGTGTTAGGGATTGCTAGATTTCCACCTACTAAATTAAAAGAGAATATCTCATTCATAGCACCAAGTGAAGAATTGTTATATAAATATAAGACTGGTAAAGTGAGTGAGAAAGAATATGAGGAAATTTATTTAAAAGAAATGAGTACTAATATAGATTTGTTTTCTAAGTATTTAGAAGTTTTAGGTAAAGATAGACACGTAGTTATGTGTTGTTATGAGTCAAGCGACAAATTCTGTCATAGACACATTTTATCAAGAGAGCTAAATAAAAGAGGATTTAATATAAAGGAGTTATAGGAGGTAGTATGAATATAAAGATTTGGAGAAAAGATGAAGTTGAGTTAGGATTTAGTAAAGGTGATTATTTAATTTCTATTCTTTCAACACATGAAACACCTTTATCTGACGAGGTTAAAAGTAGATATAAGGAAGTGTTAGAATTAAGAATAGACGACATTCAAAAAGAGTATGATGGTTTAACTCTATTCTCAATGGAACATAGACAACAGGTGATGAAATTTGTACATGGTTTTTATGAATATATGAGCGAGGAAACACTAGATGTTCATTGTTCAGCAGGAGTTAGTCGTTCTCCATCAGTAGCATTAGGGATATGTGTTTGGGAAGGAGACATAGGATTAGCTTATAGGGTAATTAAAGAAAACAAATATATACTACCTAATGAATATATATTAAAAATGTTTATTGAAGACGATAGAGATTGGACTTGGATAATAGGTTATTTTAGATTAAAAAGAAGAGTAGATGAATTGGATAAAGAAACATTAGAAAGATTAGTTCTACGGTTAGGTTTAGATAGATGTTTTTATAACCATCTATTAAAAGATATAAACAGAAAAAGAGAATGGGATTCTGTATTTGGAGATGATTAGCATGAAATGTTATTGGGAGAATAATCCAAATGATAAATTAGAAAGTGCTATTAGATTATGTAATGTAATGTTTCCGCTATATTTAAGATATTGCAGAGACAGAGGGACTAATCTTACATCTATTGAATACACTAGAAATATAGTTCCTATACTATTATCAGGTATAATAGATTATGAAACGATAAAGTTTTGCGAACTAGAAATTGAGGCAATAGAGAGAGATTTAAAAATAGAAAATAGTATATTAAATAAAATATTTAAATAATATTTGACAAATAGATAAAAATATTATATAATAATATAAAGGAGGTGAAAAAATGATAAAATCAATAAAAATAAGACTATTACCAACAAAAGAACAAGAAGCACTTATGTTAAAAACCATAGGTTGTAGTAGATTTGCTTATAATTGGGTGTTAAATAGATGTGATGAGTTATACAAACAAGGAGAAAAATATAATATATTCAATATAATTAAAGAGTTTACCCAACTAAAAAAGAAAGATGAATTTAAATGGCTAAACGAAGTTTCTAATAAAGCTATGACCGAAAGTATGAGAAACTTAGACAAAGCTTTTAAATCATTTTTTAAAAAGACTAGCAAATATCCTAAATTTAAAACAAAGAGAAAATCTAAACAATCTTTTTATGTAAGGCATGATAGACTATACTTCAAAGATAGTATTTGTAATATTGAAAAAATAGGCAAGGTAAAATTTAAGACAAGTTATAATATACCCATTTGCAAGTATAGTAATCCATATTGTAGTTTTGACGGTAAGTATTGGTATTTAAGTTTTGGAGTAGAAGTAGAAGAAAACCAAACTATTCTAAACCAAGACTTATCTATTGGTATAGATTTAGGAATAAAAGATTTAGCAACTATTAATGTATTAGATAATCCTATAAAAAACATTAATAAGACTAAAAAAGTAAGAGTTATTAAAAAGAGATTAAAAAGATTGCAGAGAAAAGTTTCTAGGAAATACGAGGTAAACAAAGAAGGTAAAAAGTTTGTAAAAACTAATAATATTATCAAGTTAGAGAAACGGATTAAACTTCTTTATCGAAAACTGACAAATATTAGAAACAATCATATACATCAAACTACGAGTATGATAGTTAAATTAAATCCTTATAGAGTTGTAATGGAAGATTTGAATGTTAGTTTGATGATGAAGAATAAACATCTATCTAAAGCAATAGCTGAACAAAAGTTTTATGAGTTTATAAGACAAATGAAATATAAGTGTGAGTTTAATGGGATAGAATTTATACAAGCAGACAGATTCTATCCTTCATCTAAAACTTGTAGTTGTTGTGGAAACTTAAAATCAGATTTAAAACTTAGTGATAGAGTTTATAAATGTAATGAATGTGGTTTGGAAATTGATAGAGATAAAAATGCTTCTATTAATTTAGCAAATTATAAAATTAATGAAATCATTGATATGTAGGATGAGTTGTATCCGAATTTAAGCTCTTAGAGAGTTATATTAAACAAGAGTAGACTTAGGTTGAAATTGGACTCGGTGATGAGGGAATTAAACGATTTGTAACAAATTGGCAACTAAGAAATATAAAACCTATATTATATAGTGGATATTTAAGAGAAGAAACGGTTAGATTTTGTGAATTAGAATTAGAAAGAATAAAAAGAGAATTGGAGGAGAGTGGGAAAGATGTTCTATGAAAAAATATATTTTATAAAAAATGATAAAACAATAGGAGAAGTTAATGATAGACAGACCAAAGAATCCTTAAAAGATAAAATGCCAAACACTCCATTATTTTGGAAACAGAAAGCTTGCGTTAAATATCTTAGAGAATTAAAGAAAAGATAAGTATGGGAGGAGTTATGAAATTTAAAGAATTTAGAATGGTAGATGATATTTTAAGACCAATTTATATAGAGTTGAAAACAGGAAAAGAAAAATATCTAGTTTCAAGGATTAGAAAAATAAAAGATAAGGCAACAAAAGAAGAGATGGAAGTGTTAATGGGAATGGATTGGGTTTACACAGGAAAAATTACTTCTCAAGAATATAATATGAATTGGTTGGAGAAGAGGTTGTTTGAAGCTGAGAAGAAATTATCCAAAATAGAAAAAGTTTTAGGAAAAGAAAAATTTGAGGAGGTTTTGGGACTGTTATAAAAAACATATAATTTAATATAAAATCCTATAAATAATTTATATATTAAAGAGCGAATAAGGCTAAAAAAATGATTAAGGAGTTAATGGAAGATGATACTTGCAAAGAAAGTTAGGCTTTATCCAACTAAAGAGCAAGAACAGAAATTATGGCAATCTGTAGGAACTGCGAGATTTATCTATAACTATACTATCGCAAAACAGGAAGATAACTATAAAAATGGTGGTAAATTTATTAGTGATGGAGTTATTAGAAAAGAATTAACTCAACTAAAAAAGTCTGAGCTAATTTGGTTAAATGAAGTATCGAATAATGTAACTAAACAAGCGGTAAAAGATGCCTGTAACTCCTATAAAAGATTTTTTAAAGGTTTGGCTAATAAGCCAAAATTTAAAAGTAAAAAGAAAAGCAAACCTAGTTTTTATAATGACCCTATAAAATTAAAAGTTAAAGATAGAAAAGTCTTGATTGAAAAAGTAGGTTGGATAAAGATAAATGAAGAAATACCTGATAATGTTAAATATACTAATCCTAGAATTACCTATGATAATAAATATTGGTACATATCTGTTGGAGTAGAAGTTGAGAAAAAACAGGAAGAACTGACAGATGTTTCATTAGGAATAGATTTAGGATTAAAAGATTTAGCAGTATGTTCTGATGGAAAGATTTTTAAAAATATTAATAAAACCCAAAAGGTTAAACAGCTAGAGAAAAAATTAAAGCATAAACAAAAACAAATTAGTAGAAAATATGAGATGAATAAAATAAAAAAAGAGGGAGGTGTAAGTTGTCAATTTATAAAAACTAAAAATATAGAAAAATTGGAGAATACAACAAGACTGATACATAGAAAATTAAGCAATATTAGAAATAACTATCTTCATCAAGTTACAACAAATATAGTGAAAACCAAACCATATAGAATTGTAATTGAAAATTTGAATGTTTCTGGAATGATGAAAAATAAGCATCTATCAGATTCAGTAAGAAAACAATGTTTTTATAAGTTTAGACAGTATATAACTTATAAATCAGAGTTAAATGGAATAGAATTGGTAGTGGCAGATAGATTTTATTCATCATCAAAAACTTGTAGTCATTGTGGTACTATAAAGAAAGATTTAAAACTAAAAGATAGAGTTTATAGGTGTTCACATTGTGGAACAATAATAGATAGAGACTATAATGCTTCAATAAATTTATCTATGTATAAATTAGCATAGTTTCACAAACAAGAAAATGCTAATGTGTAGGACGCGTTGTATCCGAATTTAAGCCTTTGGAGAGTTATATCAAACGAAAGTAGCTTAGGCAAAATCGGACTTGTAGAAGAAGGAAATAAACAAATTTCTATATTTTTATAGATTTTTGGCAACGGTTTTAGGATGTTAAGATTAAATGGAAGTTATGAAAAGATGATGAACTCAATTCACACTCAAAATATACCTGAAGAATGGACTTGGAATATGGATTATACTATTTGTAGATTATTGTCATCTATGTTGTCTAAATTCTTAAAAGAAGCAAAAACTATGGTTGTTTTAGAAAATGAAGAAGATATAATAGAAGTAAGAGATAGATTAAACAAAATCATAAAATGGGAAGAAAATATGGATGTTTACGATATGAATAAAGAAGTAGCAAATAAAGAATTAGAGAAAAGAGAAAAATTTAGAATAGAAACATTTGAAAAGCTAGGAAAAATACTTCCTGCATTATGGTGGTAGACAAGGAGGATAAAATGAGTATAGTTTTAGGTTTGGAGAATTGTGATGACTTTGAAATACCAAAAGAATATATTAAAAGCTATGATATAGAAAAGAAACAAGTAAAAAGAATAGTGATAGATAAATCTTATTTAGATATTTGTTATAAATATCATGGTTTCTATGGTTATTATAAAGATAAAGAACAATCAATGAATAGATTTTTAAATGCAAATGATGTTACTCAAATATATGTAGATGAGAATAAATATCTACCTAAATATATTGAGAGAAATAATAATTGGTATGAAGATAACGTTTTGCAATCTATAGTCATTACAGATGATGGAATTATATTTGAGTGGGATTTAGATAAAAGAAATAAAGCTAGGAGAGATAGATATATCGGAGCAATAACAACATTATATATTCATTCTAAATACGAAAATTGTTTTAAAGCATCGGGAATAAATAAGATAATATTTTGGGATAAAGAGGGAGGGAAATAATTTTCTCTCTTTTTCTATTGACAAATGTAATTTTATGTGATAGAATTAATTATATAAATTAAATAGGAGGAGAAAAGATGTGGACTTGTAAGAAATGTGGAAACACAGAAATAATGATGAAAGAAATAGAAACTATTGAAAGAGTAGGGAAAATTAGTGATAATAGAGAGATGGAGTATGAGAGATATAAAAAGACAAATAAGTCAGTAGTATACCATTGTTCTATTTGTGGAGCTGAGAGTGATGATTTAGATAAGATGTGTAATAGAAGCGATGATATGTATGTAGCTTATTGGTATGATGAATTAGATAATCTCCATAAAGAATATGCTAAGAAATTTAAAGGATGTAAAAATAATCAAGAAAAATTAGATTTGTATAGAAAAAAAGAAGAAAGATTATATGGTTTAATCTTAAAATCTAGTACTTATTTAAACAAATTAATACATAAAATGTTTGAAGTAAGTGTTTTAAGAGCTATAAAAAATTGTCATTATAGAATTAATAGATATAGAACTTATATGACAGAAGGTATGCCACCTAAAATATTTTATATAAATAAAAATTTGGAAATAGGAAGATGTCTTGTTTGGGAAGACCCAGAAGATAGATGGGAATTTGGACAATATAAATTTTCTAGTAAAAAGAGTTGCGAAGAATGGTTAAATGAGTTAAAGAAATACAAAGAAAAAGGATGGTTTAATATATGGATAAAAAAGAATTAGAAAATAGAATAGATTATTTTACTTGTCTTGATATATGTGAAGAGATAAAAAAGAATCAGTTAGAGATGGAAGAATTTTACGATAAGTATAAAGATAAATCACTCGATGAAATATTTAACGGTATATTAGAAGAGATAGAAGAATGGTGTAGATTGAATTGCTGTGAATTAAACATGGAAAACACTATCGACAAAAATATAGATTTTATAAAAATAACAAAAGATGATATTCCTTTGATGACTAAGAGAATATTATCATTAAGAAATTTAGATAACTATCACGAGTGCGAGTTAGAATATGTTTATAGAGATTGGTATAATTTTAGAAGTGAAGTTAAAAAATTCTTGACAGATAATAAGGTTTTGTAGTATAATGTTAATATAACGATAAAAGGAGGAATTACAAAATGAAAACAAAGCAAATAATTTTAGAAATTAATGATTATTCTGATTTAAACAAAGAGGAATTAGAGAGTAAATTAATGGAACTATCTATGAGATTAATGTTAGAGTCAAATAAAGGAGAAGATATAGAAGGCGTAGCCAAATTAATGTTTGAAGTAAAAGATTTAACTAAATTATTGGAGGAATATTTATGAGTGAAAAAATTAAAACAAAATATGGAATAATAGATATAATAGAAGATGATAATGGAGCTGTTGAAGTAAGATATAATACACAGATAATATTTTAATAGAAACTAAAAGTACAAATTCAATAGTGTTCCATATAGTAAAACCTAGAACTAATAAAGTTTTGAGTATTAAAGATATTAGTTAATCAGAATGTTAGGAGGGATTTATGAAAAAATTATTTATGTTTATAATTTTAATATCATCATTATCTTTTGGTAATAATGAACAAATAAAAGATTTAAGTTTAAAACCTAATGGAAAAATAAAACCTTATGAAGATTATCTTATTAGACAAAAATTAATTTCAGAATTACCAATTAAAATCAAGTATGATAATAAAACTATGTATATAAGATTTAAAGATATAAAAAATATTAGAATTTATGAAGATTATATAGAATGTTCCATATTGGATTACGGAGTATATTGTGAAATAGATTTAATACGAATAAAAGACAAAGAAACACAAGATATTATTGTTAGCTTGTTTAAAAAACAGCAAGAAGAAATAATAAGTGTGTTAAAGTAAGGTGGTAATATGGAACATACAGATTCTTATATCATAGCTATTAAAAGATTAGAACAGATACATAAGAACTATGCTAGGTTGTTGAAATTATTAAAATATAAATATGAATTGTATCAAGAAAAATTAAATGATTTATTGGTATTGGAAAAGTATGTTAAAGAAAAACTTAGATTAGATGAGTTGTCAATAGTGAGTAAAAAATTAAGAATAGCTAAAGAAAATTGTAAAATAAAAATGAATAGGTATAAACAGGAGGAAATGTAGATGGAAGATATAAATGATTTAAAGGTTGGAGAAACATTCCAATTAGGGAATAGGAAATTGAGGCTAGAAGAAGGTAGTCCAGACGGATGCGGAAACTGTTTTTTATATATTAATTGTATTGAATGTTGTTCAATGCAATCACATAATGTGATACCTGAATGTAAAAGTAAATTTAGAAAAGATAATAAAGATATTATATTTGTAGAGGAGGAAAAATAATGACACCAATAATTAGTCCAATGTTTATTTATGTTTTAGGAATTATTAATAATGTTAGATTCTTGATAATCTTGTCTGCAGTAGTTAGTTTTGTAATAAGTATTGCGTATGCTAGTTGGGTGATAGATAATGGTAAACCTATACCAAAATTATCTAAAATATTATTTGTAGTAAGTATGGTAGGATTTACGGTATTTTCATTTACGCCCAATAAGGAAACACTTATTGCTATGTATACAACAAAATATATAACAGTAGAAAATGTAAAATTAGGAAAAGAAGTAGTTGTAGATACAGTTAAAGAAATTGTAGATGTAATAAATAGAAAAAATGAAGATTAGTAAATTTACACAAAATTGAATGAGGTGATATTGATGGCAAAGAAAACTAAAAAAAGAAAGGGTTGCTAGAGGGGATTTCCCCTCTTTTTATTTTTTTGTTGACAACTCTCTACTCCTATGGTATAATAAATTATAATAAATATTAGAGGAGGCATAAAATGACTAAGAAACAACTAATTGAGATATTGGAAGATTTTAATGACAATGATAAAATTATTTTTGGAACTTGTAATCGTGAATATTATCCTTATTCAATTAAAAGATATGATAATACTATTCTATTTTTACTAGATGATAGGACAGCTATTGAAAAATATTACATAACAACTGACTATAAAATATCAACATGTGGCAATTACGAAAATCCAACTGATAAATTAGAGGGTAGTAGATTTCATTGGAATAAGTACTTATGTATTCAAGAATTAAATATGCACTTAATAAAAAATAATTGGAAGGAGAATTAATATGAAAAGATATTTAATTACAGACAGCGATGGAAATGATTTATATGAAGTTAATTTTGAGAGTGAAGAATTAGTTCATAAACTGGCTAAAGACAATTGTATTTTAGATTATCAAATATTTGAATTAAAAACTCAGTATGAATTATTTATGGAATTTTTAGAATCTCATAATAAAACTTTAGCTAATATAAAACATATTACCATTTATAGTTTTTGGAGTAATAAATATAATATATCCGTATATGAATATATTAAAGAAATAGGAAAAAGATATAAAAATGAGAGTTGGTATAAAGCTAATATTGTACTAGATGATGGATTGATATTAGTAAGAAGTAAATGTGATTATGAATATCAAAGAATTGATAATGAGTTTGAATATATCAGTTTAAAGAAAGAAGATAAAGAATGGGAGAATAGAAGATGAGAGATGAGGGTATTTTTATAAAAATACAAGGAAAATACAAGTTGATAGAAATAGGTATATTAGATGTAGTATTAAAACTATTAAATAATGGTGTAAAGACAATAGGTAGTTGCGAAGGACATGATGGAAAAATGGCTTGGGTACAAGTAGATACTAATGATGATTATATAAATGCTTTAAGTATACTAAAAGACAACAATATAAAAAATGTAAAAATATGTGACCCAAAATATAATGGTATGATGATTGAGACAGGTATATATTGGAATGGAGATATATTTGTAAATAATTAGGAGGAAATATGATAAAAATAATAAAGAATAAGAATAAAAAATTTCATAGAAAACAAATAATGGAATTAACAAAATTAGCTCATTATTATGAGCATGATGAATATGGACATGAGATAAGAATATATAATAAAAGATTTATGGATATTCATAATAAATATACATATTTAGTATCTTATAATTCTTCAATAGTAGGGATATTTTCTGTCCATAAATATAAAAGTGGAAATTATTATTTATGGAGAGTTTTTATAAAAGAAGAGTATAGAAATCTTGGAATAGGTATAGAAATTATAAATTGGGTTAAGAAAGTTTTTAATAAAGGAAGGATACTAATTGAAGTCAATAATGTAGAACAATTAAAAGCATTTTATGGGGATTTAGGATTTGTAGAAATAGATAAAAATAGCAAATATTGTTACATGGTTTGGAATGAGGTGTGATATATGAATTTACATGAAAGATTAAAATGGATAGAAAAAGTAAAAGAAAAAACTCAAAGATTGAAAAAGGAGTTGATAAAAGATAGACACTGTAATAATTGCTTATATTACAATAAGTCAAGTAAATGGAATAGTTCTGAAAAGAAATTTGAAACACTACATTCATGTAATCAATTTGATTTGACTTTTAAGGAAAGTGAATATGATATGTCAAAAACTTTTTGCGATTTTTGGTCGAAGAACGAAACTAACAAAGAAAGAATATGTAGAGAAATAAATTTTAGATACAATGATTAAGAGTAGAAAATTTCTATTCTTTTTTCTTGACTTTTATTTTTGTTTGTGGTAGAATTAATTATAACTAAAATATAGGAGGTATAATATATGAGAGCTTTTAATAAAAGAAAAATGTCAAAAGATATTTATTTGTTTAAATATAAGAATAAGAAAATATCTTTGACTATGACTATTAATTATTTAGATGAGTATGGGAATGAAAGTGAAGAAAAAAGAATTTATCATGGAATGTTTAAATTGATAAGAAATAATAATAAAATGTTTTTAAATGGTGATATTTATAAATCTAGAGATTTCTTTAAGCAATTATCTAAGATAGTAGATAATTCTAATGGAAGTAGTATAACAAGAGTAATGAATTACTTTAAAAACAATAAGTCTTTTGAAATAGATTTTTCTAAAGTAACTAGGAAAGACTTTGTAAGTAGAGATATATGGGGTATAAGAAAAATATTAGAAGAAAAAGGAGCGATGGTATGTACATATTAGAGAGAATATCCTTTATATTAGACGGAATAGTACCTGTTATGTTTCTTGTTTCAGGTATCGGAATGTTAATAAGTTCTATTAGACTTTATGAAGATGATAGCTTTGAAAACTTTAGAACTTTATTTTTTATAAGTATAATACTTTTAATGGTTAGAATAATAATACCTTACGAAATAAATTGTTTGTGGGTAAGATAGGAGGAGATAATATGAAAAACTTAAAAGAAATCGAAGATTACGGGTCTTATACTATTTTTGAAAAAGAAATACAGAATAATATTCCTAGACAATTAGGAAAGACTATTTCAGTAATGATAGAAATAGAAAATAGTCTAATAATAGAATATAGACAAAGGTTATTAAGATTAATATCGGTAGCAGAACATAGAAGAAAGAGAGGATATAAATTATGAATGAAGAAGCTGATTATTTTGCAAGATGTTTATTAATGCCAAGACATATTTTTGTAGAAGTATTTGATAAACTAGAGTATGTAAATAGTAGATTAAGTGAAAAAGATAAGATAAACCCAATATCTTATCTTTCATCTATATTTGATGTACCTATAAAGCAAGTAATAAAAAGAATAGAAGAATTAGAACTATAAAGGATGGATAAAAATGATTTTAAAATTTTTAGGATTAATTTATTTAGGATTAACTATTTATTGCAATTTCTTTTTTATTAAAGAAGTTAGAAAACAAAGTTTAAAACAAGGAAAAGGTATAGATATGTTTAAACTTTTTATTAATATTTTGTTTTTACCAATAGTAATATGTATAAGAGCTTGTAAAGGAGATGAATAAATATGAAAATAATATATGGAGATATTTTAAACATAACAGAAGGTATTATCTGTCAACAAGTAAACTGTATGGGAATAATGAGAAGTGGATTAGCCAAGCAGATAAGAGATAAATATCCAAGAGTTTATCAAAAATATAAAGATTTTTTGAATGATAAAAGTTTGAAGATAATTCCTATGGGAAACAACATTAGAGGATTGAAGGTTGTAGAAGAAACTTCTGAAGATTATCTAGGAAAAGTTTTAATAGTAGATATAAAAGATAATTTATATATAGCTAATTTATTTGCTCAACATAAATATGGGAGAGATAAACAATATACAGAATATGATAAGTTTGAAGAATCACTTGAAAATTTAAAATTTTCAATAACTGATACTGATTTAGAAAATTTACCTATTTATTTCCCATATAAAATAGGTTGTGGATTAGGTGGAGGAGATTGGAATATTATATTTAAGCTAATAGAAAAAGCGTTTCCTAATGCTATAATAGTTAAAAAGGAGAATTAAAATGACAAATAATTTAAAAGAACTAATATCGGAAAAATTAGAATATTATAGAGAAAGAATAAGAATTATTATGAAAATAGAAAAAGAATTAGAGAGCAAATCTTTAGAACAAATATCTGATGAATTGATTCAAGAGATAAAAAAAGAATATTCAACTTGTATTTGTGATAGCTTTATAGACAAGAGTGAAGAGAAGAAGATAAAATTTAATTTTAGGAAAGTAAAGGAGATAGCATAAATATGTGGGTATGCAAAGAGTGTGGAAATGAAGATTGGTTTAAAATAATTAGTAAGAAAGAACAAGATGTGGTATTTTATGAGGATGGAACAATAAATTATGATTGTTTAGGTTATGAAAAACAAAGAGATATGATTATAAGATGTGAATGTGGGAATGAAGGTAAAAATATTTCAGATATAGCTGATTGGAAAGAGGAGAGGTAAGCATATGGCAACTTTTACAAGTAAAGGAGGATTTATTCCTGAGTATCGTATAACAGTAGGTCTTAAATATCAGTCATTTGAGCATAAGAGTGAAGATGACCTAATAAACTATGACTGGGAAATAGAGGATTTTAAATACATAGATATAAATGGAATAACTGTATATGGAGAAGATATAAACGTAAGAGGGTTTAAGGATATTTATGATGAGTTAGATTATTATGGAACAAATATAGCTAGTAGATTATTTATGAAAGAAAGAGATTATTGTATGGTATTGTCTGAAGACATGTCATTGTACCAAAAGATAAAAGAAAAATTTATTATAACACTTGATTTTAGTAAACTGTTAGATAAATTAGAAGATGCGTTAAAGCGTACAAAAGACCATCAAAAGTGGGGCGAAGAACGTATAAGTTATAATTATGGAATGTTATATTTAACGGATATATCCTTTTATAAATCTTTCTGTGATTTTATTAAAAAGGCAAATGATTGTAGAATAACTAAGAAAGATAAGAATTTTAAATTTATCAAGCAAGAGGAATTAGATAGTTTAGATGTTGATAAATTATTATATAGTTTTGATAAATGTAAATATAATATGTTTAATTATGATAATTTGTATATTTTTTTTAAATGGTATGTTGATAATAGAGCAATAAGATAGGAGGAATAATATGGGATTATGTATGAATGTAGAAAAAACAGATGAAGATTTTTTTATAGGCTATGTTAGATATTTTTGGCTTAGGGTAGAAATATTGGAATCAATAGATTATTTTTTAGCCAAAGATTTCAAGAATACTTTGAATGAAGTTCCTATATCAGAAAAATCGTTTGAAAAGTTATATAATTTAGGACTACATGAATTTATGTTACATAGTGATTGTGATGGTATTTTGGAATTGAATGTTATTGAAAAAACTTTAAAAGCTTTGAACAAAGTAAAGTTGTTTAAAAACTCAGATTTTAAAAAAGAGTTTAAGGGATTAAAAGATATTTTAAGTAAAGCTGTAAAATCTAAAAGTAATATAATATATTGTTAGGAGGAAATAAAATGTATTATATTAGGCAAAGATTAGATTACGATATATTTGATGCAATAAATAAATTAAAAGAGGAGCATTGTGATGTTCCTCTTACGTTAATAAAATTAAATCATATATCTTGTGACATATTTTTATCAGATTGTTTGCAATTAACATTTAAAAAGGTTAATAATGGTATTGATTTACAAAATGATATTGAAAATATGTGGGGTTTATTGATAATAAATGAACCTATGATAGAGGAAATACAAGATATTATAAGCTATATATACAAATGTAGAGATTATTTATGCAAATATTTTGATGGAGATTATCAATTATTTCTAATGTTGGATGTAAAGAAAGATAAGAGAAGAGAAGATATAAAAATTATGAGAAATATGATAAATGTTGTAGAAATGAAAATATATAATTTTAATAAAAGATTAGAGGAGGAATAAATTATGAAAACCAAATTAACCTTAAAAATACACCACCATAACAAACACCTAAATAAATCTCTTATAAAACTATGCAAACAACTATCAGCAAAAATAGGAGCAAAGGTAGGATATGAATTAGAGAAGGAATATGAATATAGTTGGGAGTATATACCAATGATTACTTTATTAGCTCCATGTGGTTGTTGCTATGATATACCATCATTAAGATATGATGATAAAGACATTATATCAAAGTTAATTAAACTAAGAGATGCTGATAAGATTGTTAGAGATAAAATAGAAGAATATCAATATATGTATGGTATATATTTTAATATAAAGACTGATGAGGATTGGAATAAATCATCGGAACAATTAGCCAATGAAATTATATCTCAATATGATAATGAAATTGAAGAGGAGTTGGGTTTATGAAAGAAATGGATGAAATATTCATATATGCTAAAAGATTTGAGTATGAATTAAAAATGGAATATAAAGAATACAAGAGAGGAAAGAAATATTTAAAACTATTAGATAAGTTAAAGATAGGTAAAATTATAGCTTATGATGATTCTTGTTGGGATGATGAAAAATATAAATCATTATTATGTTACTTAGAGTGTATAAAGTTTAAAAAATTAAAGAGAATAAAAGATATAGATAATGACACATATTTCTATAATGAAGGTTTTAATTTTGAATATAATAATAAGATGTTTAAATTTGTGAGAGTATGGGGGCAAGGAAGCTATAGTTATGTAGAAAGAATATCTTGACAAGAATATGAATAAAGTAATATAATAGTCATATACAAATAAATGAAGGAGATGATGAATATATGAACCCAACAAAAATAACAAACTACAGATGCACTCAATGTGGCAGATTCTACAGCAGCTATTCAGAAGCTGATAAATGTTGCACAAACAGAGATGAATTAAAAAATGCTTTAGAAAAACAGGCTGATGATATTTTAAAAAATATTCCATCACAAATACTTACAGATGAAGACTATGTCCGTACTGTTATTGGAATAAAAAAACTAGATAAACTTCATTATAAACTTTTAAGTTTTGACTTGACTTCTTATTATGATATAGTAAAGAAGAAGAAAGGAGAATGTATAGACTATCTCGAGAATACAGCAGAGAAATTAATGAAGAAACTTGATTTAGAATTAAATAAAGAGGTAGAAGTAGATGGAAAAACCTATGTATTATTTGATGCTGATGATATAATGTCTTTATACTATGCCGATTATGAAGACAGAGATTATGACTTGATAAGGGAGAAAAGAAATTAATACAATATAAAGTAGGTAAAACAAACCATAAATTTTAAGCACCTACAAGAATTATAAACTAATAAAGGAGGAACTACAATGTACATAGAAATAAACAATGAAAAATATGAAGTAATAAGAATGAAACAGATAGATGGATTACCAATGTTCTTAAAAAGAACTAATTACATTTTGATAAAGGATAATATCATTTATGAATATGAAAGAGATTATGACTTAGACAGAGATTATCTTATAGATGAAGAACTAAAAGAAATATATAGAATATATAATAATTAATCAACAATCATTTATATAATAGAGGAGGAACCCAAAATGATAATAAAAATCCAAGACATATATTACAAACTATTAGACTTGCAAGGAAAAGAAATTACAGATAAGAACATTGTAGACAAATTATTGCTTATTAAAGAAACACTAAACTATGCTAAAGACAATATAGATGACCCATATGCTAGTATATCATATAATCCAATAGAAGCCTACGAGGATATATTATCTGAATTTAATATCCATATTAAATTCACTGAAGTCAAATCAGAAGATTACATAGAATTATAACAAACCCAAATACCTAAGGAGGAACCCCAAAATGAACAGAATAAGAAAAATTAAACCCCTAATATCATCTACCCCAACAAAATCAAGAGAAAACTTATATCTACATAAAGGTAAGATATACCAATATGTAGGAGAAGAGGGAAAAGTAATTGAAGAACTGACAGATGAATTTAAAGAAACAACTGTAGATTTAGCTGATTTATTAAACCTAATGGCACATACAACTGAGGATGAAGAAGAATATAAAGCATTGTGTGAAATGTCAGATATGGCTTATGATTTAATTGAGAATTTTAGAAGAATACAGGATGAGGTAGAGCAACTTAGATTTATGGTAGCTTATTATTAATAATTAAATAAGAGGAGGAATATATGAGTAAAAAATTGAGTTGTAGTGAATGTAAATATTGTCATTTTACAATCTTAGGTTGTTACGAATGTAAAAAATTTGAGATATTACCATTAACTTTTGGGTATGCTATTGTATGCAAAGGTTTTAAAAAGAAAAGAGAAGAATAAACCACAAGAGAGGAGCTAATAACTCCTCCTCTTATTTTTAGAATAAAAATCATTTTAGTATAAAAATCTTTTTAAAATAATAATGAGTGTTAAAAATATGCACAAATATAAATAAAGGAGAAGAGAGTATGAAGAAAAAAGAGATATTTAGTTTAGGTTTAGCAAAGGAATTATTAAAACTAGGATACAAAATAGTAGAAATAAAAGATAATAGGAAGTATAATAAACTAATATTTGTATTTGAAGGAACAGAAGAATTATATAAAGACATAACACACATAACAAATAAATATAAGAAAGAATCTTAGTCCAAAAAAATTCCTCTAATATAAGAATAATAGATATATTATAGGAAAAAAAGTGGACTAAATATATCATAATATCTAAAAGGAGAGTATCTAAGATGAAAATATTGGAATTGAATATTAAAGATGATTTGGATAAAGGAGTTTCTTGGGATGAGATTGCTAAAAAATATGGTGTTGGAAAATCCAAAATTCAGAAGATTAAACAACATGGTTGTTGGTATGTTGATTTAGGAACAGGTGAGAGAGTATTCACATCAAAATCAGTTAGTTTACACGAGCAACTATTTCATTATATAGCCTCTCAAATAGAGCTGTTCGATAAATCTACTTATATAGAGAAGAAGAAATTGATTAAGGATAGAGCAGTTGCACCAAGAATATGTAATTGGCTGATGGGTAAATTTAATATAGAACCTAGTATGAGAGATTCTATGGAGAGGAAGTGTAGAGGTTGGTATAAGAAAGATGTTAAATTGGTTAAAAGTGATGAAACGGGAAAGATTGATTTTAAAATTAAGGAATTAGCTTATGATTTTTATATTAACGAGGAGTCGGTTATATCTAAGAATTATTATCTTGATGAGAACTTTGCTCCTAGAGGTTGGAGATTATGGAGTTTTAAAATATCAGATGATTGGTTGGTTCATTTATCTCCATATATAGTAACTCATATAACAACAGGATATGATGAGCCGACTTTAAGAGAATATATGTACAATAATTTATTAAAATCCATTGAGAGAGATAGAGAAGAATTAATAAAGAGTGGATTAGATAAAAAACAGATAGAGGAAGAACTAGATGATAGGTATAAGAAGAAATTGAGATATAATTTTATAAACAGTAGAGTTTCTATAAGGATTGTCCAATATGTGAGAAAGATTTATGGAGATATATCTAATGATGTTATAATATATAACTCTAAAATAGAGAAAGCTGTAAGGTCTATATATCTCAATCCCATACTATATATGGATATAACAGCCTATCGTATGGGGTTGCTGAGCAGAGAGTATTCGGATTTAGTAAAATTGATAATGGAAACAGGAATGTCAGTTGATATGGTAGCTTGAGAGAGAAGTAATCCTCTCTAATTTTTTCTTGACAACTCTATATTAATATGATAAGATATAAAAAACGAGGAGGTGTCATTATGAATTATATAGAAAGTAAAGTAAAAGAATTATTTGAACAAGTATTGAGAGGAGAGAAGAGAGTTCCTAAATTAGATACAGAAGAGAAATATCTAAAAATGACTGATAAGTCTGTAACAATTTATTCAATGAAATTCAGTGAGGATTTAAGTATAATGTGGGGTGGTTGGTTAAGAGTAAAAATGCAAGATAAAATCATATGTTTGTTTAAAGAAGAATATGAAGAATGTATAAAACCGGGAACTGAAGTAAAAATAGATGAAACGACAGGAGAGGTTGAGATACTTACTAAAGAAAGACAGAAACCAAGTGAAGAAGTGGTTGAGTTAGATAGATTATTTAGAGAAGTTTGGAAATATGCCAAAGATATTGCTAATGATAAATGGTTGATAGATAAAGTATTTGGAGAAATAAAATAGGGAGGAAATAAATGAAATATAATGTAGCTCATAAATTCGCTTTGGAGATAGATGAAGAAAGTATAAAAAATCTGAAAGGTGATATTGAAATCAATAACTTAGAGGAGCTGAGAGAAAAGATTAAAAAATAAGACCTACTAAATGGAGAGGAGAGGAGTAATTCCTCTCTCTTTTTTTAATATAATAGTTTGATTTACAAAATATTTGAGAGTAAAAGTAATTTTTCGTGAGGATTTTTAGAAGAGGGAGCTGAGAGAGGGTTAGAGTGTGGGGTATGTTATCCCCAAAGGTGTGGGTGTAGGAGGTCGACACGATTTGCTTAGTAAAACTTAACGTTTCTTCTCCCCAACTTAACACCTCCTAATCCCCCATTTTTCCTACCATCTCACCCTTATTCTCCCACTTCTCCTCTTCCTACTCAATCATTTCTCTATAATACTTATTATCCTATGTTTTATTCTATCATATAATCACGTTTTCAAGCCTTATTTTTATTAGTCTTATCACGTTTTCTAATAATATTTTAATAAATCTGTACGATATTATAATAATCCTTGACATCTAATCATTATTATGCTATACTTATATCAAGTAAAGAGAGGGAGATGATTTTTATGAAATTTCCAATGGAAGTAGTTAGATTCAAAAATATAAATAAAAACTATGTCGTAGCAACAGATGGAACTGTATGGAGAGTTAAGAAAAATGGGGATATATCTATGATAAAACCTCTGAAACATAAAAACGGAAGGCTATTTGTATTTCTTTCAGTCGATGGTAAAAAATCAATAAAATTTGTTCATAAATTAGTTTTAGAAACTTTTGTTGGTAAGTTTGAAAAGAAAATTTATTTCAAAGATAGCGATATTACTAATGTTTCTTTAAGTAATTTATACTATCTATAACTGTACGATAAAATAATATAAAAAATTATTAAAAACTCTTGATTTTTCTACACTTTTATGCTAAAATAATAATGTAAATAAGAGATAAAAAGGAGTGATGATGAGGTGTACGATTTAATAAATAAAAGTATGACTGTAGGCGAGTTAGACGAATATATGATACAGAAGGGATATGAATCAGCTCTGATTGATACTCCCGAGTATGAAATATTGGAGGCACGATGGATATCATATCCAATAAATGACTATGAAAGATTAGTTATTTACTTTGAATATGATGGAGAGCTTGTAAAAATTACGAAAGTGGAGGTTGAATAATATGAACTTAAATAAATTGACAAAGAGCTACATAAAAGATTTGTCTCACTTAATGAAAAAATGGCATATAAATACTATTTCTGTTGACTTAGAGAGTAGATATGAGGTAGTTTTTATAAAGAATAAAGAATGTGTACATATACATGTATACCATGAGGAAGACGAGGACTTTGTTCAAGTATATAATCAAGACAATTTAAAAGATTTACTTGAGGAATTTGAAAAATCACCATTTTATATGAGCAAGATTAAGGTTTAAGGAGGAGAAATGTTTAAAATTTTTAAATATGCAAAGGTAGGAGATACGATTTACAATCCTATACATGAGGGAGGTAATATAACAAAAGTAGAGAATGAAAAAATTTATATAACGTTCAAAGATGGTTTTGATATTATCGTTGATTTAGATGGAAAAGAACATAAGAAACAAAAGAATCCTTCTATTGAGTGGTGTGGATATGATATGTTAGGAGAATATAGATTAAAAGATATTATATTTCATTATGTAGAAAAGAAACCTTATAATCAGTTTAGTTGTGGGTATGACCCTACAACATTATATTATAGTAGAGAAAAAGAAAAATGGTATTGGGATTGTGATTTATTCTTAAATGAAAATTGTTTCCCTATTTTCTTTGATAATAAAAATGATGATGGTTTAGAGGAGTTGGTAGATATATTGAATAAAAACGATGCAAATTATTTTCACGTATTTGAAGCTTTGGTAGAATTAGAAAGGATATAAGGAGGAAGAGATGAAACAAATTAATACTATAAAAGGACTCCACAATGTAAGAAATTATTATTATGTTTCTACTTGTGGTAAAATTATAAGTAATAAGTGTAGATTAAAAGTATTAAAATCTAGGTTGGATAAAGACGGATATGAATATGTTACTTTGTGTACAACAACTAAAAAACCAAAGAATATGAGAATCCACAGACTCGTAGCATTAGCTTATATTCCTAATCCAAAAAATAAACCACAGATTAATCATAAGAACGAAATTAAAACAGATAATTATGTTAATAATTTAGAATGGGCAACAGCAAAAGAGAATACAAATTACGGAACTAGAAATAAAAGGGCTGGAGAAAAAATAGGAGAGACTTTAAAAGGAAGACGACATAGTAAAGAAACTAAGAAAAAAATGAGTGAGACTAAGAAAGGTTGTAAAAATCCAAAATCAAAACCTAGAGAATATTACTCTAAAACACCATTAATAAGAGGAAATTTTAAAAAAATATGTAAATCTATGAATTGGGATTTCAAACATTTCAAGGAGATAAGTAGCAACGAAAAACAATGTAATAATACAAAATATTACTATATTTATATAGGAGAAGACAATGAAGACTACGGTGTCCAAAGGAATGAAAAAGAATATTGGGAATCACATGCTATAACTAGAAATAATTTTAAAAGAGCTTGTAAAAAACGAGGATGGAATTTTGAGGATTTTATAGAGATAGATAGTGGAATAAAAAGTGGTGGCAATAAAAAATATTATTATGTTCAAAAAAATAAAGATAATCAGGAGGGGAACAATGAAAACAAAGGTTAAAAATTTAATAGAGCTAAACGGACAAAAAAGTGGTGTATTTACCATCATTATCGATAATGAGAGAAATAGTTTAGCTATCACGGGAAAATTTTTAAGAAGAGATATGATTGTTTATTTTAAAGAGCTAGATAAAATGGATGAAATATTAGAGGATATAAAAGGTTTTGGTTTTGAGGTTGAGCTGGAGGAAAATAGAGTTTTTAAAATACTTTTTGATAAAAAACTTGAGAAAGTAGTTATGACTTCCAACGAGATTATAAGCAAAGATATTGAAATGGTTGCTTCTTATTATAATGTTAAACCTAAAGACTATAATAAGTTTATAGATGCAGGATTTAAAGGGTTAGATAGATATAAAATATTAGAGGTAGAATTATAATGGATATTAGAACTATTGATGCTATAAAATATAGTCTTAGAGACATATATGCTGAGGATGTTAAAGCAAAAGACTTAAAACTTGAAGTTAAATTAAATGGGGTAGATATACCCCTTGAATCTTTGAATAATATAATAGATTCACGTATTAAGTATGAGGTAGGTGTTTATGAGAGAGAGATAATACAAATGCTTATAAATAAATTAAATGAGGAGGAGATGGAATAGTGGCAAAATTCAGTAATGCTAAGATTGGAGATAGAGCTTGGAACATTATGCATGGATGGGGTACTATAGTTGCAATCAAAGAAAATGAAGATTACCCTATATGTTTTAAAGCAGATATAGACAGTTTTTGTACATTTGATTTGGATGGGAAAAGATATATTACAGATAAATATCCTACACTATTTTGGAATGAGTTTCATATTCCTAGTGATGAGGAGGATAAAAAACCGTTTAATTTAGTTGATTTTTTGAGAGATAATTTAGAGCCTAGAGAGTTCAGATGGGATACAAACAATATAGAATTGCACTTTTCACATAGGTTGAATAAGTGGAAGTGGACTTGTAGTGGAGTATACCAATCTATTGGAGTTGTATATTTTAGAGATAGAGATAATGACATATTTCATTATATAGTCGACACATTAAACGAAAATAAAGTTACATTAACCCAACTCAAGAAAGCTTATCTAGAATTGGGGTGGTTATAAATGATTACTAATGTTAAGGAAAAACAACGAGAATATAAGAAGAAGAGAGATGAGGAGAGAAGAAATGAAATACTAGCTTTCTTTGAACAGTTAAAAGAAATAATTCTTAATGACGTGGACTATATAGAAAATTGTGTAGTTGCTAATAGTGATTATGTGTTCTTTAGAATACGGAAACCAATAGTGCCTGCTCCGTTTGAGGATGAGTATCCTATACTAGAAGACCTTGCTCATGAGATAGATTTAGGAGAAGTGAGATTATTATTCGATGACATATTTAGAATACAGTATGGAGAATTGGATATAAGGTGTTGTTGGGAGCTTTAAATGATTTAATTAAAATTTTAGGAGGTAAATTATGAAGTATTATTTAATAAGAGATAAGCAAGGAAATATAGTTATACAAAATTTTGATTTTGATGTCGACTCTCCTATGTGTACGAAAACTACTATAAGTAAACTGAAAAAACATTTTAGATTAATTCATTATTTAGAAAGTGATTTAAAGCTTGCTGAATGTAAAAAAGAAAGTTATAGTAATTACTTAAATGAGTATTTAGAAGTAGTTGAAGTCGAAGTTGAATTAGATGTAAAAATACTAAATAATTAGTATAATTATATAAAATGTACAAAAAATATGGACAAAATATAAAGATAAAATGAGTATTTTATTGGGGAGAATTTTCTTCCCAATTTTTAATTTTTCCCTTGACATTGTTATACTTTTATGATATTATATACTCAAGATAAGAGATATATAAAAACTAAGGAGGAAATTAATATGATGACTAAAATGCAATTTGCTTGTGAGGTAATGAAAATATATGGAGAAATATCTAAAGTTAGAGAGATGATGAAATCATATGCTTATAGTGTGTTAGAGGATTGGAGTTCTATTCCAAATAAAAAAGAATTAATAGACACAATGATAAATAGTATGTCGAAAACAATGTTTAGACAGTTAGGTGTTCTTGAGAATGAAAGAGCAAAAGATATAATTATAAGATTAATAGATAATAGTTGTTGTGGTTGGTTTAATATAAATTATGCTATAAGTGATTTAGAAGAATTAGGAATAGAGTTTGGGGAGGATTAATATGTTTGAAAAAGAAAAACAAGAGCTAGGATTAGCAGAGAAAAATTTAAGAGAATATACTTTAAAATTTATAAAGAAACTTACGGATAATCCAAAAGAGCAGATTATAGAATATGCAACTAATAATTATAACCCTATGACCGATACAGTGAAAACATTTGGCTATAGTATAATTAGAAAAGATGAATGCTTCTTAATAAAATATTATAAAGAATTATACTCTATGAAAAGTGATATTACTTTAAGAATAGAGTCATATAATCCTATATTAAAAGAATTTTTTGGCATGATGTTTGATGGATATGCTTATGATAAAATAGTTGAAAGAACAAATAAGATAAATAAATTTTTAGAGGTGGTTAAAGAATGACACAAGAACAAAAAAATATAATCAAAGATAGATGTGAGAGAAATATATTTAGCTTTGACGATTTAGAAGTAGCTAAAAGGGATATAATTTCTTATGTTAGGGAATTAGGATATGAATATAGTTACAAATCATCTAATATAGATTACAAGAACATACAATGGGGAGATTATAAAGAGATTATAAAAAGAGGATTGAAGGATAACTATTCTATGGCTAGGATAGTTAGAGAATTGAAAGAACATACAGGTAGAGATTTTGCTGAGAGAACATTTCAGTATAAACTTAAAGAAACAGGGATAAGAGAAAAAGATATTAGGGTTGAAGAATGGAAATATTATTTAAGAATGAAAAAGCATAGAGAGGAGTATGGAGAAGAAGAGATGTTGAAACATTTTGGCTTGGAGAATATAACACTTGATTTCTCCCTCTACTCCATATCAGAGTTAGCAATAGGATTAGATATGAAATTGGATGAACTGTACGATAAAGCTAGAGATATGTGTAATATGGTTAGATATATTAATAGTTGTAAGTTTACAGATTATAACACACCTCTTCCTTATAAGAATTTTTGTAAGTTCATAAGAGTCGTAAATGGAGAGGAGGTCAATTCCTTTTCCCGTTACCTATAGCCTATTCCCTGTGGAATATCAATTCCCTATCCATACAACCCCTTTTCTCCTGTGTAAAAAATTGATTCTCTAGAGAAACAGTTATATGGTGTGAATATAGAGAGAAATAAGGGGTTTAAAATTAGTGTGTCGAATAAAGTGTCGACCATATTTACATATAAATAAGAGATTGGTGAAAAATTAGAAGGAGGAACAAATGAGATTTAGAAAATTTAATTGCAATGAATATGAAGATATAGATGAGAAAGAATATTTCTTAGAAACAGGATATGAAGACTGCTATGGAGAAAAAATTTGTGTAGGAGATATTCTCGAGGGAGATAGATATGAATATGAGTGTTGCTTAGGAGAATATAATGATACATGGGGAGTATATTTTAAAATGAGAGAACAGTTTAAGGAAGAATTTGAAATCATAGTTCCACACTTAAAATATTTTTCTGAGAGTTATGTCTATATATCTCATAATAAAAATGAAGATTTATATGATTATTGGGCTGATATGATGGAAGATGATAAAAGACAAACCTTTAGGATTTATATTAACACGTGCTTTTATAGAGTGTTTTAAGAATGATTATAGAATATATAGAAGGGATTTTGATATAGATAAGGTTTTAGATAAAATAAAAGGAGTAAAGAAAGTTTATAAGGTTGATGGGAATATGTTTACAGAATATATAGGTGTTAATTGGGATAAAAGAGAGGACATACCTGTTAAATTAAAATGGTATGAAATAGAAAGTATGATAGATGGAGAGATGGAAACTGAAAGCTATATTCATGAAGTTTGGATTAAAGAATAGTGTATTAAATGGATTGATTATAAGGAGAGAATAAGGGGAGAAAAAGTAGCTCCTCTTATTATTTTTGTATTAGAAATATTTTTATTTTTAGAAGATAAGGTTGGAGAAAAGAAAACTCGCATAAAATTTCTAGTGTCGATTAAGGAGAGGTGTATATAAGGGGTAATTGACAGAGGGAGATGAGTGTCCGTTGTAGAGAGGCTTATATATGGCAGAGAAATTTTTGTGTCCGTCACAGATACGCCTATTAGAGAAAAAAGGTGGATAGGGAAAAATTTTGATAAGCGAATAAAAATACTTTGACTATCAAAGGGAAAGCCATTCAAATATTTTGCATATCAAAACATTATACAATAAAATATTTTGAAGTACTAACTAATTTTTATTTTGAATATCAAATTATTTTATAATCAAATTATTAGTAATTAATGTATACCTCTTTACTCCACTTTATAAATAAAAATATATAATTGTTATAAATAATTATAGATAACTTTTTTTATACTTTTATTTTTATTATCAAATTAAATTATTTGAATATCAAATTATTTTTTAATATTATATTTTTATATTCAAATTAAATTTTACTTTGAAGTACTAACTATTTTATTCTAAAATTATTTCAATAAGAAAATATAATCTATACTATACTACTACACTTTATTTTCATGAGTTGAAAAAATATTTTCATTTTAATCTATACTATTTTAGTATAGTTTATTTTCACAACTTGAAAATATTTTTTCATAGAATGTATAATATTTTTATTCTAATATAAAACATTTTTATTTGATAAGTAATTATTTTTATAATAAAATATTTTGATAGTCAAATAATTTTAAACACTGATATTTTAATTTGATTTTTCCGTATATCATATTTTTATAAAAAAGTCAATACGCAATTTAAAAATTGCATTATGATTTTTTAATTCAATAATTCAATTCAAAATATGGTAAAAAATTCACGTTTTAGCGTGTTTTTAGCACTCTTTTTTATAAGTGCTAATGTTTTAACAGCTTCTTATGGCTCTATAATCCATTTTATTTTTAGTGATATAATTATACCTTTTTTTAATTCAACGGCTTTTTAGAGGTATTTTAGACGTTCATTTTTAATACGGTATTTTTAAGAAAAATGTTATATATGAGTACAAAAATATTTTGGAGTTGCAAGAAGTCAAAAATAAAAAAGGAGCGGTTTTCCCGCTCCTCGTATTATTTATATATTATAGTTAAGTGTCTTTCTTGACTTGGTATATATTTTTTTATTCTATTTGTTTTGTTTATCTCGTGTAAACTTATCACATCTTCTATATATTTTTTACTTACAAGTTCATAAGAGTTGTCTTTATCAAATTTTATATAAAATTCATCTTCAAACTCTTTTTTTATACTAAATTTATATGAGAAGTTTTTACCTTTTAATTGTCTTGTAAAATGTATCTCTCTATAGTTCTCTAATTGCTCCATTAATTCATTTAATATTTGTTTATATAGTTCTTTTCTTGTCATTGTCTTTTCACTCCTCTATTTTTTGTTATCTCTCATTTACAAATATATAATACCATAAATTTTAAAAAATGTCAATACTTATTTTTAATCTTTTTCTTGCTCCATAAGGAATAAAAAAAGCTCCAATATTGGAGCTAATTTTATATGAAATATATCTCACTTGTATGGATTGAATAGTCCACCAAACTGTCTATTTTTCCCTTGTGTAAATAAAGCTAGAAAAATAAAGGTTTTAAAGAGTATTAAAAAATATTTTAAAAATTTTTAAAAAAGTTATTGACAGATTTAAAAAAAAAGGGTATACTTATATCACAAGGAACGAAAGAACCTTGAAAAATTAAAAAACCTCTCACACGAGAGTCTAGTCATCTAGCTGGTATGAACGCCGTTGCGGTTAGTAGCTTCAAGTAGATTGAGTTTTTTAAAAGTTTTACAGAGTATAAACTTAGATTTTAGGACGTTAAAAATAAAATAAGATATTTTTATCGGGTGGGGGTTAGAATGAAATCCAAAGAGTATCGAGGCACAATGAGACTTTTAAAGGTCGGGTGCTGTATCTCTTAAAAAATTCAAATAAAACAATATTAATAGGAGAGTGGCAACTATGCTAAAATTTGAAACAATTAAAAATCAATTATCTTTTAGAACACTAAAAAACGCGGTTTTCGGTGCTTATGATGCTAACGACAGAACAGAAAAAGAGTTTTTGAGCTTGACAGAGTTGGATGTATTGGAACACTTAAAAGATGATGAAATAGACTTTTCCGAGTTAGTAAATGAATATAATGATTGGGAATTAGAAGAGAGCAACATTGATCTAGATAACTTTTATTATAATGATGAAGAGTTTGAAAATATTTATATAGAAATAGAAAAGCAAGATAACTCTTATAACTGGAATAGTTCTGCGGTGTTTAATTATGATTTTATAAAAATTAATGATATTGAATATGTAGCAATAAAATTCCATAGATTTGGAGATGTAAGAGGCAACTATACAGATTACATGTTATTAAATTTACAACATCATGAATTTTTAGAAAAGCTAATGGAATTAAACACATATACACATGTAGAAATAAATAATATTAATATAGAATTAAGTTATAATATTTTTAATGAGTCTTGCTGTTATGATGTATGGTCAGATGATTTAGGAATATATGAGCAAAATGTATATATTGATTTAGATAATACATCGATAGAAACAATAAAAGAAGGATTAAAAAAATATTTAATAGATAATGATTATCTAGAAAAATAAAATAATAGTTTTATTATATTTTTGGAGGGGTAAAAAATGAATAAATTTGAAAAATTTATAAAAGAAATGGGACTTAATCAATGCAGATATTGTGAACATTTTTCAGTTTATAGTGAAGGATATTATTTGAACGTCTGCGGAGGTGACGGCGAAAGCAATGATGAATTTTCAAATTGTAATAAATTTAAGTTGTCTTCAGAACTAGCAGATGTAGTAGAATTCTATTATAATTATAAATAATTATTGTATGATAGAGGTATTGAGATATCTCAATACCTTCAATGATACAATAAAAAATAGGAGAGTGAGTATATATGAGAAGACTCGATAAAGAAATTATAGGAAAAGAAATCCACAAATATGCACCTGAACTTAATAAAATAGTTTTTAAAGGTAAAGGAAACACAGGAAAAAAAAGAATGTGGAAAAAATACTTTATTTCATGTAATGAGGTGGACTTTAAAAAGCATAAGTTGACACCTTTAGAGTGTAATATGTTTAAAGGTGTAAAAATAACTCTATTATGTGAAACATATGATTTAATAAATGGAAAAAAAGAAAATTATAATAAGTTCAATAGTATTAAAGGAGGAATGTTTAACACTATAAAAGAGGTAAAAGATTTTTTAAATATTTTCAGAAGTTCTCATCTTGTAACGTTAGAAGATTGTGAAAATGTAAATTCAATTATTCGCATTTATCGAAAGATTTTAAGAATTATCAGCCCATTATTATAAAAAACTCACAAAATG